CGGTGAGGTGATAGTTTACTATAGGAATGTAACAATAAATGATGAAGATGGCGGAGCGGTGGAAATTAAAGTGGAGAAAGAAAATGAGTAGAATGAAAGATGATATGACGGTATGGGAAAGAGCAGAGATAGCAGCCAAGCTATCAGCAATTGCTTATATGAACCCCAAACCAGCAGAAACTGCATGTAAGAAATTAGGTTTTTCTTCAGGTAAACTAATCAGTAATGGCGGTGCAGAAGTACTTATTGCTAAAGACCGTAATGACCTATGGTTTGCATTCAGAGGAACAGAACCATCTAAACTAAATGATGTTATGGCCGATTTAAAAATTGTTAAAAATACTGCTAAAGCTGGTGGTAAAGTACATGGCGGATTTCAACAAGAAGTTGACGATGTATGGATGGAAATCGTAAAAGAATTAGAGCATAATGATCAATTAAAAGTAAGAAAAGATGTATATATTACTGGTCATAGCTTAGGTGCTGCAATGGCCACAATTAGTGCTACGCGTTATCAGCCTGAAGAACTCTTCACCTTTGGATCACCAAGGGTAGGTGGTAAACACTTTATTAAAAATATTAAATGTCCACATTACAGATTTATGAATAATAACGATATCGTATGTAGAATTCCACCAGCATGGTTAGGATTTAGACATCATGGCGAGATGATTTATTTTAATAGATTTGGAGATAAGCAACTTAAGCCAACATGGACAGATTTCTTTTATGGAATTGGTCAGTCATGGAAAAGATTTAAATTCTTTGATGGCGTAGTAGACCATGGAATGCCAAACTATGTTAAAGCAATTAAAAAGCTTTCAAAGGAAAAGTAATGTATTTTTTACTAATATTATCACTTAAATCCATTTTAAGTTCTATTATAGGTTCTTCATTCTACAACTGGTTCCAAGGAACAAAAGGTGGTATATGGTTCCAAAAACAAGTCGATAGATTTATGGCACATGTCGCAGATAAATACGATTTAGAATTAGCAAAAAAGGATGCTAAATTTAGAAAACAATATCCACTTATAGCTGAAAGGCTTGATTATGTAGAAAGCGTTGCACATTGCAAATGCGGTATTGAAGAGTTCGACGGTTATAAACCTCTTATATCTCGAATTGAAGAAATTGAAAGAAGACTCAAAATAAAAAAATAACACAAACCAGTGTACATTTGTTGAGTTTTATGGTATAATAGATATATTAAATGAAACACAAATATGAACGGGATAAACATTATGGATATAAATGTCACTAAGAGGGACGGCTCTCTCCAAAGCTTTGATCTAGAAAAAGTACATAAGGTACTAGAGTGGGCTGTAGAAGATATTTCAGGGGTATCACAATCTGAAATAGAACTAAAATCTAATATTCAATTGTATGATAAGATACCTGCATACGATATACACGAACTACTAATTAAGAGTGCATCTGAATTAATCTCTGAGCATACGCCGAATTATCAATTTGTAGCGGCTCGATTAATCAATTATAAATTACGAAAAGAAGTTTATGGTCAGTATGAACCATGGTCTCTTGCGCACATCATCATTGAAAATATTTCACGTGGAGTATACGATGGTGGGATTATGCAAAGTTATACTCGTGATGAAATAGATCAGTTAGATTCATACATAAAACATGATAGAGATGATCTATTTACATATGCTGGAATGGAACAGTTCCGTGGTAAATACCTAGTACAAGATAGAAAAGAAAAGGTTTATTACGAAACACCACAAATGCTGTATATGATGGTTGCAGCAACTCTATTTTCAAACTACTCAAAAGAAACTCGAATGAAATTCGTGAAGGATTATTACGATGCAATTAGTCAATTTTATATATCACTCCCTACTCCGATTATGGCAGGAGTACGTACTCCAACCCGTCAGTTTTCAAGCTGTGTGCTTATCGAATCTGGCGATTCTCTTGACAGCATTAACGCTACTGCCACCTCTATTGTAAAATACATTAGTAAGAAAGCAGGTATTGGAATCGGTGCTGGCTCTATCAGAGCTAACGGTGCTAAAGTAGGTGATGGTTCAGTTGTTCATACTGGACTTATTCCATTCTTAAAATATTTTCAATCGGCAGTTAAATCATGCTCTCAAGGCGGTGTTCGTGGTGGTGCAGCAACTGTATATCTACCAATATGGCACTATGAATTTGAGGACTTAGTAGTACTTAAAAATAATAAAGGAACTGAAGAAGGTCGTGTAAGACACATGGACTATGCGTTCCAATTAAATAAGTTAATGTATGAAAGACTATTAACAGGTGGTAATATAACGTTCTTTGATCCTAACGATGTTCCAGGATTGTATGAATCGTTCTTTGATGACCAAGAAAAATTTAAAGAGTTATACGAAAAATACGAAAGAGCATATTCTGTACGTAAAAAATCTTTACCAGCACTCGAAGTATTTCAACAGCTATTAACTGAAAGAAAAGATACTGGAAGAATTTATGTAATGAATGTTGACCATGCAAATGATCATGGTGCATTTAAACCAGATAGAGCACCAATTAGAATGAGTAATTTATGCTGTGAAATTGATTTACCGACAAAGCCATTGGAATCATATGATGACGATGAAGGTGAAATTTCACTATGCACATTATCAGCAATTAATTGGGGTTTAATTAACCATCCTGGCGAATTTAAAAAGTACTGTGAATTAGCAGTAAGAGGTTTAGATGAATTATTGGATTATCAAGCATATCCAATTCCAGCTGCAGAAAAATCTACAATGGCTCGAAGACCATTAGGTATTGGTATTATAAACCTAGCTTATTTCTTAGCAAAAAGAGGATTAAAATACGATGAATCGGCATTTAAGGTTGTAGATGAATATGCTGAATCTTGGTCGTATTATCTTATTAGAGCTTCATCAAAACTAGCCAGAGAAAAAGGTAAAATATCTGCAATTGATGACACAAAATACGGCTCTGGAGTACTTCCAATTGATACATATAAAGGTGCAGTAGATAATTTAATAGAGCATAAAGAACGCGTACCTTGGAAGCAATTAAGAACTCACTTAAAGGAACATGGTATTAGAAACAGTACTCTAATGGCATTAATGCCAGCCGAAACATCTGCACAGATTAGTAATAGCACTAATGGTATTGAACCACCTAGAGCACTCGTATCTTATAAACAATCTAAGGACGGTGTATTAGCTCAGGTTGTTCCAGGATACCACCATTTAAAAAATAAATATGATTTATTGTGGGATCAAGAAGGAACCGATGGATATCTCAAGATATGCGCAATCCTTCAAAAGTATATTGATCAGGGTATTAGTGTTAATACTTCTTACAATCCAGAAAAGTTTGAAGACAATAAAATTCCTATGTCATTAATGATACAGGACCTTGTTAATGCATACAAATTTGGATTAAAACAACTCTACTATTTTAACACTCATGATGGTGCAGGAGAAATGAAAGACGATGACCATCACCCATACGATAGTGGAACAACTGAAACCCAGTCAGTAATTATTGACGATGACGATTGCGAAAGCTGTAAAATATAAAGGATATATAAATGGCAATACTGAAAAAAAATAAAAAATCTCATTTAGCAAAAAACATGTTTTTAGATGAAGCAGTGGATATACAAAGATTCGACGTTTTAAAATATCCACAAATAGATAAAATTACAGAAAAACAACTTGGATTCTTTTGGAGGCCCGAAGAGGTAGATATTTCAAAAGATAAAAAGGATTTTGAAGGATTAACTGAACACGAAAAACACATTTTTACAAGTAATCTTAAAAGACAAATTCTTTTAGATTCCGTTCAAGGTCGAGCACCAAACCTAGCATTTCTACCAATTGCAAGTTTACCAGAAATTGAAAACTGGATTGAAACTTGGAGTTTCTTTGAAACAATCCATAGTAGATCATATACACATATTATAAGAAATGTTTATGCAGATCCTTCATTAGTATTTGATGGCATGCTTAATGTAAAAGAAATATTGGATTGTGGTAACGATATCGCTAAGTATTATGACGATTTAATCGATTGTAATGCAGGTCCAACAAATAAACTTGACCATAAAAGAGCATTATATATGTGCTTAATGTCAGCTAATGCTTTAGAAGGCATTAGGTTTTATGTGTCATTTGCATGTTCTTGGGCATTTGCCGAACTTAAAAAAATGGAAGGTAATGCAAAGATCATTAAGTTTATTGCCAGAGATGAAAATACTCATTTGGCAGGTACAACAGTTCTAATTAAAAATCTATTAAAAGAAGATAAAGATTATATAAAAATTGCTAAGGAAATGGAAGAAGAAGTAGTTAAACTATTTACTAAAGTTATAGAACAAGAAAAGGAATGGGCTCATTATTTATTTAAAGATGGCTCTATGATTGGACTTAACGAAAACATTTTAGGTAATTATATTGAATGGATTGGTTGTAAGAGAATGAGAGCATTAGGTTTAACATGCCCTTACACTGTTCCTAAAATAAACCCATTACCATGGACTGAGAAATGGATTGGTGGTGGAAACGTACAAGTAGCTCCACAGGAAACCGAAATTAGTTCATATGTAACTGGTGGTGTTAAACAAGATGTTGATCAAAAGGCATTATCAGGATTGAGCCTATGATGCATATACCATGGTTTACAAGACCTGAAAAAGTTTTACAAGTAGTAAACTTAGCACCAAGTGAATCTTGGATAGAAAAATTAACAGAAATACATCCTATGAAACAAATCTTCTGGGCATCAATAATTCAATTTATTGTGTTCGGTTTTATGTTATTTTCATTTTGGATGATTAACGGAGTAGTAAATTGAATATAGAAATTTGGGGTAAAGAGCCATGCCCATTTTGTACAATGGCAAAAAATTTATGTGAATCTAAAGGATTAGAATTTACGTATAAACACTACGGAATAGATTTTAGTAGAAACGAAATGTTAGATACATTTCCAGCTGCAAGAACATTTCCTCAAATTATTGTTAACGAAGAAAAAATTGGTGGGTATGATAACTTAAAGGCTCTGTTAGAATGTCAACCACAATAATAGAATGTAGTATTTGTTTTCATGCTTCTGAAATTTATTATGAAATTGATGAAGACGACAACCCAGACCTACTACCAAAGCATTGTCCATTTTGTGGTTATAAAGAACCAGAAGAAGACGATGAAGAAGATTGGGACGATATAGACGATACATAAATATAATTATGGAATGGTTATATGAAGGTAAAGTGTTTGTCCCACCAGAGAACTTTAGTTCTGATGATTACTATGGTTTCGTTTATGAAATAACAAATCGTTGTAATGGAAAAAAGTATATAGGAAAGAAGTTTTTCTGGAGTCAGAAAACATTACCTAAAACAAAAAGTAGAAAACGTAGAAAGAAAATATTAATAGAATCTGATTGGAGAAAGTATTTTGGATCGAATAAAATTTTATGTGAAGAAGTTAAAACTCAAGGCGAAGATATTTTCTATAGAAATATATTATATCTATGCAAAACTAAGGGTGAATGTGCTTACCTGGAAGCGAAAGAACAATTTGATAAAGAAGTACTAATGAGCGATACATATTATAATGGTATTATAAATGTAAGACTTGGCGGAAATGCAGTAAAAGGGCTAAAATAACACTGTACAATTAATGGAATATATGGTATAATAACACTATGAAAGCAGAAAAAAGTAATGTAATTCAGTTTCCAACAGAACGTAGAAAAGCTGAAGTAGAAGAAGAAAGAATGGACATCATGCTTCAAAACGAAGATGATGCTATTAATGTCTCACATTATATAATGGATCTAATACAATCAGCATTAGATGAATTATCAGTAGAATATCCAGATCTTAACATTGATATGGCAGATACTGATGACGTTAACTATAAAGATTTTATGGTTATTCTAAATATGCTGGTTAGTTTATTTTTCAGAAGAGCTGGAATGGATCATATCTTACACGAAGATTTAGAGTCATCCTATGAAAAATTAGCAGCACTAGTTGCTTTCAGATTAGAAGATTACCAATTAACAGTAGAGGACATTGACGACGAAGATGATATTACTTGATTATAGCCAAATCGCACTATCAAATATTATAGTGCAAAAACTAAATGATGAAAAAATGATTAGACATATGATACTAAATAGTATTAGAATGTATAATAAAAAATACCGAGCAGAATACGGCCAAATGGTTATTTGTGCTGATGGTATGAATACCTGGAGAAAAAGCTTTTTTCCAGAATATAAAGCTCATAGAAAAAAGAAGAGAGCAGAAACTGATTCAACTATGAATTGGAATGAAGTATTCAGAATTCTAAATTTAGTTAGAGAAGAACTTAAAGATAATTTTCCGTATAAAGTAGTACATATGGAAGGTGCAGAAGCTGATGATATTATCGGTGCTCTAGTACAAAATACTCAAGAGTTTGGCAATCATGAACCAGTTATGATTATATCTTCTGATAAAGATTTTATACAATTACACAAATATTCAAATGTGAAACAGTTTTCACCAATTCAAAAGAAAGCTGTTTCAGATAAAAATCCTAGGACATATTGTTTTGAACATATATGTCGTGGCGACAAGGGTGATGGTATACCAAATATACTATCGCCTGATAACTCTTTTGTTGATGAAATTAGGCAATCGCCAATGACGCAAAAGAAAATAGCTTATTGGTTAGAAAACTCTGATAAGCTACAGGAAGTGATGACAACTGAGGAATTCAGAAATTACCAAAGAAATAAAAAACTTATTGATTTGGAAGAAATCCCGGTTGATCTATCTCAAACTATTATAAATAATTTTGTAGAGCAAAAGCCAGCTATGCGAATGAAAGTTTTAAACTATCTAATTAAAAACAGATTAAAAAATCTGGTTGAATGTGCGGAGGAATTTTACAATGGCTAATTTATTAATCTCTGAGGTATTAAATAATACCGGTAAGAAAAGAGGAAAAGCTGAGAAGCAAAAGTATCTAAAGGAAAACTATTCAGTTGCCCTTATTACAGTTTTAAAAGGAGCTTGGGATCCCATTATAGAATGGAATTTACCAGAAGGCGAACCACCTTTTAAAAAATCAAAAGAACCACTAGGAATGGCTCCTAGTACTATCCAATTAGAACAAAGACGATTACCCTATCTTGTTAAAGGACATCCAAAAGCTAAAGGATTACCACAAGCAAAGATAGAAAAAATGTTTATCGACATGTTAGAATCAGTACATCCTGACGAAGCCGATATTCTTATTGCAATGAAGGACAAAGCCTTTACCGGTAAATTCGGTGGTGTTACCAAGAAAATGGTAGCAGAAGTATGGCCTGACCTATTCAGTGATATGGTGTTAGATGAGTCTGTAATTGATAAGGCCATTTAATTAAATTTAACTTTAAAGGAGAACCCGATACCTACATTATGTTTTTTTAAATTTTAACTAACCAACAAGGAGAATCCATGCACGAGATTCATCGATTGAGGCGAGATATCATTGAAACTAAACATTATAGAATGAGATTAATTAAAAAAGGCAAAGAAGTTCTGGCATATAAAATGGCTAAAAAAGTATTATATATGGAAAAGAATCTTCAAGATCTTGAACAGGTATATATGGGGAGGTAACCATGGGGTTAACCTCACTCGTGGGGTTAACTTTTACTAAAAACATGTGTACATGTGCAGTAAAGTATGGTATAATGGTATTATATTACAAACAGGTTATATTATGAATATATTTATCTTAAATGATGATCCAGTGAAAGCAGCACAAGACCAGTGCGATAAACATGTGGTGAAAATGATTGTAGAATCAGCTCAAATGCTTTCTACAGTACATCGTATGCTTGATGGCGTAATGGAACGTAGGCCATCAAAGTCTGGTTCCATGTTACAATACTTTAAACTTAATGACGAAAGAGAAGACATTCTTTATAAGGCATGTCATTTTAATCATCCATCTACAGTATGGACCAGAGAATCAGTACACAATTACAAATGGCATTATAAACATTTTGTAGCCTTATGCGATGAGTATACATACAGATATGGTAAAGTTCATGCTACTGATTTAAAACTTAGAGGAGAGTTATATGACGTACCAGATAATATTCCTCAAGTACCAATGACACCATTTAAATTAGCAATGGCTTCATTTCCAGAATGTATCTCAGAATGTCCAATTACATCGTATCGTAAATTTTACGAAACAAAACAACATAGGTTCAATATGGCTTGGACTAAACGAGAAGTACCGGAGTGGTTTAATTATGCCAATGTATGATTTTAAAAATTTAGAAACTGATGAAATAGAAACTAAAATGATGTCTATTGCTGATATGCAAGAATATGTCAAGGATCCAAATATCCAACAAGTTATATCTCCATCGCATATAAGTTATGAAGGAGATAAATCTTTATTGAGAAGAGCCGGAGACGGTTGGAAAGAAGTTCAAGATAGAATTAAAAGTGGATTACCACCAAAAGATAGGGATAAAATTAGAACAAAATGAATAAGAAGCCATCAAAACTTAGAATTGAGCATTTAGCCAAATTAGAACCACTAACACAAAACCAGAAACTTGCATTTGATTCATTTGCGTCTGGTAATCATATGTGCTTAGATGGTTCAGCAGGTACAGGTAAAACCTTTATATCACTATATCTTGCACTAGAAGCTGTCTTAAAGAAAGAATACAGTAAGGTTATTATTGTTCGTTCTGCAGTTCCTACAAGGGATATGGGATTTCTACCAGGAACACAAGAAGAAAAAGAAGATGCATACACTGCACCTTATAAAGCTATTGTTAATGATTTATTTCAAGATAACGATGGATGGTCCAAAATGGTCCAAAATAAAAATATAGAGTTTCTTACAACTTCGTTTATAAGAGGATTAACTATTAAGAATGCAATTGTAATAGTTGATGAATCTCAAAACTGTAATTACCATGAGCTATGTTCAGTAATCACAAGGTTAGGTGAAGACTGCCGATTTATAATGTCAGGTGATTATTACCAATCCGATTTTACAAGAAATGGTGATAAAGACGGAATTAAAGAATTTATTAACATTATTCAAAACATGAAATATTTTGATCATATCGAATTTTCATGGGAAGATATCGTACGAAGTGGATTCGTAAGAGACTTTATTATGACAAAGGAATTATATGAAAATGGGAAACTTTAAACATGAACCGATTGATCTTGGGTACACAGACCTTACTGCACAATCTACTGGCTCTGGGCGAGAATACGCCGATCCTGATAATAATCGCTATCCTAGTGTTACAACAGTACTTTCAATATTAAGCGAAGATCATATTCGTGCTTGGAGAGCTCGTGTTGGTGAAGAAGAAGCCAATAGGATATCACGAAGAGCTTCTACAAGAGGCACAAAAGTACATGCTGTACTAGAGAAATACGTAGATAACGATAAAGATTATTTAGATGGTGCAAATCCAATTGTTACTTCTAATTTTCTTGAAGTTAAAAAGATTTTAGATGAAAGGCTAAGCTTGGTTTATGCACAAGAAGCAGCACTATATTCTAAACACTTAGGATTGGCTGGAAGGGTCGATTGTGTTGGTGTATGGGATGGTAAAAATTCTATTATAGATTATAAAACAGCAGCCAAACATAAACGAAAAGAATGGTGTGAAAACTATTTTATTCAAGAAACTGCATATGCTATTATGTGGGAAGAAAGAACAGGAATGCCAATCACTCAATTGGTAACTGTAATCGCAGGAGACGAAGGCGCACAAGTTTTTGTTGAACATCGCGATAATTGGAGCAATAAGTTATTAGAGACAATTGCTGAATACAAAAAACGTAAGATTTTCGGGAGATAATATGAAAAACTTTAGAGATCAGATGGTAAAAACATCGATGGAATACATGCAAGCTCAGGCTGCAAAACATAAGATGAATGCAGATATTATTTTAAGCAATCAAGTATCAGTTGGTGAACATTCAGACCAAATGGAAACACTTGAAAAAGAGCTTGGTTTAATGGCTGAATACATCGACAAATACGAAGTTTTGGAAAACTATTTTAAATAATGTTAAAGTGGTTACAAAATTATGAATCAAAGGGCCACGTAGGTATTACATGTGGTGCCTTTGATTTACTTCATGCAGGACACATTACAATGTTGGCTGAAGCTAAAAATGAATGCGATTATTTAGTAGTAGCATTACAGTGTGATCCTACACTTGATAGACCAGAAAAAAACAAACCTGTTCAATCCATAGTTGAACGTCAATTACAAGTTGCTGCAGTTAGGTATGTAGACGATGTAATTATCTATAATACAGAAGAAGAGTTAAAAGATATATTTCTATCACTTCCAATCGATGTAAGAATTATTGGATCTGATTACCTTAATAAAGACTTTACAGGTAAAAATATATGTGAAGAAAGAAACATTCGTATAGTTTATAACACTAGAGATCACTCTTTTTCTTCTACGTCCTTACGCGAAAGAATCAAAAAACAAGAGAAATAATGCAGAAAACCCTGTACAAATATGTATAATAATGGTATAATATACATATTAAATAAACAAATAAAGAAAGATGAAAACGATGAAAGAAAATATAATTTTAGTAGATTGCGATGGAGTACTATGTGATTGGGAATACTCATTTACGCAGTGGATGAACCATAAGGGTTATCCAACAAGTGATTACACACAATACAATGTTGCTAAAAGATTTAATTTAACACCAGAGTTTAGTAAAAAGTGTGTTCAAGAATTTAATGAATCAGCAGCAATTGCTTTTTTACCACCTTTAAGAGATGCTGTTTATTACATGAAAAGACTTAATATGTTACATGGTTATAGATTCCATTGTATTACATCTTTAAGTGATAATAAATACGCTCAAAGATTAAGAACTCAAAATCTTGAATTACTTTTTGGTAAAGAGTTATTCGACGATTACATTTATCTACCTTGTGGTGCTGATAAAGATAAAGAGCTTAAAAAGTATGAAGGTACAGAATGCTTTTGGGTAGAAGACAAAGTAGAGAATGCAGAAGTTGGAAAGGGATTTGGTCTTAATTCAATTCTTGTAGCTCATGAACATAACGCTTATTATGAAGGAGATATTCCAAGGTATTGGAAGTGGAAAGACATATATAAGCATATAACTGGAGAAGTATAATGCCAATAAAATTTAAACAATCTCAAACCGTAAGAGATAAAAAAACGGGAAAGAATAAAACGGAAAACTTCTATATGAAGTCAACACCTATTGCAGAATTGAAAGAAGAGTTAGATAGACAGCATACGCCTAACAAGAAGAAACAAAAAATACGCAATGAGTTGGTAAGGCGCGGTGCTTAGGTATCTGTGGAAGATATGGGCTAAATCCCTGGGTGGAAAGGCAAGTAAAAATGATGATCGCCAAAACGATCATGTAGCGATTGCAAGGACAATAATTATTTTAATTTATATTATAACAAATTTAGTTATTATTTCTGGTGTGATACGTCATTGGTAATAGGGCAGAATTTTCTGACTACCTTGTGCATCCTTCCAGATTTCATCATCCTGTGAAATTTCTTCCAGTATAATTTAATCATATAACTATTTATAAGACTTATGGCAACGAAAAACGAAATAACAGGCGACTCTATTAAAAGTAAGGGTCCAAGTAAAGCATATTCTGATAACTGGGAATCTATCTTTGGTAAAAAGAAGAAAGACGAAAAGAAAGATCAGGATAAAAAAGAGGTGCAGCGCCCTTAGCTCAGCTGGATAGAGCAACAGCCTTCTAAGCTGTGGGTCCCAGGTTCGAATCCTGGAGGGTGCGCCAAAAATATATACTTAAATGTATATTAGAATATATAATTTATTAACTAAAAAGGAAAGTGAAATGAGCAGTATTATTATACCATCGTCGGATGCAGACAAAAAACGTATCAGAGAAGCAATGCAAGAGATTAGTAACTCTTATATTAGAATGGAAAGTGAAAGGGCTTTTGTAAAAGAAGCTATTGAGGCATTGGAAGACGATGTTGAAATCCCAAAGAAAATTCTAAGGAAGATGTCAAAGGCTTTTCATAAGCAAAATATATCTGAAATTGTTACAGAAGTTGAGGATATTGAGGCATTAATGGAAGCTACTAAGTAAGAAATCTTATAAATAGTAGTATGATTAATTTTAATGGCTACATCACGGAAGAGATAGAAAAACGAGGAGTCACGGAAGTTGCTATATTGGCACTAGATGCTGATGAAGGAACTGCCGCTGACATAATCTCTAATGTTTGTGAGTTTAACGATGTTAAATGCACACTTATACACACCAACAAAGCATTCCTAGCGGATAGCGATGTAGAACTAAGGAAGGTTGAGATACATAATATTGATGGTAAAGGTAAACTTGTATCTTTAGACATTGATAATACTATCATCTTTGTTAGGGCTGGTGCTGTAGGAACCTTAGTAGGGCAAGCATTAGTATCATCATTACAGACAGCTGGATTCTTTTTAATAAATGATTTAGAATCTATGTTATTATGTAATAATAAAATGGCAACAAGTATTGCACTACAAAGAAATAATGTGCAGATACCTAAAACAGCCATTTTAAACAATGAAGAATCTATTGATTTAGCTGTAAAAAGCGTTGGTGGTAAATATCCATTAATCATAAAAACACTTACAGGAACACAAGGTATTGGCGTATCTAAGGTAGAATCATATGATTCGTTAATCTCAGTATGCCAATCTTTATGGAAGTTTGAAGCACAGTTGTTATTGCAAGAATATTTAGAAATGAAATCTGATATTAGAACACTTGTAATAAATGGTCATATTATGGCATCAGCTGAAAGAAAACAAACTAAAAAATCTAAAGACTTTAGAAAAAATGTTCATAGGGGTGCAGAAGCAATTCCATATAAACTATCTGAAGAGGAAGTAGAAATAATACTAAATGCTGCTCGAGCAACTGGTGCATATTATTGTGGAGTTGATCATACAGTAGTTAATGGTGAAATATATGTTGTTGAAGTAAACGGTTCGCCTGGTGCTAAATCACACTTTATGGGTTATGATTTAGAAACTAATAAACCTACTAAACCTTTAACTGCTGAGAAAGCAATTGATTTAATGATTAAACATATATTAGAACCGTACAATAGAAAAACTTGGTTTAGACAAGAAGCTGGATATATAGAAACAGTTCATATTGAAGGTTATAAACTACCGATTAGAGCTAAATTTGATACAGGTAATGGAACAGACGCTTCCATGTTACATGTTGATAAAGTAGAAATAAAGAATGGTAAAGTTTATTGGGAAAAGAATGGTGAAAAATTCGTTAACAAATACCTTGGTAAATCAGTAGGTGTTAGAGGTCCTAATAATAAAATTGAAAGAGCTAAGGTAGAACTTACAGTTAAATTTAATGGTAGATCATATAATGCATTTATCGGTTTAACTGTAGAAGACTCAGCAAGTGAAATGTTAGTTAATAGAGAATTAATGACACTTATGAGAATAGCAATTAATCCAAGCTTAAGGTTTGGTATTAGTGATTGGACAAGAAAGAACGATGAAACTGACGTTTAATAATAGAAATATAAAAGTTAGGAAGATAGTTCCACTGCATGCTTTAACCAAAATCCAGGAAGATAAAACTAAGAAAATTCCTAGGAAAGAGAAGCATAAGCATATAAATAGTTACGAGGTATAAAAATGGCAGATATAAATTTAGATTTCGATTTTGGCTTTACAGCTGTTGATGAAAATGAATTAGAAGCAGTACAAAAGGTTACAACAGCGGCTTCTGATACATCAGCTAGTTTACAAGAAACCGAAGAAAAACTAAATAAATTATATAATGCTATATTGCCTTTGTTAACAAATTTAAAGAAAAATCCTGAAAAAGAATATATTCTATGGCCCAATAGAGTTGACAAAATAGAACAATTCGAGGATTTAATTACGGGGATTATTAAGTAATGCCAATACCAAGTTCAAATATATCTATGAAAGCAATTAATACTGAAGTTACTAGTGTTGATAGTCATTCATTAGAAACATTGTCCAATAATGCTACAGCTGGTTCTGATCCTGCTGACGGCGCGCAGTATGGTGTGAAAGAGTTTAGTGGTTATACACACGCTGTTCCATACCCAGCTGCTACATCAAGTCTTGTTCAGTTTGCAAGTGCTAGTGGTACTAGTCTGTATAGTTATAAGTTTAGCACAGGTAGCGGTATTCCACCAAATGCTGCTGCTCCTAAAGCTGGATTTACCGTTAGAGTAAATACTAATGCATATGGATCATATTACTATGTAAAAGAAGCTTATAGTAGTTCAAACAGTCTATACCGTAAAAATGGTGTAAATTACACGTTAAGTACCACAGAGAAATTAATGTCGTATAGCACGAATACAATAAGTCAAATTAGTCATATTAAAATAAACTTTACTGCTTCTTTGCTTGCATCAGGGCCAACCGGGTTTTTATCAAATGGATCTACTGGCTGGATAGCAACTACTGGAACAAACTTTTCGCATTCAGCTACGTTATATGTTCAAGCATCTGCAGAATGTTTTAATACATCTATAAGAGAAGCAACTGGAAATGTTCAAATCTACCTTAGAGGTAGTGGTTTTCAAGATACTTTAGTTGCAGAGCACGATTATAGTGCAGAAACGTCAGCAACAGCAACGGCTTGTGAATAGGGGATAATATATGGCATTACAAACATCAGGACCAATATCATTAGCAGATATTCACGTGGAGGCTGCAGGGTCTGGTTATGCGGCCACATCAATCTCTTCGTTAAATGATACTGATATTAGAAATTTAACGGCTGCAGCTGGTAGAACTATTAATAGTACACTAGGTACAGAGATAGATTTTGCTGATTTCTATGGAGCATCTTCATTGTCTACAATGACTACTACTAACTATATGCGACAAGCCTCTAGTGGTACCACGCAATATGCTGCTTATTCAACTAGGTCGATTTCTGGCTCTATTGTATTTAACGCTGGTGGTGGATTTTTTGTAAGATTGAGAAGAGCAGATCCTTATGTTTACTTAGAAATAAAAGAACAAGCATCTGTTAACTCTTCAACTTATTATAATACATCTGGAAGTGGTACAACTTTAAGTACAACTTACGTAACGATGGGAAGATTTAATGTAACAGGCGTTACTTCTATTGCATTAGATTGGACTACTCCTACTACAACTGGTACTTTTGGATCGGCCGCTGCTAGTGGAACTAGTACACCAACAGGAGCAACTTACGCTGCCGCGGATAACACGTATCAGAATGTAAGTAATAACCAATCAGTAGGATTTCAATTTAAAGCAAATGCAAATGCTGAATGTTACAACAGCAATACTATAAATGCTTATACCTTTATTACTGCAAGAGCGAGAAAGTCTGGATATGCTGATGGCGTTTTAGGCAGTTATTTACTATATGCACGTGGTGTCGCTACATCCACCGCTTGTTTCTAAGGAGAATTTAAAATGATAACATCTACATATACAGTTGAAAGAAATGAAGCAGGCGAAAGTACTTCTATTACGTGGAATTTTAAAAAATATTCCACAAGTACTATAGAGGTTCAAAGCCATGTCGTAGATAGTGATGGAAATACCGAAGAGTTTGAGGTATCAGTAGCTAATGAAAGCGATCTAATCGATACATATACAAAAGTTTATAGTATACCTGAAGATCAAAGAACGACAGCAACACATGAAGAGCCACATGTTCATGAAAATGAAATGGCATTTCAAGCTGCATACCAAACTTGGTGTGTATCTGCTGAATTGGAATATATTTAAAAGGAAAATAATATGACTATACACGTACATATAAAAACAGACGTTGTAAGAGATGAATCTGATGTAACAAAATCAATTAATGTTACACTAGAAAAACATTCTGATACGAGTGTAATAAATGGCACATACACAAATGATGACGGAGATCTTATATCTCATACATATCACGGTTATGTTGATGATACTATTCTTACTACAAAGTCAATGGTGTTTACTATACCAGATGACGAACAGACAGATGTGCTTGTAGGTACCCATCCTCATAATGCTGAAAACGAATTAGCATACCAAGCGCTATTTGTTAAATGGTGGGCTGGATTAAAAAGCTCAGATGAATTCCAAACAAAGCATTTGGAATTAGTAACAGGAGAATAAAATGTTTTGGAATAAAGAAGAAAAAACGGTGATTGATGTAGATCAGTTAAGAGAACAATTAATTATAGACGAGGGACAAGTAAATGAAATTTATCATGATCACCTCGGTTATGCTACATTTGGCATTGGACACTTGGTACTTGAAGGAGACCCAGAACATGGGTTGGAGGTCGGTACTGCAGTGGCAGAGGATAGAGTCATTGAATGTTTTGCCAAGGATGTAGAAACAGTAATCGAGGATTGTAAAAAATTACACGACGGGTGGGATGGATATCCACAAGAAGTGAAACAAGTCATTGCGAACATGATGTTCAACATGGGACTTACGCGCTTAAGTAAATTTAAAAAACACAACGCAGCGCTGCAATGTGGTGATTGGCCGGTAGCGGCTGTTGAAGGGAGAGATTCAAGATGGTACAAGCAAGTAACGAACAGAGCAGAAAGACTTATGGGAAGACTGGAGGCCCTTTAAAGGTCGAATCTAGTATTCCACAAGAGGAACAAGAAAGTAAAGGTTGGTATTGGTGTCATGAAAAGCAAGGTCTTTTTAGATACTCAGACTGGCATAAATCAATAAATGAACTTAATTTAATCAGTTCATAATAGGAGAAAAGAAATGGCAAGCATAATTAAACTTTTAGGATCACAAACAGATCTTACATCAGCTACCACAGTAGGTTCTGCAACAGTTGTTAGAGTATTAGCAACTGCAGCTGGAACTGTAACACAGAAGTCAGCTGGTGGAGCTACCGTAGGTACTATACAGATGTTAGCTAATACAGAAATTGTATTATCCAAAGCACCTGATAATACTTTAGAAGGTGGTGCAGGATTTAAAGTAGTTAAAGTCGCTTACAGCAATTAATTTAATGCCGTATGATAGATATAACCGAGAAAGCACATGAAAAACTCGTCGAAAAGACACGTAAGGCTGGTGAAAATATTATCAGAATTGGGCTTCTTCCTGCTGGTTGCAACGGTTGGAAATACGAGTTTGTATTTGTTACTGACAGTAATGCAGACGATCACATAATCGATTATGGCGATTATGTCTTGGTTATTGAAACAGGCCATTTACACAATTTTATGAATATGACCCTTGATTACCAAACCAAGGGTCTAAATTCAGAATTCAAATTCTTAAATCCAAATGAAGTCGCGTCCTGCGGCTGTGGACAATCAATATCGTTCTAAACAATTAATCTTATAAATAGATTATATGGAAGATTTGTTTGCTTTAATTAAAGATGTGGGCGTGCCTATAGCAGCTGCTATAGCATGTGGCGTCTTTGTATTTATAGTAATTAAACAAATATTTGGTGGCGTATTAGATCAAATAAGTACCTTAACAATATTTACTAAATCTTTAGAAAATAGGGCTAGATCTATGAATAATGAAATTATTAAAATTGATTTATTAGTATCTAGTGCATTAGAGTTAACCCCTCCTATTGACAGAGTGGCCCGAGCTGAAAATTTTGCAGAGGATGGAAAAATAGACACAAGAAGAGACTAATGGATATAGCTGGATTAATTATCGAATTTGGATTTGAGACAGTGGCATTAGTAGGACTTGGTTATTTTGTATTTTATGTATGGCAGTTTGTGTCTTCTGAATTAGAGCCAAAGCTTGAAGAAATGCATATGGGTTTAATACGGTTAATTGATCAGGTTCGAATGCTTGATCAAGATATGATAAGATTACAAGAAAAGATAAAAGTAGTACTTGAATATAAAGAAAGACAAAAGGTCTTGGAGTTAGAAAAGGAAAATGAAAAAACGATTTGAAATTATACTATTAACAGCAATATTTTCTACACAGAGTTTAGTTGTAGAAGCAGACGAAATTAAATTTGGATTTAAAAATCCATCTTTTAGCGGAGTTGGAACTGGAGCACATTATTTAACAATTGAGAACCAAGAGCATTCAAGAAAAAAGGCAATACAAGATGCTTTAGAGGCTGCAAGAAAAGCCGCTGAGAGAGAAGAAGCAAATAGTACTATGGCTAAGTTTATTCGTAACTTAGAAAGTAGAATATATGCTCAAATGTCTAAGCAGCTTGTTGAATCTATGTTTAGTAATGATGGTTCTGTAAGATTTGGTTCATTTACTTTAGAAGGTAATGTAGTAACATACGAAGTATTAACAAATGAGGATGGATCCGAATATATTAAAATGACAATAGTTGATTCTGATGGAACTACTACAGTTATTGAAATACCAGTAGGAACTGGAAACTTTGGACAGGACTCTGACGGTGGGTAAGTATCTAATAGTATTATTAATGCTTAGTGGATGCGCATCAGTGCCTCAATGGAGTGATAACTACCAAGATTGTAATGATTTAGCAGGTAAGTATGATGAAGGTTTTAATAGACATTTACAAATGGGTCTACAAAAAACCATGGCTAGGAAATATATCTGCGTTGATGAACCAACTGCAGTTAGATTACCAGCATATGTAGATTTATTAAATTTACCTCCAGCAAAAGATAAACCTATTGTTGCAGTATATGGATTTAAAGATTTAACAGGTCAAAGAAAATCAGTAGATAATATAGCATCGTTCTCTACTGCAGTTACCCAAGGTGGTACTGAATTACTAATAGATGCACTCAAAACTGCAGGTGGCGGAACTTGGTTTAGAGTAGTAGAAAGACAAGGGATTGATAATCTTGTAAGGGAAAGACAAATTGTAAGATCTACCCGACAAGAAGTAGCTAAAGCCACAGGGGCTGAGGCTGCCAAAGGAGTTGGACCTCTTCTATTCGCCGGAATGATTATAGAAGGGGGTATTATTGGTTATGATACTAACACTGAAACAGGTGGTCGTGGTGCACGAACACTTGGTATAGGTTTTAGTAAAATGTATCGTAAAGATGTTGTTACTGTATCTGTGAGAGCGGTGTCAGTATTAACAGGTGAAGTTTTGTTAAACGTCCAAAGTAAGAAATCGGTATTATCTTACGGAAGTGGTGGAGACTTGTTTAGGTTTATTGAACAAGGAACACAACTTATAGAATACGAGGACGGCGTGGGTAATAATGAGTCAGTTACATATGCAGTTAGAGCTGCTATCGAAGCTGCAGTTTTGGAATTAATCTACCAGGGTCACGACCGTAAGTTCTGGAATTTAACCGTAGGCCATAGACATCCTCATCAAGTTGATGGGAAAAACGAAAGGCATACACATAAAGAGGAAAACGAAAATGAATAAATTTTTAAGTATAACTATCCTTGGATTGTTATCAACACCGTTTGTTTTCGCACAAGCTACAGATGATAACGAAATTAGAATAGATCAGACAGGTGATACTTTAACATTATTTATAGATCAAGTGGGTTATGGTAACAAAATTGGTCTAGATGATTTTTCATCAAGTGGGTCTGATATGACCGTAGTGGGTTCATCTTTAACTTTTGATTTAGATATGATTGGTAATCAGAATTTAATCTTCGGACCTTTAGTCTTAGATTCATCTTCTTTGACATTTTCATTAACTGGAGATTCAAACGAAGTTGATTGGAATATTGGAGATACCGGAAGTTCAGATTCTTCTAATTACGCCTTTGCTATTACTGGAGACAGTAATACATTTGATATAGATCAAGGTAAAGTTGGAGCAAGTGCAGAAAGACTAGATGCTGATTTAATTCTATTAGGTAGTTCAAACGTATTTGATTTAGATTTTGAATCTGATGATATAACTTGGAATTTTGATATTACTGGCGACAGCAATAACTTTAACACATTACAAAACGATGGTTCTCAATCATTAACTGTAGAGTGGAATGGAGATAGTGGTGACGTTGATATTAATCAAATTTCAGGTACTTGTGTTGGAGGTTCACCTTGTGCAACTCCTAATGCTATCATTAATTTAGATATTACGTCAGATAATGCTACCATACAAATTAATCAGAAAGACGCAGCTAACGATAGTTAGTCTTATACTATTCGCCAGTGGGGTTGAAGCAGATTCCATTGGTGATATAGTAGAGTCGACTGGTGTAAGCCAGATTGTACGTAACAATGAAGAGATAAAAGTATCTAATCAGATACCTATTGAATTAAATGATGAAGCAAAAACTGGTAACGGAAGAATGCTTATTGAGTTTTTAGATAAAGCTCAACTATCTTTAAAGGAACATTCTGAAGTACTAATAGACGAAATATATTATGACCCTGATCCTTCACTCTCAAAGATGAGTATGAAGTTTACAATGGGAACGGCAAGATTCGCATCTGGAAGATTAGGATTAGTGAATAAAGCCAATATTGATATTAAAACTCCTACAGCCTCAATAGCTGTACGGGGTACTGATTTTACAACAACAGTAGATGAGTTAGGTAGAAGCCTAATCATATTACTACCAGATGAAAACGGTGACCCATCTGGCGAAATAGTAGTTTCTAATGAAGGTGGAGTAGTTACATTAAACGAAGCCTATGCCGCAACAATGGTAGCAACATTAGATTCATCACCAACACAAGCAATTAAAGTAAATGGTATTACACCATCATTAATTGATAACATGTTTATTGTATCACCTCCTCCAGAAGTAAAGGAGAGGATAAGAGAAGAAATGGCCGATGACGCTAATGAAGATCAAGGCATATTAGATATAGATTTTTTAGAGTTTACTGAATTAGAAAAAGATGAGCTTGAAGAAGATGAATTGGACGAATTCAGTGAATTAGATATTGACGAATTAGATGTAGAGTTTTTAGTTGATGTATTAGATATTATAGATAGTTCTGATCTTTTCGACACATTAGGCGAATTTGATATTAAAGGTGCAACAAGAGGATTTAATGATGAATCACAGTTTAATGTATTTTTACAAGATGGTTCTTTAGTATTATATAGAAATATAAATGGTTCTATAAGATTAAAAATTGGTGCTGGTGGTAATTTTACAATAGATGCATACACACCAACATGGGACGGAATAATTACAGGAAATGAGGGTGACGACATTCTCATCTATATAAATCAGGTGAATTAAATGAAAGAAATTATATTTATTTTAAGCGTATTATTACTTCCAGCAATTTGTTTTGCTGATGATAACCTAATATCATTAGAACAATCTGGAGATAACTTTCAATTAGGCATTGATCAATATGGGTTTAATAATAACGTTGAGATGTTAGACACTAATTCATACATTACAGCATCTAATTTAGATATGTATTTAGTGCAGGTTAATACAACAACAGGTGGACTTCCTAATAAAATTACCTTTGACGAAATAAGTGGTACTGGTAATCAGATGAAACTTGCTCAAGGTGCTGCATGGACTACACTTGATTCTGATACCGATTTAACTTGGTGGGTAGATAACTATGAGAGTGGTGGACACGAAATAGATATTACCTTATATGGCGACAACAATCAATTAGCAGTTCAACAAACAAACCAAACAGGTGCACTTGATGGCCACGACTTTGATTTACATCTAGCTGGAGATTATAACGAGGTTAAAATAAAGCAACAAAGTAATGGTGCAAAGAATATAGACCTTACAATTTACAATGATAATAACGACGTGTTTATTCGTCAAAAGGGTAATGGTGCTACCCATAACGCAAATATTACACTTGATGGTTTATACGGAACTGATTTAATATTAAAGCAAATGAGTGGAACTAATCAAACATATACATTAAGTGTTGACTGTATGACTTTTGGTGGTTGCTCTACATCTGTAACTCAAGAATGACATACTGTAATATTAAAAAGTTTAATTACTATCGAAGGTATAGATTTCTTGAAGCACTAAAGGGAAACTTTATAGATATATACGTATGAAATACTTAACATCGATATGGACAACTATAATATTATCGCTTATTCTTATAACCATAAGAGTAATAGACCCTAGCCCTGTTCAGCAGTTAAGATTAAACACTTTTGATCAATATATCTCTACAATTCCAGAAAAGAAATCAGATATAGTTCTACTGAATATAGGAGAAGAATCCTTAGGTCTATTAGGACAATACCCATTCCCTCGTCAAACCTATGCACAATTAATATCTGATCTAAGAAACGCTAATGCTGGCTTAATTGGATTTACACTAATGTTTCCAGAGGCTGATAGATTTGGTGGAGACGAGGTGTTTGCTTCTTGGGTAAACGATAATGGTATTATATTATCTCAAGATGCAGATGAAAGAGGAAGAAGCACTAAAGCACCTTATGTAGGTTCAGCAACATTTGGTACAGGTGATCCATTAGATTGGGCTATAAGATATAAAGGATTGGTTACAAATATAACTGAAATAGAACAAGGTGCATGGGGTACTGGATTAATAAATGGCATGCCAGAAGTTGATGGATTAGTGCGTAGAATACCTCTATTAAGTCAAATTAATAAGGAACTATACCCATCGTTTGCACTAGAACTTCTTAGAGTATCTAATGAACGATTATCTTATACGGTAAAAGTTAACGAAGTGGGTATAGAAGAAATAATTATTAGGCCATTTAGAATTACTACAGATCCTAATGGGTCATTCTGGATTAACCATAATTATACCTTTACGGAAATAGAGGTCGGGACCAAGCTGCCTGATCTTCAGGGCCGAACAGTTCTAATTGGACTGACGGCGAAGGGATTAGCGGCTCAGATTCCAACTCCTGCTGGTCTTCAATCAGCTCATCATATTCAAGCTGCGTCCATCCAGTCAATAATGGATGAAATATCGATATCTCGTCCTCTCTGGGCGGATTTAATTGAAATCCTGGCAATGCTAATTGCTTCGGGACTCTTGGTCTATATTGTATATTATCGTTCGATTCGTTCATCAGCCATGCTCTTCGCTGGGCTTGCGATCTCGACCGGAGCTTCTGTTGCATACGTCTGGAATGAATGGGGAATTCTCCTTGATATTAGTTATTTTCTATTACTATATATAACAGTCTTTTCATCAGCTAGTTTTAATAACTTTTATAAACAATATATGTTAAGGCAACAAATTAAGAAACAGTTTGAGACATATTTAGATCCTAAACAAGTATACCTATTACAGAAAAATCCAGGCCTATTAAAGCTTGGTGGAGAGCGAAGACAGATGTCGTTCCTCTTTATGGATATTGTAGGATTTACTCCTATATCAGAACACTATAAAAATAAGAATGATCCAGAAGGATTAGTAGTATTAATTAACGAATTCCTTGATGCTATGACCAAAATAATTTTGAGCCATGGCGGAACCATAGACAAATATATGGGTGATTGTATTATGGCCTTTTGGAATGCTCCTTTGGAATGTGAAAGGCACGCCGAAATGGCAGTAAGGGCAGCAATAGATATAGAAAAGAAAACCGACGAGCTCAGAAAGAAATATAGTGAGCAGGGTTTACCCCCTATTAACGTCGGAACTGGTATTAATACGGGTGACTGTATTGTAGGTAATATGGGTAGTGAGTCTAGATTCGATTATTCGGTCATTGGAGACGCCGTAAACCTGGCCGCGAGATTAGAGGCCACAGCGGCCAGAAAGGAATATATCGATAATAAAACCATCATTTCTGGGGATACCTACGCCAGGTTACCCTCTAGCCTAAAATGCACAAAAATTGGCCAAATTACCGTAAAAGGTAAAAAGGACCTTATAACCATATATTCCCCCTCGTTATAACCTTATAACTAAAAAGTATAAAAAAACGGCAGAAAACCCTGTTCTTTTCGATCCAGCCATGATAGAATATACCTATATTAAATGATAAGGAAAGGGAATGGATCGAATCCACATGAAAAAGAGCGAAAAGCTCGGGTATTTCGACAGTAGGCCTACCTACGAAGATTGGGAAAAAATAGGATCTTTTAGGCGTCTCCACGTATACGTAGACCGTTCTATGGACGGTTTTATGGAAATAGAGGTAGTTGATCCAACTGTAACCCATGGAAGGTCACCACAACGGCTAAAAAGGGTTCTATATATCAATCTCTCAAGGACCAAATTTAAGGCCTGGCATGTAGATATCACCAAATTGGATAAATCTTATGCAGGTAGAGGGATAGCGGCTCAGGCATATCGCTATATAATCAAGAAGTTAGGAATCACTCTACAAGCCGGAGAATGCCAGAGTAAGGGTGGTCGTAAATTGTGGTATGATTTAGCACAAATTATGGACCTTCAGTTATTCGCCAAAAGTAAGGCTAGTAGGCGATACGAGGTCGGAATCGACTGTGAGAACCGTGAGGTGTGGTTACCAAATGGTAAGGAAGTGTACGATACAGAGAAGGAAATGTACGTATTCGCTACGGCGTTTTAGTTATAAAGAGTTATAAGGATATAACAAAAAAGTATAAAGAAACACTGTACATTTGGATCCAGCTATGATAGAATATACCTATATTAACCAATCAGGAAATCTATGATTTATTTACAGATTAATGGTCAAATAAAGAACAAAAAGTACATATACGGCTACTTAGAGAATCTATCTAGGTCGTTAAACATACACAGATTGAGATCTAAAGCGATTATCGTTAGGTTTAGTAAAGAGCTCGACGATGGTAACCAGGGTAATTGCTGGGGTGATCGTAAGGAAGGATATATAACTATTAACATAGCCAAAACCTGTGAAGGAGAACCTTACTCAACGGCCGAGATGATGCAAACTCTAGCTCATGAGATGGTTCATGCCAAACAATATTTACGAGGGGAACTCGACGGCTACAGTGGATCCTGGAAGGGTCGTAAACCACGTAACTATCAGTACCACAATCAACCCTGGGAAAAGGAAGCTTATGCCAGAGAAGAGTATCTATTTGGTACATGTTGGTAAAATTAATTGCAAATAAATGCAGAAAACACTGTACATTTAACCAAAAACTATGGTATAATATACATATAAATTAATCAAACAAGGAATATATTATGATTTTATGCGAAAAACTAAGCCCCGTCACTGGTCAAACCAACACCATGGGTATTAATGCTACTTTAGAGCAAGTTGCTCTATGGCAGGATGGTACTCTCATTCAGGACGCAATGCCTGAAGCGACAGTGGATCAAAGGGAGTTTTTGATCTCTGGTTGTACACCATCGTGCTGGGCATCGATGTTTGGAACTGAGGACGAATCATAATGGCTTCGTCAATGGCTTACTGCGACTACATCGCACACACTATAATCAAACCTGGACTCGACAAAGATTGTGGCGAGTTTAATGGATTAATTGATAGTGTTGACAGAGTAAAGATGGATCTTCATAAAGAAGGTTGGATGCAAACAACCACGAAGACTATTGAATGCACTGACGTCAATGGAAAAAGCTACAGAATTACTGTAGAAGAAATTTAAAATGACTAAGAAACACATAAACAATATGATACAAGGGACCTTTAAAGTCTCTGGTTGTTCTTTGTTGTTTTTAGGCATGACAATGGCGTTAGGTATAAACACTAATCCCCACATGGAATTATATGCATATATTCTATTGTTTTTAGGTACTCTATTCATAATGATCCACAGCTTTAGGGCTAATGATCATATGTTTCTATTAGTTTCAAGTGCAGGGTTTGTATTGGTAGGTAACTCATTTTTAGACACAGAAACCGCAATGTTAATTGCAAATGATTATGGTATTGCACTAACAGAAGAACAAGGTTGGTTTGCCAAATATGGTAAAGTAATCGTAGAAGTAATAAAAAGTGTTGTTTAATTGCAAAATAAATGCAGAAAACACTGTACATTTACATGAAGACCTGGTACAATATACATATAAAATAAAACTTGATAAGGAAACTACATTATGAAAAAAACTATTATTAACGCAATCGATTCAATCACTTCAACTTCAGAAATGAACGAGGTTATTGAATTAATCAAAATTAAACAAAAACAATTACGTGCAGTAAAGGCACTTAATGTTAAAAACAGTATCAGCGTAGGAGCTCCAGTAATCGTTGACTCAAGATCAGGTGCTGAAAAAGGTATTGTTACTAAAATCAAACGTACTAAAGCAGTCGTTGAAATCAACGGTCGTCTTTGGAACTGTCCTCTATCAATGTTAAAAGCAGTATAAGGAATATATAATGAAAGACACTAACAGACTCGCACTCATCAAAGCTGCAGCAGAAAAGGCTCGGGAAAAACGAGAGATCAAACGTGTAATACACACCATGGATCTTCGTAAAGCTCAAATTAAAGCCGAAACAAAAGCAGCTATGAAGTTGCACAAAAAGCTCACTAGGCAAGTATTAAAAGCTGGTGATAAAGCACCATCATCCTTCGAGTGTAATACACCAGAAAATATGTATTACAGCGAAGAAAACACTCAAAGCTATATCGCAGGATCTTCTTATATGGACGTATATAATGAGATGAAAAATGACTGGGATTAATAGAACAATAGCGAGAGTTATAGCTCTCAGAGAAGCTCGGGATAGAGCACAAAATCCAGAGTTTAAACGACTCTGGGATCAGAAGTTAAGAGAGCTAATAAGAATGGCAGAATTAGGAAGGAGTTCATATGACACAGTACACTGATGCAGTAGAGTACCAAAGACGTAAAATGGCTGTAGAGTCATGGGCAGGTCAAATTGAGTACATTCTCGGGCAAGATGGATATGTCGAAAAGGCATATAACTCAGGATTGGTTACACGTGAATTCCGAGATGGTACTTTTGTAGTAGTGTCAGAAGAAAAACCAATGGCACAGTTGCTTAATGAAGCACCAGGAGATGTGTAATGGCAGTAACTAATTTTTATGCAGGTTCACTTAGATATGGACCTAATGGCAAAAAGCGTAAGACCAAATCCATGTCTAAGCCTAAAACAAAAACAATGGCCGACTTTGATTGGTCAACACCAAAACAAAATTCAGCAGTAAGGGAAACAAAACATTACCCTTCTGCACCATTAACTCCAGTAAACTATAAGGCAGAAGACCAAAGCTGGAAGCTCGAAGAAAGTAAAAAATTCACAATCGCACCGGCATATAATAAAGGTGCATATCAAGTCATACCAAAGGGTGACGTTAAACACATAGGGAAATAAAATGGAAGTAATATCAACTGTATTAACATTAGTAGGAGTAGTATTTTTCATATACTTATGCGCAGGTGCTGTCTTATTAATTCAAGACTCGGACGTAAAGCATAAAGTTCGTAAAGAACTAAGAGAAAAATATCCAGATTTAACAAGGGATGAAATTAGAGTACTAACATACATCAAACTAAAAGAAATGATGGAGACAACCAAGTGAAACATGAGTATATGCTATTAAGCTATTACCTCGGTGAAAAGAAATTTGCAAATCGTAAAGCAGAAGTTCTTAGAACTGTTGGTGGAAACCGCGCATTCGGAATTAGAATGCTAATTAACGATAACGCTCTAGGTATTGAATGGTACCCTGAACATACTGAAGAGTATGCTGCAAATGCAGCTGAAAACTATGTTCTTGGTATTAAGAACTATGAGCGACCAGAGAATTTAGATTGATCTACCTCGCCAATTTCTTATCCTTATCAGAGGTAGATCAATCTAACACTGTACATTATATTAAAAGTATGGTATAATAGTTTATATAAGGAGTATAATATGGCTAAAACAAAACGTAGAGGACCTTCACTAGAGGATAAGTACTTAGGTACAGCACCTAGTTATCACGGTCAAGAATTTAAATCAACAGAAGAGTTAAAGAGTGCTTATCATAAAGCATCCAATTATTTTAACTATTTCAATAATGCAAAAACTAATGCACCTGCAGTATTAATATACGCAGAAAAGGAATTAGGTTATTCAAAGAGCGACATTCAAGCTCTTAAAAAGGTTGAAAACTGGAAGCTTAATCAAGGTATTGGCAATAACGTTAGGTGTCATAACGCAGGTATACCACTAGATAAAGTCAATCCTGACTCAAACATTTATGATAGGATTAAATTAAAGCTAGATGAACTTCTTAAAGAAGGTAAAGAACTAGTTGCTATACAAAAAGCTGAACCTGCTAAAGTTGTTATATCACCTGCAGAAAGAATGAAATCTAAAATCGCTCAAACTATTATGGGTGATTTTGATGAGATGGTCGTTGATAAATGGATGGAAGGAGAGTTTGATAATATTAAATTCCCTGCATATAGTTTATTATCCACACATAAAATTAAAGGTGCAGGAATAAAGATGTTTAGAGAAAAAATGCAGTTTGAACTTGACTGTATTAGTGATGCATATAATAAAACATGCGAACAGGCTGAAGAGGCTTATTCACATATCAGTAAAGGTAATAAAAAGAAAATGATTACCTTGCTTGAAAAGACTATTGAAGATATTGATAGACTTAAAGCTAACAATAAAACTATTAAGATACCAAGGGCCAAAAAGCCAAAGGCGTCTGATCAACAGGTGGCTAAACTTAAGTATAAACCATCTGATATCGATTACAAGTGCACATCACTTAATCCAGTAATGATACCAGGTAAGAATATACTGTATGTATTTAACACTAAGACACGAGCTTTAGCAATGTATATAACCGACTCTCCTAAAGGATTTGAGGTTAAAGGTACATCGATTAAGAATTTTAATCCCGCACTAAGTAAACAGACAAAACTTAGAAAACCAGATGAGGTATTACCTCTTATTATAAACAAAACAATCATTCAGTCAAGGAAAGTGTGGGATACTTTTACTACAGTGATTAAAGAACCTAACGGTAGAATTAATGCAGACTGCATACTGTTAAAGGTGGGAGACATCAATGTATAATGATAGATCTTGAACAAAAAATAATGACTAAAAAGCGATTCACTACAGCAGTTGAATCGTTAGTCGCAAAAAACAATATGAGTTATATAGACGCTATGACTTATGTAATAGAGGAAAGAGGAATGGACTATAGTAATATTAAGAGATTACTAAGTGATGCACTTAAGGCCAAATTAGAGGCCGAGGCATCAGGTTTAAACCTCATTGAAGCGGAGAAGGGAAATAAACTACCTATCTAGAATGAATGATCCATACGACGTTTATAAACTATATCAGTCTTTAAAATTACACTTTGAGACAGATGGCTATGATGCTATAAAGTATAATTTTAAAACCTCAGTTAAACCTCAATCATTTTTTAAACGAAGAGACAAATTCTTCTTTGCAAAATTAGGTAAACACTACGGTAAAGATATCACTGAATACCTCATTGCAAACTTTGTTAATGATGTATCATACGTTGGTGATATGATTAATACTGACGGTGAAAGGAACTACCTTGAGCATAAAAGAATAAAAGAATCACTGCATCGTGTGTTTTCAATTGATATAAATACACTTGCAGAATATTCAGAGAGCAATGGTTTAACCTTTGATGATTTATTAATCGTTAAAGAGCATAATCAACCTCCTCTGATTATAACGCTTTGGATGCAAGAAGAGATATCGTTACAAACGGTAGTTATTCTTAATTCCTTAACTGGGTTTATGCAAGGTGCCAATAAGAGTATAACAGAAACCATTTCATGGCCTGGTATATTCCGAAAGGTTACCAAGTATCAACCCTTCGTAAAGTACGACTCTGGTAAATGTACAAATTTAATCAGAAAGTCCTTTACAAAACCATAGAAATATGGTATAATAGATCTATATTATGAATAACGTGGATAAAACAGAAAAGGTCTTAGACCTTAATACAACGCAATACGGAGAAATATTATGTCATTTGCAAACTTAAAGAGCTCACGAGGCTCGTCAATCGACAAACTCGTTAAAGCAGCTGAAGCTGTGTCATCACCAAAGTCAGAATCAAAGGGTTACGGCGACGATAGATTTTGGGCACCCCAAAGGGATAAAGCAGGTAATGGTTATGCCGTTATCAGGTTCCTACCTCAGAAAGAGGGAGAGGACTTACCTTGGGTACGATATTGGGATCATGGCTTTAAAGGCCCTACTGGTCTCTGGTATATCGAAAATTCTTTAACTTCTGTTGGTCAGCAAGATCCAGTATCTGAAATGAATTCAGAGCTGTGGAATACTGGTCGAGATGAAGATAAAGCTACCGCTCGTGATAGAAAAAGACGTTTACATTATGTGTCAAACATTATGGTCGTGTCTGATCCATCTAACCCAGAGAATGAAGGTAAAGTATTCCTTTATAAATTTGGTAAGAAAATCTTTGATAAGATTATGGATGTTATGCAACCACAATTTGAAGATGAGCAACCAGTAAATCCATACGATTTCTGGGAAGGTGCGGATTTTAAAATTAAGATTCGTAAAGTAGAAGGTTGGGTAAACTATGATAAGTCAGAGTTTGCATCACCAGCTGCACTACACGGTGGAGATGAAGGAATGCTAGAGGATGTATACGGACAGTTACATTCACTAGGTGATTTCCTTGACGTCAAGAACTATAAAACATACGATGAGCTAAAAGCCAAGTTGAATAAAGTTCTTGGAGTTACTGCCGGAGCAACTGCTGAATCCTATATGGAAACAGCACCATCAGTTACAACAAATGAGTTTGTACCTGAGGCTCCAGCCACTGAAGCACCTACAGCAGAAGCGTCTTCTGATGATGAAGATACACTCAGCTATTTTGCTAAATTGGCAAACTCATAAAAAGAAAGTTTGGTTATAACCAGACCACATTTTTAGGGACCTTCGGGTCCCTTTTTTTATGCGTATAAATAAATTTGTTCACGAACTGAACATAGAAGTATGAGACGGTATTACCGTGGTGTCTGGTTATCCAGTAATATAGAAAACAGGAGAATATTATGCGTTTTATTGCAATTGCATTCGCATTAGTTTTGTCTGCTTGTTCAACTGTCGATGCAACTATCGATGGTACTGGTGGTGTTATTAAAGGTGTCGGTTCAGATGTCTTTGGTGTAACCGCAGGTGTATTGGATGTAACATCTAATCTTATTAAAGATGTTGCAGACAAGACTGGCACAGATGCAACCAAACCAGAAGAGGAATAGAATTACTGCCAAGGATGGCTTTACTGATTGGCTAGGTTTAGATCTCTACGCTTTCTAGAACTTGTAGTATTACTGAATGAGGTTGTAGTAGTAGTTGTATTAGATTGATTATTAACCTGTTGTACTACTATTTCTTTAGTGTACTCTTCCTTAATAGTTTGGTTCTCAGTAGATGTCTCACCAATCTGTTCACCTGTCATAACTTGAGGACCAGCTCCTTCGATTTGATCAGTTGGCTCTGGAATCCTATCACCTGTCTCTGGATCAAGGCCAGCAAATTCGTATACACTATCAGGGATAACGTTTGAAATAAGATTCATTGGATTATACCATGCACCTTCTCCCTTAGGGTCAGGTAGAATAAGTCTAAGTATGCTAGCATAAAACTTTTTCATTATATTACCTACACCACTAACCAACGATTTAAGTGCACCCATTGGATTACTAAATAGTGTTCCAAACCAATCTATAATACCAAATACTGCTTCTTTAATTTTATCAAAGAGTTTACCGATCATATCTTTAAAGGAAAAGCTTTTAAGAGCTTCAGCACTATCATCAAATCCAAACTTACCCATTAACCATGCAATACCATCTTTAAGTAAATCTAAAGGCATACCAATTAATCCTTGTAGTAGTCCACTGAATCCACCGAATATACCAGCCATGATCTTTTTACCAAGACCACCTTCTTGTTCTGTAAACCCTTTAATAGCACCTTTAACAGTATCGACAATACCCATTATAATTTGTATTGGTAAGAATAGTTTACCAATAACACTACCAAATGATTTAAAGGCAGTAAAGAATGTTTTGAATGTTGCTGTTATAGGCTTAAGGAATTTCTTTATAGGATCAAGTAGTTTAGCACCTTTGGAAATACCACCGACCGCGCCTTTAAATGATTTAAAAGCCTGTGAAATAGCTGCAAATCCTTTAGTAATACCAGTGAATTTACCTACTGCTTTAAGTGCTGTAACTCCTTTACCTAAGAGAGCACCTAACTTACCAAAGAATCCTAACTTACCAAATTGACCTACTGAAGTTCTAAATGTTTTTAAACCAGCAAATCCAGCCTTAAAGGCTTTAGGTATATCTTTAAAGAAGTTTTTAAATGTTTTAGCAGCAGCCCTAATGGAAGTTCTAATACCCTTTAATAGATTGGCTGTTTTAGGAAAGGCTTTGGCCAAAGAAGCACCGAGCTTGGTAAATCCAAGTTTAAGTACTTTAGTAAAACCACCAAGAATTAATTTAACATTACCTAATAGACCAGCTGCGATACCTACGCCTAATCCAATAAGTGCACCACCAATAGCAGCAATAAATCCACCTGCAGCTTGGCCAATTCCATCAAATTTAATGTTTTCTGCTTTAGGAATAGTGTTATCGAATATACCTTCAAGGTAATCAAGCATTCTGCTAAAGATATTTCCAGATTCTCTATCGTTTTCTGCATCTTTACCTTTTTTAGCCAGGTCTGCATCTCTAACTTGATCTTGAATTTGTACACTCTTTTCAGAAGCAGTGGTTAAAGCCTCGGCAGCTGAAACTTGTTCAGCACTCATGTTTAACCCTACTTGTAACAATGCTTGTTGCTTAGCCGATTCATCCTTAATGGATTTATCAGTAGTGTCTTGAGTCTTATCAACTGCTTCTAGTTTTTTAACAACTTCGGTTAATAATCCTGGAACTGTTTTACCGGTATCTTCTGCCATTTTTTATTCCTATTTTTTACCTAATGCTTGTGCACCAAAGAACGCTGCAACAATACCTGCAACAGCTACAAAATATGTTGGAGCCATACTTCCAAGAGTCTTTTGTGCTTCATCTAATCCTGCTAATGATGCCAATACAACTGCAAATGGGTATAGTAACATACCACCTAAAGAGAACCATGCCATCTTTCGTTGAGCATCTCTCATTGCATCTTGGTCTTCAAGCTCTTTACGCTTAAATTCTAAATACATTTCCTGTTCATTTGGTGTAACATATCCATCGCCATTTACATCAGCGGGATGATGGCCACTTTTCTTAATTTCTTCTTCCATTATCGGTTCCTTTTTTGTTGCTCTTTTTGCAACCTTTCGTTTTCTTCCTTAATATGTTCCTGTAGAAGAGCGACATATATCTCTCGTTCCCACGGTACCATATCGTCAAGTTCACTTAACCTATATCCGTGATGTTGCATCATCGCGAAGTTAGTTTTATAATGGTTTACTAAACTATCGTGAGAGAGGCTTATGTAAAAAAACTCTGCAGTCCTCTCAACTCGATTTCGTTCTTCTTATCGCACTTAATACAATTAAATTCTATCATATGTTTTAACACTGGTAGATTTTCAAAGAACGCTGTAAGTGCACCAAATTGCACATTGTTTAATCCATCTAAAAATTCTGTTAACGACTTATCCGTTTCATCCTTAGCTGGGTAAACTTTATCATCATCGTATATACCATCAATACAACTTTTAATTAATTTAAAAGCACCATCAACAGTTTCTAATTCGCCTTCTTTAAATTTCTCTAAATCAGCAGCCTTAGGGTAATTAAATTTAACACTAATTGTATCAGTTAATTCCACCATCCTATTAGTGTTAACCTCAGGTGGTTTTATATCACTTAAGTTAATTCTGTAAGGGTTTACTGTTTCACATTCACTGCATTTAGAGTTAAGTGATACTATTTCTCCTACAGATTTAGCTCTTAAATTTAAAAATAAACTTTCTATATCAAATATAGCTAGTTTTTCCATATCAATATCTTCAAGTACACATGCCCTAATTACATCTTTTACAGCTCTCATTACTTGTTGTGAATCGCTGGATTCTAATGCTATCATTAAAATCTTTTCTTCCTTAACCAAGTATGGTCTGTATTCTATAGTTTGTCCTGTGGATGGAACAATTGTTTCATACCTAGAACTATTCAGTTTTGGTAAAGCCATTATATATTTCTCCTAATATAAATTATAATCCAAGTGCAGCACCGGCTCCGGATATAGCACTTGTTAACCCATCCTCTACAACAAATTTGTCATATGAAAATGTCACGGTCAGTTTGTTTGGTGTATCAGCTGATTCATTTGAAAGAGCGATACCTCCAATTGTTGTTGGAAATGCATTTTCCAACTTCACTCCATAAATAGGAATGTTCTGTTTGTTCAGTTGCTGTATTACAACATCTGTAACAATATCTTTTTTATAAGCAACTCTGTATGTTTCTAGGTCGACGATTGATTGTCCCCATTTATCAAACATGTTCTTAATGTAATAATCGTTGGTAAGCAAGAATGTCATAGTGACCTCTTCTTGTATTACTGCGTATGGTATCTTAACGGTTTGCTTTTCTGCAATATGGTCAAGTGTAGTTATCTGTGAGCTTGGTAAATTAACTGATTCTGCAAGTAGTGATATATCCCTAGGATCGTTTATAACGTTTGAGAGTCCACCACCAGAAACCAATCCTCCAATGAGAGTAGCAGGGTCACTGTTTAAAAGAGATCCTTGTGGGGGTGTAAACATAACATTAAACCTATTGGCCTGTGATAATCCACCCTTTTTGCTTATTGTAGCTTTTAATTGATCAATTGACATATGTTATCCTGCGTATTGTTTCCTTGAGTATCTCCATACTGATTCTTTCTTAACTTTCATGAACTGTTCAGTTGGTAAGAATACTGCGATTTCCCACTCTGGCATTGGCACTCTTGACATCCTAGATGCAACATGGCCCATAAGATAATGTTTATAACATGGTTGAAACTCTTTATATTTTGCAACACCGGTCAGTAGTTTATACCTCATTTTGGTTAAACGGCTACTGTCTGTCATATTCTTTGGTGCTAATTCCATCAACTCATCAAGGAATTGTGCTCTTACTCTTGGTGAAAGATAGTGTAGGTTTAAACCATGAAATCCACCTTTAGCTGGTTGTACCATAATAGTTAGAGGAAATCTATCGTAATATGGTAGGGTTGCTTTGGTCTTAGGATCATAGAAGTACATCATCATATCGCCAATCTGTGGCTTTGTTGTAGGGTCTAGAGCTTTATCTTTAAGGACCGTCCTTGGTGATACATCTCCTAATTCTTTTACCTTACGTTCAAACCATTGACTCGATTTTTTAGTCCTTGCTTGAACTCCTGCCCTGAATGCACCTGTTTGTAATGTGTTAAATAAACTAGCCATAATACTATTTATATCAATTCTTCAGTAGTTTTATGCCTAAATTCTTTAAAGTGTCCTCAGTCCATACCTGAAATTTCCATCCTTTCCTTTGTGCAAACTTATCAGCTGCAGTCCATTTGGATGTATTTTTGATATAGGTCGTGACCTCGTTGATATACTTCTTAGTTTTTCTCTGTTTCTTAGGTGCAACTGTGTGTTTCTTTGGCTTTATTTCAACCAATATACATTCACCATTGTCCATTTCAATAAAGAGATCTATAAAGTATCGATGTAGTTTTTGATCTGTCTTGCACTTATAGGGTATAACAACCTCTTCACTGTTCCATTTTACTATTCTAGGATTGCTTTCACACCATTTCATGGCCTGGCGTTCCCACATAGAGCGGTATGTTACCTTGGTTGAATCACCAACATACTTTGATTTGTTCTTTACTGTGTATTTACCCTTGTAAGCCATATAAATAGATATACCAAATAAGTTATTTACTACTATTTATACGGATAAAAACATGAAAATTTTAACGTTTCCAAAACATTTAAGAAAGCAGATCGATGATGGTACTGCAGCACATATGTCTTTCCAGGTGTTTCCTAAAGATAATCCTGAAGGAGGTGCAAAGGTGCATCTCTATATGCCAACTGGTATATCAGTACCAGATTCTGCAGGTTATACATCAGTAGATCTTGGTGCAATTGGTGCTGCAAAATCTGCAGGTACTGGAGAAGCTGAAATGACTGAGGCTGATGTTGCAATTGGTGGCCTAAATCTACTAAAGGGTAAAGGCGGAACTGCAGAAGCATTTTCAACAACTGCTGGTTTGGAAAAGGGTATTGTATCTAATCCATTTACTAATATTGCATTTCAATCTACAACTGTTCGTACATTTGCATTTACATTTAAATTAGTATCAGAATCTGCAGATGAAGCTGAAGAAGCACGACAGATTGAAAACTTTTTTAGAAAGAATCTATACCCTAAGAAGTTAGGAGTGTTTGCATTACAATATCCACCAACATTTAAGATTAGATTCTATACATCAGGTGCAGATGAATCTAAATTCTTACCATTTATTCAAGATTGTTATCTAGTAAATGCAACAACTTCATATAACGAAACTGCAAACATATTCCACGCAGATGGTGCACCGGTTGAAACATCCATTGCATTATCATTCCAGGAAACAAAGAACCTTACACGTGATGACCTATATGGTACAGGTGAAGGATACGATCAGGTACGAGGTAAATAATCATGTCATTCTTTAAACAATTTCCAACACAAAGCTATGATTTTAACCGTGATGGTATTATACAACAGGTAGTTGACATATATCGATCAGTCAGAATTGAAGGTTCAAGTGTTGATAACCCTTCGTTATACCTAAACTATAATATTAAAGATGGTGAAAGACCTGATATTGTATCTCAAAGGTTGTATAATACACCAGAATATTACTGGACATTCTTTGTAATTAACGATATGTTGCATGATGGCATGAGAGCATGGCCAATGAGCCGTACTGTAATGGAAGATTACCTTGCAGAAGAATATAGTGGTGTCGTTATTACAACAAACCCTGTTACAGTAACCAATACTGACCTTGGTATAACAACATTCAGAGACTCACTTGCAGGTAGATTTAGATTAAATGAAACAATCACAGGCCAGGCTTCTTTAAATCGCGCCACAACGCCATCAGGTACATTAGTTAAAAAGGATATTGACCTTAATCAATTAGTATTAAAGGACGTAACAGGTACATTTTTTGGCGATCCTGACCTTGTATCTAACAATTCTGAAACAATTTCTGGTAATCTTTCTAACGATAGTGTTGATACATATAAAGTATATCCCTACAGAGATGCACCACATCATTGGCATTTGATCACCGATCTAGAGAAAAGGCCAACAGACAATGGTGTATACGTCAGCGGTGGTGCATCTATAAACGATATTACATACCAATCCAATCAATCATTTGTATTTGATTTAAACGAGAAAAGATCTAGCATTCGAGTCATATCGCCACAATATATCGATAGATTCGTAGAAGATTTTGAGACTATGATTAATGAGTAATCAACATTTCCTACAGCCAGGTACAAGTAAGAGTATTATACCCTCTTCATATCAGTTAAAGACTGCAACAATTGTATCAAATAGCGGTAAAGAGTTCAATATAATCGATCTTGTCGATTCATTTAAGGTCCTAGAATCACTCTATCAATCGTCTATTACGGTCAATCTAGTGATTGCAGATGGGGTTTCATTCCTTGAAGCTGCAAAGATAACAGGTAGCGAAGAGATTATATTAGGTGTAACGCATACTTCTTTAAACGATAATAAGAAAAAACAATTCAATTTCTCAGTGTTTATCTCTGAGATCTATAATCATTCCAAGCCTAAGCCAGGGTTACAGGTATATCAGATAGAAGCATTCTCTGAACACATGTACATTTCACATACAAAACGAATGGTTAAACCCTTTGGAGGAACACTTGCATCATCAATCAAAGAGTTAATGCGAGACGCTGGAGTGTCAAGAACTCATATTGTAGAGACAGATTCAAAGAGTACTGTTGAAGGTATATACCCTAGATTACATCCATTAGAGGCGATATCCTGGTTAATGCGTAATACATACGATAAAGGAACACCTTATTTCTTTTATGAGACTGCAAAAGATGGTGTCAGTCTACGTTCATATGCATCTTTGTTAAATGACGAAGTGTACGATACCTATAATCATTTTCCATACTTTAAATCGCAGATAGGAGATGAAGAGTATTATGAAGAAGCACGTAAAAAGATACAAAAGCTTTCATCTGATTTAGATCTATCGCAACTTGCAACACTGGCTTCCGGCGGTTATTCCTCTACATTAACAGATATTGATATTGCTACAAAGACTGTAACAACACATGTCATGAAGGCAGACGATAATGCAACACGTTTAAATGCACATCCTGTATATGCCGATGCATCTACCTTTGGATCCGTATTATTAAAAGAAGCCACTGATTCATTTCACCATTATGTATCATCTAATAGTAAAGCCTTTCAGGGAGATAACTATTCAAATGCATCATCACCGACCGTAATGAATCAACAGGCAACGCTACAAACTTTAGATGCATTAACGCAACGGATTACACTGGCTGGCGATCTAAATCTTACTGTTGGTAGTATCATATACCTTGAGATTCCTCGTACACAAGATCCAAGTGAAATAAAAGGTAACATAAAGATGGATAAAATGCTAAGCGGTAGACATATAGTAACACAAATAGAACATTCTTTTGACGAAGAGTATAACATGACCGTATATTGCAATAAAGATTCTTATATAATGGACATGAATGGAGAGACAGAGTAATGATTAGCCGTAAAGAAGATCAATTCATATCACCAAATAACAACTTTGTATGGTTTACAGGTATAGTAGAAGACGTAAGTGATCCATTATACATGAATAGAGTACGTGTTAGGTGCATTGGTTACCATACAACTGACAAGGGAGTATTACCTACAGATAAACTACCATGGGCTACAGTGATGATGGGTAATGACGTTGCAAGTGTTGCAGGGGTCGGAAAAAACCATAGTTGCCGGGTCAATTCATGGATCCTAGGCTTCTTCCGAGATGGCAAAAGCGCACAGGATCCAATCATATTAGGGACGATAACAAGTAGCACAGGAGGCGTATCCGATATTCCACCAGAGGCGCATGTCGATGGTAACACAAATCATGTACATAGAACAGAGGCAGGTCATCTAATAGAGTATGATAACACTCCTAATAACAATCGTATTAATATAACGCACTCTAGCGGAACGACTATTAATATTAATAACGCAGGAGATGTAGAGATCAATAGTATATCAGATGTGGTTAGTATAGACGGGAACACTACAATCACTGGTACACTGCATGTAACAGAGGCTACTACTTGTGCAGAAGAGATTACAGCGAAGAGTGAAGGCGATGAGAGTGTTACACTAACAGGACATACACATACAGAAGTGCCAGGTACAGGTGGGGCAAGTTCTCCTACACCATCAACGGCACAGACAAGTAGTCCAAAGGCAGGTACATAATGAGTACTACCTCTGCCCCCCATAGAACCTATTATATTATACCATACTTTCGAGCAAATGTACAGTGTTTCCGGAGAATATATGAGGCATCTGTGTACGCATATTGGCCATTATATACTAGGGGAAATGCATGCAGGGGTGGCGGGGGGCTAGTACATGCATGTTCTTCGATATGAATCTGAGTTTTGCTTCGATATGCATTATATAAAAAAAATTTCTCGAGAAAAATTTCTTTCCAGAACCTTGTCAACTATAACACAAAGGATATAAATAGATACATGGGAACAGTTAATAGACACAATTCAGGATTCGTTATATCAGATAGTGAGACCTCTTCGCGTACCTCTCGTAAGAAAGGATGGGCTGACCTTGATCTATCTCTCTATATAAACGATAAAACAAAAGATCTTTATATACCACAGGATGAACAGGCGATACGTAATGCAGTAAAGAACTTATTGTTATCTAACTTCTATGATAGACCTTTTGCTCCTACACTTGGTGCGAATATGAGAGGGTTGTTATTTGAACCTGCTGATACGATAACTAAGATAGCATTAAAAGAGAATATAGAGAATGTGTTGAATATACATGAGGGAAGGATTGAGTTATATAATGTGTTTATTGATGATCTGGCAGATGATAACGCATATAGAATAACCGCACACTATAATATAAAGGAGTACGATATAGAACAAGAAGTTGAATTAGTACTTCGAAGACTAAGGTAAAGAATTATGGCAACAAATTTTAAAGTAACGGAATTAGATTTCGACCAAATTAAAAAGAATCTTAAGAACTATCTGAAGACACAGTCGACATTTAATGATTATGATTTCGAAGGAAGTGGTATGAGTGTACTCTTAGATGTATTAGCATATAATACACACTATAATGCAATGGCTGCTCACTTCAGTTTAAACGAGGCCTTTTTAGACTCAGCACAGATACGTGGTAATGTAGTCTCTCGGGCAAGGTTGCTTGGATATACTCCAAGGTCTAAACTCGCTTCTCGTGCAGTTGTTAATATTGCGGTCACAGGATTCACTGGTGATCAGGCTTCGAATAATCCTGCAAACCTAACACTCGCACGAGGAACGCAGTTAGTCACAACTGTTGGCGGTAGAGAATTTTCGTTCGTCGTCCTCTCTGCAGATAACGCTACAATCGATTCAGCCACAAATGTATATACCTTTAATAATGTGGAGATCGCAGAAGGTACATTAAAGACTTTAAAGTTTAGAGTAGACAATGATTTAACGAATCAGAAGTATCAGATATCAGATAAGGATGCAGATACATCTACAATGCGCGTTCGTGTACAGGCTAACGATTTATCTTCTGCATTCGATATCTATACTAAGTATACTACGCTACTGAATGTCGACGCTGCAACTCGAATCTTTCATCTACAAGAGAATGCAAATGAATATTACGAAGTGTTCTTTGGCGATGGTGTCATTGGTGCTCGTCCTCAGTCAAATAATATCGTAACGCTCGACTATGTGTATACAAATGGTAAGGATGTAAATGGTGCGACAAATTTCGGAATGGGATCTAATATTAATATCGGACCATTCAGTGCATCATCAGTCGCAATAAGCCTGGTCAGTAAGTCTACTGGCGGCGCGGACAGAGAGACATTAGAGTCAATACGATATAATGCTCCGCTAACATTTACTTCTCAGAACAGAGCGGTAACCACAGATGACTATCGTGCTATTATTCAAAGAGAGTTCTCAGACATCGATGCGATTAGTACCTGGGGTGGTGAAGATAATGATCCACCAGATTATGGTAGCGTATATGTCTGTGTTAAACCAGTACAGAACGAAAAACTAACAGACGCTCAAAAGAATACAATTAAGAATACTATCCTTAAAGGTAAGAACGTGGTCTCTATTACTCCGGTCATGGTTGATCCTAACTATACTTACCTAGAGTTAGATGTATTCTTTAAATATAATAATAACCTGACTGACAGAAGTGCAAGTGATCTACTTAGCGTGGTCAGTGATACAGTAGAAGATTATAACTTTAATAACCTTAACAAATTTGATGGAGTGTTCAGACATTCACAGCTATTAAAAGCAATCGATAACGCTGATCCATCAATTGTTAACTCTACTGTACGTCCTATGTTATTCAAAACAATTACACCTAGTTTAAATCGAGCAGAAAATAGTTTTACTTTATTCTTTACAGGTTCTTTCTATGTCACTGGTAGTAGTACTGATTCAGTTATTACATCATCAGGATTCCAAGTTGGTGGAGTTGATCACTTCTTTGGAGATGAAGCAGTGGAAGGACAAGACGAACGTAGAGTATATGTTTATAAAATCGTAAGTGGTAAAGAAAATATTGTAGTTGCTGATGCAGGTACTGTAAATTCTACTACAGGTAAAGTTGTATTAAATAACTTTGCTCCTTCAGTTCTTCCAACAGGTGGAATTAAAATTACGGCGACACCAGCTTCTTTAGACATTGCTCCTAAGAGAGATCAGCTAATCGCAATCGATCCATTAAAGACTTCTATTAATCCAGAGATTGATTCAATCGCTGTATCAGGAAGTACTGGTACTATATCATATAACACAACATCAAGACTTAGAGGATAACACATGGCTCGATATGGAGGAGAAGCACAAACACCTGGTTATATCGAATCAGTTGCTTCGAGTAAGCGTAAGACAAAAGAAAATCTTAGACTTGATGAACTTATCCCTACTAATATTCTTCAGGACCAAGTTGGTAGTGGAGATCAGTCTAATCAAAGAGGCATTAAAGAATTACTTAAATCATATTATGAATTTAATAATATGGAAGAGTTTATATATCAAGAGACCGAAGTCTTCCTTGATACTATTTTAAGTAAGCAAGCTATCTTTAGAGTTAAGGATCCTGAGAATTCTAATGATCATTTCTTTTCAGACTTTCAGGGAGCAAGTAGTACATTACTAATTAAGAATACTACTGATGCTGATATGACAGTTGACAATGTTGTATATAACCCAGGACAAAGTATACCAATATCATTTACTGGCGCTAATGCACCACAGCTTAATATTACTAATGGTAACGAACTTCCTGGCTCGCTTAAAAATAATACTAACCCTCACGGCAAAACCTTTAGAATTGTTTTTGGCGATGATACCTTTGATGGTTTACAAGCTACCTTTACAACTGTAATTACATATTGGGTAGGACCTGGTCCATCATATGTGCTGAACGCAATTGAAGAAGCGTTAGACATCGATGCGAACACAGAAGATTATTTAGAGATGATGCAGAAAGAAGTAGCAGCTGCTATTCCTAGAGACTTATCTAATGTAGATAAAAGGTCTCTTTATAAAAAGATAGTTGACTTCTATAAAGTTAGAGGTTCTTCAGATTCTATTGAAATATTCTTTAGGTTATTGTTTAACGAGGAAGTTGAAGTAGAAAGACCATGGGATAAAACTTTAATACCTTCGTCAGGTGCATGGGATGCATCCCAAGGACAGTACCTAGATCATAAAGGTTGGCTATCAGACGAAATCAAAATACAAGACAGCGACTTTTATCAAAAGTTTTCATACCTTATTAGAACTGGTAGGAACGTAACAGATTGGTCATCAGCATTTAGTAAATTAGTTCACCCTGCAGGATTTAAATTCTTTGGAGAGATTCTAATATTACTACAATTAACTAGAAAGGCTTTAGGAGATAACACCAAAGCTATGTACGAGGTTCCTCATATTGGTGGACCAAAACATGGTCAGGGCACAGGGCAATTCTTTTATGGTTATCCTAGAATTAATAGATTAACTTTATCATCTATGCCTGACAGACAGCCTGGTGTGATTGGAATAGAAGATGTTCCAGTTCTAGTTAAAATGTTTGCGTCAATGTTTGAACCAAGACCATCTGCATTTATTAAAAGAAGTGGACAAATTAGTATTAATTTACAACCAACCACATTACCGAATGGGCAAGCTAATCCAAATGTTGGTAAAATTCTTTCAGCTGAAATTGCTAAAGCAGGTTATGGTTATCCAATAAATCTTAGCACTGAAACAATAGTTAATGGCGAAAAGCTTTATGCTGGGCCAACTGTTACTATAACAGGAGCAGGTGGATCGGCCGGAGCTGTTACATGTAAGGTTACAGCATCTGGTTCATTATCACCAGATGGATTTGTTATTACTAATGTAGGATCAGGTTACACAGAAATTGCGGCTTCAATACCAGCAGTAAGTAATCCTGGAAGTATAAGTAAAATATTTTTACATGGTCTTTCAGACGTTAATCATAAATACAGAATTGCACCTAAGGTAGTTATAGATGCGCCAACAGCAAAGAATGCTTTAGGACAACCACTATCAACTAACGTTCAAGCAACAGCATCACTTTTACTTCAGCCAACAACGATTAATAATATACAAATAGTAAATGGTGGTAGTGGCTATTCATCAGCACCGACAGTAACAATAAGTGGCGGCGGCGGATCCAATGCTACTGCAGTAGCACAGATGGATAATGGTAATATAAGTAGAATTGTTATGACGAACCATGGAAGTGGTTACACATCAGTTCCAACAGTAACAGTTACTGGTAATGGTATATTAAGAGCTGAATTAGTTCCTTCATCATTAGCAGATACCACGATTATAACTCCTACTAATGCTGGTAACGGATATATATTTGAACCTGAGGTAAGACTTGGCTCTGGTGTTCAAGACGAAGTAAGAGCTAAAGACACTACTATGATATTACAATTAGTAATGAATCTATTTGAAGATACCTTTGAAATTAATCATGATAATAATTTTTATAATATTAAAAAGAACAACTGGTTTCCAACCAGAAAATTTAGAGATAATGTGCCATTAAAAGAATATGGTGCAAATTTACTTACAACTACATCTATAACTAATATAAATAGATATAACGGTATGAGTAGCATAACATATAAGTCTACAACATAATGTATAAACAACGGGAATTAGAAAAATGACAGCAATAGTAACTTCACAATTTAGAGTAGTAAATGCTCAAAATTTTAAAGAGGACGTAGAAACTAGTAGTGTATATGTTGGCATCGGTAAAGCAGACGTTTGGTCAAACAGCACATCCGATAAAACAGACACTGATGCTTTTACTCCATACGACAACCAAACAAACGTAGCAGAAGCTTGGCAGAACATGATCGGTCTTAAAAAGATTGCGGCCGGTGATGTATCACACGTAGTACCAAGACATAATTGGACTGCAGGAGATAGTTATCAACCATGGGATTCAAATTATAAAGAATCTGTTAGTGGTGTAATAACACCTACATCTATCTTTGATTCTCAAAGCCCGTTCTATGTTATGACTTCTCAGTTTAAAGTTTATAAATGTATTATTGCTGGCCCTGCAGGTGTTTCAGTTGAACCTGTACATACGTCAGAACAACCTATAGGTGCTGCAGAGGATGGTTACCAATGGAAATATATGTATACAGTTACCGTTGCTGATTCAGAAAAATTCCTAACCACTTCATACATGCCAGTTAAAACTTTAGCATTAACTCCAGCTCTTGCAGCTACTGATCCTAATCAGCCTCAACAAGCTGCGCAGATAGCTTCAAATGCTAGTGCTAACCGCGAAGGAATTGAAAGATTAGTTCTTGTTACTAACGGCGTTGATAGCGTTACTTCAGGCTCTGGTTATAGTACAACTAATAGGCCGACTGTTACTATTACGGGTGACGGAATTAATGCTGCTGCTGATATTACTGCACAGGATATTGATTCTAGTGGTAGAATTACTAGTATTACTATTACTAATAAAGGAAGCAATTACACAGTAGCAGATGTTGTTATAACAAAAAACACAAGTGATAGTGGAACTCCAGTTATTGCAGAAGCTAGAGCAGTCCTTGCTCCTGCAGGCGGACATGGTGTAGATCCAGTAGCAGAACTTGGAGCTTTCTATGTTGGTATTAATAGTTTACTTACAGGTAATGAAGGATCTGGTAATGATCTTACAATTAATCAAGATTTTAGACAAGTTAGTTTAATTAAGAATCCATCATCAATTGCTAGTGGAGTTTCTGTTGGAGCTATTGTAGCAGGAAATTTAACTACACCTGCCACAGCAACTACTCTAAAAGGAACACAGTTTTTAAAAATCGCATCTGGTCAATCCTCAGTAAACTTCAATGCTGATCAAGTTATTGTAGGTGGAGCAAGTGGAGCTAGAGCATTCGTCGTAGAAGCACCGCAGACCGGTGCACAGGCTGGCAGAATTTATTACCACCAAAATGAAAAGACTGGTTATACTAAGTTCACTACAGGTGAGACAGTTAGTACTACAGCTGATGGCGGAGCAGGTTCAGCATCATTAGATACTACAGGAAACGGTGGATTTAATTTTACAGCAGAAGCACATAAAGGTAGCGGCGAAATGGTATTCCTAGAAAACAGAGCACCTATTAGTAGAACAGCTACACAGATTGAAGATATTAAACTCATAATTGAATTCTAATATACTATATAAATAATAGTAAGAAGAGAGAAAAAAGATGACAATAAGTAAAAGCCTTTATAACAATCCAGATAAACCATATCATGATGATTTTGATGAGTCAAAAAATTATCATAGAATCTTATTTAAGCCTGGCTATTCAGTTCAAGCTAGAGAACTTACTCAGTTACAAACAGCGCTACAAGCACAGATTGATAAGTATGGTCAATGGGCTTTTAATAATGGCTCAAGAGTTATAGGCGGTAAGGTCACAGTAAATATCGATTATGATTTTATAAAAGTAGAAGATGTATTTAATTCTACAATTGCTACTGGCAGTGCAGCAACATATACTACTTCTACAAACCTAAATGATTTTGTAGGTAAAACAATTACTGGTACAGGTAATACTGGTAACCAAGTTCAAGCAAAGGTTATTGCAGTAAGCACTTACGTTAGTCCAGGAGAACCAATAACGCTGTTTATTAAATACTTAAGTTCTGGAGGCCCAGATAAAAATGTAAAAGCATTTGGTACTGGAGAAGTTTTTGTTACTAATACTGGATCCAGGTATGGTAAAGTTGGCGGTGGTACAGGAAGTGCAACTGAATATGTTGGAGCTGATGTTAATAATGGCGACTCATTAATAACTGGCGATTCAGTTGGAACTGGTTCTAGTGTAAGTATAGAAGAAGGCGTGTATTTCTTACATGGATCATTTGTGCATATTCCAACAAGTACTTTGATATTAGATAAGTATACTAATACTCCTTCATACTCAATCGGACTGAGTGTCGTTCAATCAATAGTTACTTCTGGCTCTGACCAATCACTTAATGATAACGCGTCAGGAACACCTAATCATACAGCGCCAGGCGCAGACAGACTAAAAATAGTTGCTACACTAATAAAAGAAAATGTTGTAGTAGCATCACAAACAACTACTAACTTTATACCATTAGTCCTCGTCAAAAATGGTGTAACACAAACAACATCAACTGATCCAATTGATACAACATTATCGGATCGATTTGCTACAAGAACATTCGAAGAGTCTGGCAACTATGCAGTAAGACCATTCATCCTAGATATTAACGAACATTTAAATGATGAAGCTGGAAACAATGGTTACTTATCAGCTGCTGACGGTGGTGATTCTAGTAAAATGGCTATTACTGTTGAGCCTTCAGTGGCTTATGTCCAAGGATACCGAGTCGAAAAGACTGCATCGGATCCTATTGTAATTGATAAACCAAGAAGCATTAGCGATACAGCTACTGCAGCTGGAGCTACAACTTCAACTCCACTAGGCAATTATATTAAGTTAACTACTGATAGTACAACAGGTATTCCAGACATTAATAATTTAGCAACTGTAACTTTATATAGTGCAGTAAATCAATCGACACCAATAGGTACAGCAAGAGCTAGAGGACTTGAATATATCGGTGTTAATCCAGCCCATTACAGATTATACTTATTTGACTTGCAAATGACTGGCACTAATATATTTTCTTCTGTAAAAAGCGTAGGACAAGTATTATCTGGCGTTGACTTTAAAGGAAACTTAGGAACTGGAGCAAGTGGTAATATTACTGCTGGTGCAACATTGTTTGATACATCTAATAACACATTAGTATTTAAGTTACCTTATGACACAGTAAAAACTTTAGAAACTAGTGGTTCTACTACAGGTGCTTATAGAGTTAGACAAAGAGTTAATACTACTATTGGTGGTACTGGAGAAGCGGTATTTACTATTACTAATGGAGTTTTAGCAAATGACGACGATATTCAAATATCAATTGCTAATCATAATTCAGGAAGAACATTTGAAATAAGTGAAGTTGATTCTACATCTGGTGGTGTTAATAACTCACAGTTTACTTTAACTGCTACAGAAACTGGCCAAACAATGACTTCTGGAATACAAATTTCAGCTATTGTTACAGTGTTAAGAACTAACTTTCAACCTAAAACTAAATCTCGACAAACCGTTACAAAAACTATTGCATATTCTGCTGGAACTTCTACTTACGAGTTAGGAGTAGCTGATGTAATTAGAGTAACCTCAATTATAGATGGAGCAAATACTCTGGTAACAGATAAATTTGTTGTTGACAATGGCCAAAGAGCAAACTTTTATGACGAGGCTTCAATCATATTAAAAGGTGGCGAATCAATAGCTCCTGGTAATATGACTATTATCTTAGATCATTATACACATACTGGCGGAGATTATTTCTCAGTTGATTCATATTACACACCTGGTAATCCTACACCTTCAGCTCTTGAAGCTGCTAAGTACGAAGAGATTCCAAGTTTTAAAAGCTCAACCGGAGTTGTAGATTTAAGAGATTGTTTAGACTTCAGACCAGTTAAAGATTTAGATGGAGATTTTGCTGGAGGAATATCATCACTTAGTTCTCCAATAGCTCCAAACAATATTGCTACTAATGATGTTACAATATTCCTTCCAAGAAAAGATAAATTATTTATAACTAAGGAAGGTGCATATAAGTATATAACTGGTGTATCAGATCTTAATCCAGTAGCTCCTGAAAATGTTAAAGATGCAATGCCATTATATACATTAAACATATCACCATACGTATTCAATAAGTTAGATATTAAACCAGTACCATTTGACAACAAACGATACACAATGAGAGATATTGGCAAGCTAGATAAACGAATTAAAACACTAGAATATTATACATCGCTTTCTTTATTAGAAAAGTCAGCACAAGGAACACCTTTACTAGATAGCGATGGAAACCCAAGAATTAAAAACGGATTTATAGTAGATAACTTTACAGGACATAACATTGGTAATTCAAATGATCCTGATTATCAAATTTCAGTTGACAAAGATGCTGGAATTGCTAGACCATCATTTGATGAAAGAGGCGTTAACCTTGTAAGAAAGTCTAATGATACTGGTACATGTGTTAACTCTTCAGTCGAAAGTGGAGTAAAAGGAAACACACTTGCTGGTTCAGGTGATATGGTTACACTACCATATACTACAGCTAATTATATCGATCAACCATTTTCTACTTATGCTGAATTTGTAAATCCATATGATATCTTTGTATGGGAAGGAAAGATTGAACTATCTCCTGCATCGGATGAATGGAAAGAAGTAGATGTAAGACCAGATATTATCATAGATGATACTAGTGTTTATGATCAGTTCGTTGCTATGGCTAAGCAAGAAGGCATATTAGGAACAGTATGGAACGAATGGGAAACTAACTGGACTGGTAGAGAAGTAACAGAAACCACATCTAATAAAAGATTAGTTAGCAGAAACAAAGCTGAGGCTATGGGTTTTGTAGCACCAGGTAGAAACGGTGGCCGTAGAGCTGAAGTTCAAGATGTTCAAAAAGCTATAACTGAAACTGGTTCTCAATCAAGATCTGGGCTAACAACTTCAGTTGCATCAGATACACAATTTAAAGAAGTTGGCGATTACGTAGTAGAAACAAACTTTATACCATTTATTAGATCAAGAAAAATATTCTTTAACGCAGAACTTCTTAAGCCGAATTCAAAGCTAGATGCTTTCTTCAATGGTACTAAAGTAACATCCTATTGTAGACAAGAATCATCATTTGTTAAATTTTCAACAAGAAGCAATGTTAAAAGTCATACAGGAGAAAGTGCACATCCCGATTCTAATTCAGGTGCACTAGTAACTGATGCTGCTGGTCGATGCATAGGATCATTTATTATTCCTAGAAACGATGTACTAAAATTTAAAACTGGTACTAGAGAATTTAAACTAACAGATAGCCCTACAAACGATTCATCAGAAGCTGATACTTATGCATCAGCAAATTATTATGCACAAGGATTACTAGAAGTTCATCAGAAAACAATTATTGCTACTAAGGTTCCAAGGTTAGTTACTAGGGAAGTTAGTTCAGCAAGTAAAGCAGTTAGTCGAACTACATTTGAAAGATCGACTGAACTAATCAGATGGACAGATCCAGTAGCACAAACATTTACAATTACTGATCCAGACTCTACAGGAGCTGGTGTATTTTTAAATGAGATAGAATTATTCTTTGAATCTATAGATGCTAACATTCCATTGGAAGTTTCTATACGATCTGTTGATAATGGTTATCCAACACAAAAGGTTATACCTGGCTCTGACGTAACAGTTTATCCAGCTAACATTAATATATCAAGTGATGCATCAGCAGGAACTGTTATAAGATTTAAACATCCAGTTTATTTGGAAAGAGACTCTGAGTATTCTATTGTATTAATTGCAAACTCAGCTGATTATAAAGTATATGTATCAGAAGTTGGCGGAATGGATTTAACCATTACAAATAAAAGAGTTAATAAACAACCATATAACGGTGTATTCTTTACATCAGCTAATGCTTCAACATGGACAGCAGAGCAAACTAAGGATCTTAAATTTAAACTTAATAGATGCCAATTTAGTACTACGGCTAATCAATTTGTTACATTAGTCAATGACTCAATAGAACCTAAGAAGCTTAATCCAGATTCATTAGAATATATTGCTACAAATAAAATTAGAGTTTATCATTCTAACCATGGACACTATGGTAGTGGATCTCATCAAGTTATAATTGCTGGTTATGTTGCTGGTAATGGTATTACTAATGTAGCACACATCAATAAAGCTCACACTATTACAGAGATAGAACATGACTCATATGTTATAACACATGCAGGAACTGCTACTACAGTTGGAATATTTGGCGGTGGAGATAATGTTACTGCTACTGAAAATATGTTATATAATACATTAGTATTAAAAATGGAAAACACTCAAGTTCCTGGAACTTCAATACAAACAGATTTAACTGGTATTTCAGCAGCATCTCAAGATAGTACAACACAACAATCATATACTGCTCAAACTCAAATTGAAATATTACCTAATAGTAACTTTGTTCCAGAAAAACCATATATGGTTATGTCACCTAATGCAAATGGTGGAGCTACAACACTTACAGAAATTAAATGTACATTAAATAACAATGGAAACGATAGAATATCTCCAACCATTGATTTGGAAAGAACTTCATTGTTTACTATTCAAAATAGAATCAATGACGCTACTGCACCTTATTATGCTACCAATAGTAGATTAGTAGCTGAGACACAACCTTCTGGTACTACAAACTTAGCTAAATATATAACTAAGAAAATTGAATTAGAAAACGAAGCTGATTTAATCGATGTTTATATGTCAGTAGCAAGGCCAGCTGATTCTTCAGTTGACTTATATTATAAAGTACAATCAGGTGCAGACGATTCAGATTTTACACAGTTAAATTGGAGACCAGCTAATCCAGTAAACACAATTCCAGTATCTGATAGTGGAATGAGTGAAGCACATTTTGAAATTAATCCTACAGTTGCAAATAGTTTAGCAGGTGGCGTAGTAGATGGAGCATTCTCAAAATTTGCAATTAAGGTAGTACTAAGATCACGTAACAGCTCTAATGTTCCAATGTTGGGAGACTTTAGAGCAATAGCAACGACGGCATAAAATTATGGCAAGAAAAAAACAAACAGTAAAAATAGTTGATGAACCTAACCTAGTTAAAGATCTATCCACTGGTGCAGTTATAAATACTAATAGGTCGGCATATGAAGCAAGAATCGAAGCAAGAGATCGTAAAGCCAAAAAGGCTGAAATAGATCTTCAGCAAAGTAAAGACATCGATTCATTAAAAGCTGATATGGCAGAAATAAAGAAATTACTAAAAAGTATAGCGAGTAAATAATGGCTAATAAAGAAACTAGAGTATTACAATCAGATTCATTAGAAGGTTTAAGACAGAAGGGTAACGAAGTATCTCTTCACTTAGGCGATAATGAACAGCTTAATTCTAATTTAAAAGATAAAACATATCTATTTGATAATGTTACTGCAGGTGATACAGTATTCTATGGAAACGATGACGACAGTAAAACTGTAAGGTTTGAAATTAAACCACAGGAAACAGTTGACAATACTGGTGGTTATATTATTCTTAAAGGAAATCCTACTATTCCATCATCATTTGTATCTGGCGTAGAGATGACACAGACTGGTGGATTCGCTTGTACAATCGTATCTATCGATAGCACTAAGATCTTAGTTAAAAATACTACTGGCACATTTAGTGCTTCAAGTAAACTTACAGCTGGTGGATCAGATATTGTTGCATCTAAAATTGTTAGTAGAATTGGTGAAGCATATCCTTTAGGTGTTGTAAGAGTTTATAAAAATGGAACTGAACTTACACAAAGCACAACTGCAGTAAATGGATTCCACGGTATTAATTTAAGAGCTAGGATTCCTTTAACTGGAAATCCTACTGTAACAGAATTTGTTGAAGGCCGTACTGTTTATATTCACAGCAGCCAATTATCTACACAGGCAAGTGTAGAATCAACTTCTGCTTGGTATGGTACTATTTTAAGAACTACTGCAACCGAAATGCTACTTAAAGTAAGTAGTGGTTCATTTGTTGATAGTGATGATATAAGAGTTCTTGGACAATCATCAGTAATTGCTGGTAATAAGCATGGTGCTGTTGTTAACTATGATACAACATACGGAAATGGTATTGAATTAAATACACCAGCTGCAGCCAATGACGATATTAAAATATTTAGTATGGACGTTATTGCTGCTATTAACGAACTTCAAGATGATGTTGGTGTTACTGAAAACTTAGCTACATCTGCTAATGATTTAGTATTATCAATTAACGAACACGAAACAGATTTATATGGTACTACTAATGTATCATTTACTGGATTATCTTCTGGTGGATTCCAAGATGCTATTGAAGAATTAAGAGCTGAACTTGGTGATCACAATGATATTAATAATGCTGCAGGGTATTCTTCAACAACAGCTGTTACCGGTATTCAAGAAATTCAAGGCGACATTGGTGATATTACTGGATTAGGAACAACAGTAAAATCTACATTGGTTGGATCTATTAACGAAATAGAAACTGCAGTAAGAGGTAGTTTAGGTAACTATACATTAACAACTGCACAGACTACTCACGGATTAATTGGTGCAGTTAATGAAATTGAATCAGTATTCGACGCATCAACACATGAGATTAGTGCAGGTTCAAATGCATTTACAATTAATTCAGGTGCATTTACAATTAACTCATCAGGTGATATTGTATTAGATGCTGATGGTGGTGATATAAAATTAAATGATGGTCCTGGTGCTAGTCAATATGGTGCTTTAACTAGTTCTGGTACTAATCTAGTTATTAAATCTGGTACTACTACAATGCTTACAGGTAGTGGTGCTAATGCAACATTTGCTAATAATGTAACAGTAGAAAATAATTTAGAAGTTGATGGTACAGCAGGAATAGATGGTAGCCTAAGAGTAGGTGCTAATAAATTCAATGTTGATGCTGCAACCGGTGATACACAAATTGATAGAAATTTAGAAGTAGACGGAACAGTTGGTGTCGACGGTAACTTTAGAGTTGGTGGTACTCAATATAGTAATGCTACTTTCAAGGTAGACGAATCAAATGGTAACACACAAGTTGCTGGAACATTTAACGTAGATAGTACTACAACATTAAATGGTACAACCATTGATGGCAACTTAGATTTAAACGGCTCAGTAGATGTTTCTACTAATGCGACTATTCATGGAGTCTTAGATGTTGATGGTGTTTCTAACCTAGATGTTGTTGACATTGATGGCGCAGTAGATATGGCTTCTACGCTACAGGTTGATGGTAATACTACTATTGGTGGTGTATTAGATATTGGAAACCTTAATGGTAAATTTACAAATACTAATAATATTAAGTTAGCACTTAACGAGTTACATGACGAAGTTGGAGTTGGTGGTAACGCATTTAGTTCACTTGCCGATCACTCAACAAACGGACAGACAAATATTACAAACGCAATCCAAGCTATCGTAGCAGACCTTGGACCAGTTAATACGACAAATGGTATTACACACAGTGGCGGAACTCACGCACATAAATCTGCTACAATATTCGGAGTATTAGATAACCTAAGTGGTGCTATTGTTTCTAACGATGGAGAACTTAATACTCTTAGAGCAATTACTTTATCTGGCGGTAGCGGTATTACTACTACTATTGGAAACCTAACAGCGAATAGATCAATATCAGTTGATAGCACAGTTGTTAGAACTTCAGGTGCACAGACAATTGCTGGAGCTAAAACTTTCAGTAATGCAATGACAGTTAATAACAATTTATCAGTCGATGCTACTACAATAGATTTTACTGGTAATATGAACATCGGAGAAGATGGTGGATCTGATCTAATAAAATATAGAAATGGAACACAGGTTGATTTCTCAGATGCTACTGTGTTATTCTCATCAGCAGGTGGAGTTGCAAACTTCGGATCAGCATTCTTAAAATTAGATGCTAACATTAGTACTCAAATGGGATTACAAGTAGATAGAGATCATATTTCTGGTAGTAACGATCACGATGTTAAACTGCAATGGGACGAAACAAAAGTATCAGCTGATCCATCAAGAGCATGGACAGTGGTTGGAATGAAGAACGATGGTACTACAGTAACATCACCTCTTGTTAACTTCTATAATGCTAGGCATTTAATTAGCAGTAGTGCTAGTAATGGACTTACTACTACTTGGGTACAAACTGGTACATCACCAGACCTATCTGGTTATTGGGATCTTGATGTTAACCTCAATGGTACTTCACTTGAAATTAGTTCGGACGGTTTAAAGGTTAAAGCACTTGGTGTTGCGACTGGAATGATTGCAAACCTTGCAGTTACTACTGGAAAGATTGCGACCAATGCTGTAACACTAGGAACTAAAACATCTGGTAATTATGTTGCAACAATAGCAGGAACTGCAAATGAAGTTGAGGTAACTGGTTCAGGAACAGAAGGAAGAGCTGTTACTGTTGGATTACCGAATGATGTAACAATCGCAAATGATTTAACAGTTACAGGTGATCTATATGTTAATGGAACTGAAACTAAATTAAATGTTTCAACACTAGAAGTAGAAGATACTTTAATTTTAGCAGGTAACAATTTAGGTTCAACTGAACCAACAACTGGCGGATTTGGACTCGAAACAAAACCATTCGCTGGTGTTCATAGTAACGCGGCTGGTGGAGTAACAGGTGCTCACTCAATTGTATATAACTTTGCAACTGATAGATGGGAAGCAGATGGATCATTAATTCTTTCTACTGCTACACTAGATACTCCTAATATTGAGGGTGTTTCTTTTGGTCCTGGTGATAATTTAACATTTAGTGCAGGAGCTGGATTAAGCGAAAGCGTATCAGGATTTGCTGTAACATATAATAATACCGATAGAGGTTCATCACAGTATATCTGGAAAAATATTGCAACTGATAGCGGTACAGCTGTAGCAAATAGTAATAATGATACACTAACTATTCATGGCGGCACGATGCTAGAGTCAGCAAGATCTGGCGATACGATTACAATTAATCACTCTGATACTTCCACATTAAACGGAGCATACGGTAACCTTTCAACACAGAATGGTATATATGTTTCAGGACTTGTTGTTGATGACAGAGGTCATTTAACAAATATTCAAACTGGAAACTTCGATACTAGATATATTCAATCATTCCAAGTAGAAGACGGAGATGGTACTGAACTATCTATTACTCAAGGTAAAGAATGGAAATTCGTTGAAGGTGCTGGTTCAGGTGCATCCATTGATATTAATTGGACAGACACTTCTCCTGGTTCAGATGCAGATCCATTCGATCTTACCTTTGCTGTTACAAATACAGATAAAGGTTCATCACAGAATATCTTTAAGAATATCGTAGTTAGGAATTTAGCAGATAGCGTACTAGGAACAGTAGTAGCAGATAATAACAATGATACTCTTTATCTTGATGCTGGAAACTCTGGTATTACATTATCGGTTAGTGCATCATCAGATCATATTTCTATTAATCATGCTGATACATCAAGTCAAGCTGATATTAATAATTCTGGTAATACATTTATACAAGATTTAACCTTTGATACATACGGTCACGTAACTGGTGCAACTAGTGCTGCTGTTGTAATAGGTGACGGAACTACCACAGTTACAACAGCATCTGGCAGTGGTATATCTCTTGGTGGTGATACTAACTGGTCAGCTAATCAATCGGGCGCTAGTACTTTTAGCGTATCTCACGCAGATACTTCAAGTCAAGCCAGTGTTAATAATAGCGGTAACAATGTTATCCAAGATATTACTCTTGATGGATTTGGACATATTACTGATCTTGTTAGTAAAGATATTACAAGTGTTGGTCATGCAACAAATGCTGATAACATTAATATTGACGAAGCAAATGGTAATACTAACTACCAAGTAACATTTAGTGCTAACAACAATGCTGGATATAATAGACAATATATCGATACTGATAATGGCCACTTTAACTATAATCCAAGCACAAATCATCTTCATGGTTTTGCTGAAATTTCAGCAACAAAATTTGATGGTGCTCTAGAAGGAAATGCTGATACAGCTACTTGGGCTGATACAGTAGATGTTAATGATTCAAATGCAAACAGCAATTACCGCGCAGTTTGGCATAGTGGTGATACTCTATATTCTACTGCTGGAATAACATTTCAGCCGAATGATAATACAATATCTGCGACTACATTTATTGGTGCTTTATCAGGTAATGCTACAACAGCCACATCTGCTACAACAGCTGGAAGTGCTACAACAGCTACAACAGCTGGAAGTGCTACTAATGCTACTAATGCTACTAATTCTGATAAGGTGTATGTAAACCAATATAATAGTACCACTGTTATGAGAATTTTAGGTTCTCATAATGGTATTAATACCCAGGGTAATGTTTATTCAACTTCAGGAATAACTGCAAGGATGGATACAAATACTCTATATGCTACAACATTTAGTGGTGCTTTAAGTGGTAATGCTACAACAGCAACGACAGCAACGACAGCAACAAATGCTCATAACATTAATGTTGATGAAACAAATACTAATGCTAATTATCAAGTATACTTTGGTACACTCAATGGTTCATCATATCAAAGGCCTTATATTGATACTGACAATTCTCACTTTAATTATAATCCACATACAGCTCATCTTCATGGTTTTGCTGAAATTACAGCAACAAAATTTGATGGTGATCTAGAAGGAAATGCCGATACCGCAACACATGCATCTACAGCAACAAGTGCAACTAATAGCTCAAACATATATACCACGCAAACTGCAGGAACAGCTGGAGTACATTACCCTACGTTTGTAAGCGTTAACTCATCAGGAAACAAATCATTAAAATACGATCCTGGTATGATGTATGATCCAAGCACAAATATCTTAGGTGATGTTAACTTTAACTTCCAAGGGGATTTATCAAGGTGTACTGGTTATGATTACAGTGATTTAACGAGTAAACCTAGTATACCAAGTGCGGCAAATAATGGTACAATTACTATAGTCCAACCTGGAATATCTAATCAAGCATTTACAGTTGATCAATCAGGTAATACAACAATTACTTTAGTAGACAGTAATACAACATATTCTGCAGGTGGCGGATTAGATCTTAATGGTACAGTATTTAGTGTAGAGAGCGATCTAAGAGGTGATGTATCATATATCGGTACTACTAGTTACTACATGTATCCTCAGGGATTATCCAAACTTTCAATGGGAAGTGGTGGCGGCGGTTTCCATTGGGATCACAGTATGGGCCCAGCTATTGAAATTGTTGGCACCGGCGGGACGGGCAATTCTAGGATTAGTATTAATGCTGAAGTAAGTGGCAGTATGCGAGAAGAATTCAGGTTTGGCAATGATGGAACATTTCATGCTTCCGACGATATTGTTGCAGTCTCAAATACTACTGCATCAGATGCTAAACTAAAAGATAACATCCAAAAAGTTGAAGGTGCCTTAGAATTAGTTTCACAATTAGATGGTGTAACATTTAATTGGAAGAAAGATGGTAAAGCTTCAGCTGGTGTAATTGCTCAAAACATGGAAAAGGTAATCCCAAGTGCTGTTAAAGAAGTAGAAACACTTGGTACTGATGAGACACATAAAGTTGTAGATTATAACCAACTATCTGCATTCTTTATTGAAGCAATAAAAGAATTAAAAGAAGAAAATAAATATCTTAGAGATGAGATTGAAAATCTTAAAAGTATAAATAGATAGGTAAAAGTTAATGGCTATATACTCAAATTTAAATATTGACCAAGGTAGTACCTTTGATATAAAAGTAGATATTACTGATGCGGAAGATGCTATATTAAATTTAACGAATTACACTGTAGCAGGACAGATTAGAAAAAACTTTAGTTCCTCTACAGCTGTAGCCTTTGTTGCAACGGTATTTAATACAAGTGCTGGAACTATTAAGTTACTTCTAGATGCTTCTACTACTAATGCTATGAAGGCTGGACGATATGTATATGATGTCGAAATTACATCATCTACAGGAGTCGTTACAAGAGTTTTAGAAGGACAAGTAGAAGTTTCACCAGGTGTAACAAGATAAGGTAAAGAATAAATGGCTAACATGAAAGCAAAAATTCAGACAGGCGGAAGAGTTAAAGGTAAATCTAAAGCTCAACAAGAAATACAAGCTAAGTCTGTAACGGTTGGTAATTTCGAATTAACGCTAGGAGATCTAACAGACGTAACTGTTAATGGAAATCCTGATGGCGGAATGCTACAAAGAAATGGATCTTCGGGTAAATACGAAGTCATAACAAGTTTAGAGAATCAAAATCTCAATATAATTGGAGGCACATACTAGTGGCTAATTTAACAAGAATAAAAATCTTAACTACGGGTGCAACCACCAATGCCCCTAGTAATATTAAAACAGGTGAATTAGCATACTCATATGTAGCTGGTACACAAGCAAACAATGGTGATAGATTATATATTGGTACTGGAACAGAATCTGGTGGGGTTGCTTCTAGTGTCGATTTAATTGGCGGTAAGTATTTTGTAGGATTACTCGATCATGTACATGGTGCTACAACAGCCAATAAAGCGTTAATCGTAGATGTTAATAAACATGTAACAGAATTAAATATTGGATCTCTTGCTCTTGAAGCAACTGGAGGTTCAGGTCAAGTAGTAACAAGCATATCAACATCAACAACTTTAGCAGGTGCTACTAACTCTCAGTTAGTTACAGCACTAGCCGCTAAGACATATATTGATAGTGTTGTTACAGCACAAGACTTAGACTTCCAAGGTGATAATGGTGGTGCATTATCTATTGACCTTGATTCAGAAACACTTACTATTTCAGGTGATACTGGTATTACAACAACCGGTTCAGGTAATACAATTGAAATTGACCTAGATGATACTGCAGTAACTCCAGGGTCTTATGGTTCAGCTACACAAATTCCAACCTTTACAGTTGACCAACAAGGTCGTTTAATAGCTGCTAACCAAGTTGCTGTTGCAACAGCATTAACAGTTGACGGTGATACTGGTGCACAAGATGTAGATATTCTAACAGATGATTTACAGATACTTGGAACAACTAATGAAATTGAAACTGCTGTAACTAAAGTAGGTACAGATGTAAAAGTCGTAGTTGGATTACCTAATGATGTTACTGTAGGAAACGATTTAACAGTAACAACAGATTTAGTAGTAGGTTCAAACAAATTAACAGTCGCAGGTGCTACTGGTAATACAGTTATTGATGGCAACTTAAATGTCAATGGCTCTTCTATTAATCTTGGTAATGGTCTTACAGATAACGTAGTTATTTCGGGTAACCTTACAGTACAAGGTACAACAACCACAGTTGAATCAACAACTGTAACATTAGACGACCCAGTAATCGCATTAGCAGATAACACTTCTTCAAATACATCAGATGGTCTTGATCGTGGTGTAAGATTTAAATGGGGAACTGGTTCTGCAGTTGCTACTGGATTCTTTGGATTTGATATACAAACAGAAAGATTTGTATTTACTAAAGACGAAGATTTAAGTGGTGGAGAAGACGCTTCCGCACCATGGAGTGATGCTGAATTTGGAAACATTTATGGTACAGGTGCTGATCTTGGTAATATCACAGTTGGTATTGCTGATGACCAAACTATTACCACAACGGCTGGTAAGTTAGTACTTGATTCAGCTACTAATGAAGTTGAAGTAAATGCAGACCTTGATCTTAATGGTAACCTAGATGTATCAGGAACTGTAACACTTGGTAATGACCTTGCAGTTGTTCACGGTGGTACTGGAGTATCAAGCTTTACAGGTAACGGTGTATTTATATCAAACGGTGCAGGTACTGCTTTATCGCAAGTAACTGGTACTCAAGGAGATCTGATTCAGTTTAATGGTTCAGGTGTTCCATTCGCTTCTGATGTAATAGATGGCGGAACTTACTAAAACATAGCAATTGGCTTCCTAAACATTATAAATAGATATACGCTAATATATATTAGCAGAAATTTTATTTTTAATTAATATCTCTTATATAAGAGTTGAAACATAGGAGCCAACATTGGCCAGATTATCAGACATTCGTTTACGACGCTCAGCCGTCAGTGGGTCTATACCCAGCACATCTAATTTAAACCTAGGGGAACTCGCACTTAATACTGCAGACGGTAAAGTCTACATGAAGAAGAGCGTAGGCGGTACTGATACTATTGTAGAGGTTGGAGGTAGTGCCTCAGGAATAGCATCCAGCTTTATTGCGTATGAATATACAGCAACTGCTAACCAAACAACGTTTTCTGGTACTGACAATAATTCAAATACTCTAGCCTATAACACAGGCACTCCTCCTTCCGTTCAAGTCTTTATGAATGGTATTCTTCTTGATGAAGGTTCTTCTCAAGATTACACTGGCACTAATGGAACATCGGTAGTATTAACTACTGCTGCAGATGCTGGCGACTTAATTCAAATTCATGCTTATAAATCAGATGTCTCTATTGTAAACAATTTAAACTTTAATGATAATCAAAAATTACAGTTTGGTGATTCTCAAGACTTACAAATCTATCATAATGGTAGCAATAGCGTAATTAAAGATGCAGGTACTGGTAAATTATTAATAGGTTCAGATGTACTTGCTATAAGAAATGTGGCATTAAATGAAGATATGCTTACTGCAACACAAAATGGTGCAGTTAAATTATTCTATGATAATTCTAAAAAGCTAGAAACAACCTCAACAGGTATAGATGTTACAGGAACAATTACTTTTGATGGTGGTACTACATCTGCTAACTTAAACTTCGGCGATGGTGACAAAGCAGTATTTGGTAACTCTTCAGATTTACAAATCTACCATGATGGCAGTAATAGTTACATAAAAGAAAATGGCACAGGTAATTTGTATTTACAAGGTACGTCACTGGTTGTAAGTAATTCAGTGGGTGCTAATTATTTGGTAGCTTATGATGGTGGTAGTGTAAATCTATATCACAATGCAAACCAAAAACTAGCAACAACCAGCTTAGGTATAGACATAACAGGAGAAGTACAAGCTGATTCATTAGATATTGATGGTCTATCAGTTTTAACATCTAATAATAATGCAACACCTCTTACATTAGAAAGAGCTAGTCCTACTAGTAATCAAGTTGGTATACAATTTAGTGCAGGTAACTCAAGGTATTTTGGTAAAGGTACAGATGACGAACCATACTGGGCCACTTCCGCAAACCTAACCGGAGGAAGTAAAATTGTTACTGCAGGTAATTTTACTGGTATTTTAGATTCCACATATTACCAATCGGGTGATAATATTTCAGTTGGAACTATCTCTAGTGGTGCTATTACCACATCCGGTGATTTACTTATTTCAAAAACAGATCCAACAATTACTCTGCTTGATAATTCTGGAGCAAACACAAATCCGAATGGCACAATTATATTTTCCGAAGTCTCTGGTACAAGTAACTTTAAAATTAATTACAATGGGCAGAATGATAGACTAGAGTTTAGAGGGCTTATTGGAAGTACAGACACTGAGCTAGTACGAATAAACAGATCAACGAATCCTGCTCTACACACTTTTGGTCGCCAGTACATAGAGTATTCAGTTCAAGCAACAGCAAATAAAGCTTACGGTCTAGTTGTACGAGGAAATGACTCTGGCTCCACTGGAGAAGCAAGTAGTATTTTCTTAGGGGGTATTCAAAATACCGTACGAGGTGCTTACCTTGCGGCAGAGATTCAAAGTACAGCAAATGACCATGATTTAATTATTGCTACTTCAGGCCCTTCTGCTGAACCTTCTGAGCGTATGCGAGTTACTGGAGACGGTAACGTAGCAATTGGAAATACTACTGCTGGTGCAAAACTCGATATTAGACAAGATTCAGGATATGCTATTAGAGCAGAGAATAGTTCTGGCCACTACTTTAGAGTAGCGGCAGGAGGAGCAATAGAAGTAGGCGGATCTGCTTTTGTCGATGCAAGTAGAAATATTAGTGCGGCCAATATCACAACAACTGGATACCTAAGAGGTCCTTCCACATTTACGATTGACCCTGCAGCTCATGGGGATGATACAGGAACTGTCGTTATAGCAGGTAATCTACAAATAGATGGTACTACCACAACGATTAATTCTACTACATTAACGGTAGACGATAAGAATATTACTCTTGCAAGTGGATCTGCAAACAAAGCAGCAGCAAATAGTGCAGGGATTACAGTTGATTGTGGATCTGACACAGATGCCAGAATCACATATGCAAGCACAACTGATGAATGGGACATTAATAAAAGTATTCATGTAAGTGGTGCAGCAGGATCCGGGGTTAAAATTAATTCTGGTGCTGCTATTGTTGGTGGTGGTGCAACGGGCGGAGATACTCAGTTAATGTATTGGAACGGTTCCGCTGTAGCTTATGGTAGAAGCTCTTTAGGTGGAACAGTATCTGGTCATGAATTCAGAGTTGGTGGTGTTACTAAATTAAATGTAAATTCAAGTGGTAATACTATTGCTTCTGGAACTGTTAGTGTTTTAGGCGGAGAAATATACCTAGGTACTGCTGATTCAAGCAGTGGTCATATCAATGCTTTTGAGAATATGACATTTAATATTGATAGTGATAACGATGATACAAACCGATCTTTTGAATGGAATATAAACGGAAATAGTAGTTCTGGTACAGAACTAATGCGTCTTACAGAAGCTGGAAATCTTGGAATTGGTACAAATAATCCATCAGCAGCGCTTCATATATCTGGCACAAGTGCAGACCAAATAAGATTAGAAAGAACCAACCATGATACATTTAGAATAGGACTACAAAGTGCAGTTGGTTTAGGATTTCATAACGTAACAGACAATCGCACAGACATGATGATAAAAGGCGATGGCAAGGTTGGAATTGGCACAACTTCGCCAACTGAAAAACTCCATATTCATGCTGGAGGAATATATTCTACTCCTATCACTTATGCAGCTAACCAAGATAATTGGGGATTAAAACTTGGTGCTTCAAATAACGCAGGTTGGGACTATGCAGGTATAAAACTTAGAGTAGACGGCACTGGCAGTCCTCGTATGGCGCTTATGAGCGCCGGCTCATTAGAGACTATATCTCTTTGGGGCGGTAAGGTTGGAATCGGAACGACTGCTCCTACTCATAAACTACATGTTGCTGGTGATATTAGAATTGATAACGGTAGCGCATTAAAACTTTATAACTCGGCAGGAAATGCTTGGGCTCAGATAGCATATAATAATACACTAGACCATATTGAAATTCAAAGGTCTTTTCAATCTTCTACAGATAGTTATTATAATTTAGGTTCTTCTGGTAAGAAGTGGTTAAGTGTATATTCGGATACTATAAAAGCAAGTAATGGTACTCCTGCTGCTCCAACTTATACTTTTGATAGTGATCAAAATACTGGAATGTATATTGATAGCCAGGCAGATACGTTAAGATTTTCTGCTGGCGGTGCTCAAAGAATGTATCTTAATACCGCTGGTATTACATCTGCTTCTAACGTATATACAGCATCAGTTGGTGAATTTAGAAACTATGGTGGAACTTGGAAAGCAACAACGGGTACAGCAGCTGGTGACTTTGAGTTCCGTGGAAATACTGGTGGAACAAACACTGGTCTTATGTACATGGACACATCAACCGGCCGAGTTGCAGTAGGTGATGGATTTAATTCCACTAATGTTAAATCAGAATTTCAAGTGGATCATGCTGGTATCGATACATACGCTGTTAACACTTCAGCGACTAGTGCGGCTCAGGTAGATACATTCCCTGCAGCCGATTTTAGATCAGCTAGATTTACAGTACAAATTACTAACACAACTGATAGCACATATCAGATTACAGAAATACTTTTAATACATGATGGTACAACTCCATCAATGACAGAATACGGTACAATATTTACAGGTAGTGCTGCAGAGGCCACATTCGATGCTGATATAGTTTCGGGTAATATAAGACTTCTTGCAACTCCAGCATCTGCAGATTCAATGCAATTTAAGGTTGTTAGACATTCCATCTTAGTTTAGTAAATGTATAAATAGAAGTATAATAAATTTATTAACGCTAAACGGTGGAGAGTGAAACCTTATGGCAACACATCATAATTTCAGAATAAAGAACGGCCTCGAAGTGGGCGGTGTTCTTATAGTCAATTCGAGCGGACAACTTCAAGCAACCACAATATCTGGTGCAATATCGGCAACATCTATCGGTGTCACAAATATTGTTACTAATAAAGTAGTCAAATTCAATGGCACAATATTAGACGATTCAAACATTACAGATACTGGTTCACTAATCACACTTGGTTCTAATACTGCAGTAACAGGTAAAATACAACTAAATGATGGTGCAGATATCCAATGGGCAGGTGGATATGGTTCTAATAAACCTTTAATTGCAGCTAATAGTAATGTCTTAAATTTTTACACGCACGGAGCTAGTGGCGGCGTAGAGTTTGCGTTAACTGGAAGTGCAGTAGATTTTAAAAATAACCCAGCCACAAATGTAGGAACTATCTCTAGTGCTAGACTTATTGTAAATTCAGGAGCAAATGTAAGTCAATTTCATTCGCACCATACTACTGGTCATGATGATTGGCAGGTGTCACCTATCTCTATAAGAGAAAGAGGATTAAATACCAATAACTCAACCAATAATCAGTATTCTCCAAACTTAAACTTCCATTGGGCAAGTGTAGTATCAAGAAGTTTAACGATGACTAGCGATGGTAATTTTACCTTAGGTGAATGGACTTCTTCAGGTTCACCTGAAATGTCAGGCAATTTATCTTTCTTAAATACTGCAGGTTATAGAGTTAATAATACCAATGTAATAGACTCGTCTCGTAATCTAACCAACATAGGAACTATCTCTAGTGGTGCTATTACAAGTACAGGAACATCTACTTTTGGCGTAGTTACATCTTCTTCTTATAAGGTTGGAGCATCTACTGTTATTGATAATTCTAGGAATTTATTAAACATAGGAACTATCTCTAGTGGTGCTATTACATCTTCAGGTGTAGTTGGAATGGTTACAAGAGCTGAAATACAAGGGAATGGGGGTTGGGCATATACAAGGTTAAAAAATGGTGGTAATGTCATGTGGGATATTGCAGCCAACCCTAGTGATAGTTCTTCTGCTTTACAATTTAGACCATTTGGAAGTGGAACAAATGCTTCGCTTTTATCCACTTCAGGTAACTGGACTATAAATGGAACTATTAATAGTGGTGCAATTACAGCAACTACTGTAAATACTGGTCACGGAGCTAATGAGCTCTATGCCATGAACCAAAATGTTAGGACTTCTGATTCTCCAACTTTCCAAGATTTAACAGTACAAGGTAATCTTAGTATTACAGGTGACATTAATTCTTATAATGTCACAGATTTAGATGTTACAGATAAAACAATTACAGTAGGTGCAGGGCAAACAGAAGCAAACTCTGGAGGATCAGGTTTAATTGTTGATGGTTCAGGTGCCCAAATGCTTTGGGACGAAGGCGATAACAGATTTGAATTTAACAAGAATGTGTACACTACAGGTCAATGGCAAGGAAATGGTTCTGGTCTAAATACTTTAAATGCTTCAAATCTTTCAAGTGGAACAGTTCCAGAAGCTAGATTACCTACGCAAACAAAATATTTAAGAAGCGACGCCGCTGATACTGCAACAGGAACAATTACATTTAGTGCTGGTATTAATGTAGGTGATTTGGCAACCGGTGGTATTACAGGGTCTAACTATAATATTACTGGTGTAAATCAACTTTCCATGAATGATCCAGGCGAAGGTATTAATTTTGCTGGCTCAGCTGGAGTTACTTTATATGCTATAGATGATTCTACAGATTCAATAATGAACTTTGCAAATGCTACAGAATTAAGAGTAAATAATAGTAAAGTATGGACAACATCTAATGACGGCGGAGGCTCAGGATTAGATGCTGACACAGTTGATGGAATACAGTCATCTTCATTCTTAAGAAGTGATACTGCAGACATAGCTTCCGGAAGAATTACACTTCAATATGGAGAAACTTCAGACTTAAATAGTATTGGAGGTCCTAGAGGGGTTACTGCTTTCCATACTGCTAATGTCGGAGGAGTATCAAATCGTCCAGATACTGGAAACTACGCAACTGGTTTAGATTTTGCTTACTATGATTCAAGCGCAAGGTCCCAACTTGCCGCGGGTTCTGGAGGTAGTAATAATACTGCAGCATTTTATGTAAGATCGGAGGCTTGGAGTGCGACAAATAGTTGGACTTCTTGGTACAAGCTATGGCATACAGGTAACGATGGTTCAGGTTCAGGATTAGACGCAGATACTGTTGATGGCAAACAGGCTTCGAGAATTGTTTACGGAGATAACGGCACAGCAACAAATTCAATAAGTGGTGCGGCTTTAAATCCAAGTGGACATCTAAAAAGCGGCTTTTATAGAGTAGCATCTTCCAGTTCAACTATACCAAATGCTACATCAGTAAACTTTGTACTGCACACCTCTTACAATGTTGAAGGAAATACAGCTGGGTTTGATTTAGCGGCTAACGACTCTACGACGAGTAAGTTTTATTTAAGACCAGCAACAGGAGGAGGTAGAGGAGCATGGCAGACTATATGGACCTCTTCATCAGACGGGGCTGGCTCAGGATTAGACGCTGATCTATTAGACGGACAGCATGGTTCTTATTATACTAATCCTACCTCACTTCCAGCTAATGGAGGTAACTCTGATACTGTTGATGGATTACATGCTGCTTCATTCCTAAGAAGTGATGCCTCAGATAGTGGTGCATCAAGTTCCGCAAATTATTTAACTCTAGGATATCTTCATAATACTAAATTGCTTATTGCAGGAGGGACAACAAATTTTGCTGATGCATACAATGACTCTCCTTGGTATGGTATAGGTCGTACAAATGTAGCGGGATATCATAGCACACACAACAAAGCTCAGATAGCTTTTTATTGGGGGCTTACATTAAGAAGTTCTCAGGCGAGAATAGAATTATCTCCAGCATCAAATGGACCAATTAATTTTGGTGATGGTGGAACAGGTAACTGGGCAAAAATGACTAGCACAGGAATTTATCAAGGTACATCAAATCTTGTCTGGCATGCTGGAAACGATGGATCAGGTTCAGGTCTAGATGCTGATACTGTTGATGGTAAGCACAAAGATTACCTAATGCATTATAAAGGTCTAGTTTCTGGAAACTGGGATACTATTTTCAGTCAGACTGACGGGCACATGGGTGTATATGAAGTACAAAATACTGCAAGTGGACACAGCAATTACCCAACATCAGCTTATTCGTATGGTGGAGTTTTGTCATGGCAATTAGATAATTCTACTTTTAAATTATACGCACCTCATACGGGTCAACTACACTACCAAACTGGCTGGAATAACGATGAATATTCAGGCTGGAGAAAAATTTGGGATTCTGGCAACGATGGTTCAGGTAGTGGCTTAGATGCTGATCTTCTCGATGGACAGCAAGGTTCTTACTATTACCCTGCAAGTAATCCTTCTGGATATACAACTAACACAGGTACTCTAACAGCAGAAACAGTCTCATCTACAAATGCAGTAACTATTACAGGTACGAAATACTTCAAACCTGCGGGAACTGCTACGTCACCTCTTGGTGGAGGTGGAAGTGCTTCTTTACAAGCATATACTACTGGTACTACGGCTGCATATATGGCTTTCCATAGAAGTGGGGCGTATGCTATTAACTGGGGCTTAGATACTTCTAATACGATGGTTCTTGGGGGTTGGTCTTCAAGTACTACTGTACCTAGAATGAGTATTGGAACAAACGGGTTGATGGTTACAGCAGGCCAAGGAAACTTATGGGGCGCTGGTAATGATGGATCAGGTTCAGGATTAGATGCTGATTTATTAGATGGCCAACATGGTTCTTATTATACTAATCCTACTTCTCTTCCAGCAAATGGTGGTAACTCTGATACTGTTGATAATATGCATTTTCACAACCAGCTAGGTGTTGGTGAAAGAATAGACTTTACTGTTAATGGTGATGCCGCTACTTACTACCCTGTAGTTATAAGTGGTGGAGGTGGTGATAGAGTAACTGATTTCCAAATTTTTAGAGGTTATGGTGAAACTGCTCCATCTTCATGGGGTAGTTCTACTCACATGGGTGGACTTACTTTTAACTATAAAATTATGGGATCATCTGGGTGGGGTGGTTATCCTACTGGAATACGAGTTCAAGAATTTGGTGAAGTCTATCGTAGAATCTTTGGTGGTATTGCGTTTACAGCACATACGATGAAACACGTTGTATGGCTTAGAGGTGGTACAGCAACATATCATATATGGTCAAATGCTGATATTAGTATTGAAGTAAATGACAGTACATCAGCCTCAAACTATGTATCTGCTTCACCACACAAATGGTATTCGTATGATCATTCAAACGCCGCTTATGATGTTACTGTTTCGGAAAGAACATCAGCACAAGCTGACAGTGGAGTTGCTAACGAAGTATATCTTAATATGCCAGTATCGTATAACAGTGCTGGAACACCTGCTGTATACGGAATTGCTACAAGCGCGTATAACCATAAATTCTGGAATAGTTCAAACGATGGCTCAGGTTCAACACTAGATGCAGATTTACTTGATGGTCAACAAGGTTCATACTATACTAATCCTACTTCTCTTCCAGCAAATGGTGGTAACTCTGATACTGTTGATGGATTACATGCTGCTTCATTCCTAAGAAGCGACGCTGATGATACAGTAACTGCAGGAACTACTTACACTTTCCCAGCAAGTGACTCTCCAGCCATAATATCTACTAGAGGAAATGGAGGAGCGTCTCTATATGTAGGTGGGTGGTCAACCGGAACAAACTCAAATGGCATTCACAGAATTAGCTCTTCTTCTAACTTACACATTGACTCGGCAGCAGATGGTAATTTATACCTAAACTATTATAGAGGCGGAACAACTTATATCGGTGGAGCTAATGTGGCCTGGCATGCAGGTAATGATGGCTCAGGTTCTGGTCTAGATGCAGATTTACTTGATGGAAAACACGCCTCTGAGTTTGTTGAACACATGGATGGTTCACGAACTAACGCAACAAATCTTAATTCATATTTAACCAGTGGTTTTTACAATACTGGATCCGGAACCAATTCAAATAAACCTTCTGGTGCACCTGATTACGCTCAGTTAATTGTTGCTAAGGGTATAGATACGGGGCTTCAAATATATGGAGGGTACAACAGCACTTCATTATATGCACGAGGATGGCATCAGTCTGGAACTTTCTTTAGTTGGAATAAGTTATGGAGTGATAATAATGATGGTTCAGGTTCAGGATTAGATGCTGATTTGCTTGATGGCTATAACGCAGAAGAAAGTGCAGTAAATAATAGTATTGTAAAAAGAGATGGCACTGCTTCTGTTAAAGCTCATGGCTTATCGTTGATGAGAGTATCGACAGCGACAACTGGAATCAGCTGGTATAACGAATCATATTATAACTGGCAAGATTACATGGGAGCGCCGGGACAAGGTAGCTGTGGACCAAATGGAAACTTAACACCTCCTACTGGATTGGCTGGTGTAACATCTTGGGCATTACGTTCAAGAATGGAAGGCGTAGCTACTTATGGGTGGAACTGGGAAACTGGTACTGGCGGTGGTGGTGGTGCGACTGCAACATCGAAAATGTCACTAAACGCTACTACAGGTAATTTGGCCCTTGTTGGTACCTGCTCAGCTTCAGGTTTTTACGATCAGAACAGTAGTGGCTTTTATGTAGACCCTGCTAGTTCAACAAATCTTCAAAGTGTTACATCAACTCCAGCATTAAAGGTTACGCAAACAAACGGAGGGGGAAATAATATTGGCTCTCTTTTCCAGAATTCGTCAGGAAACTTTGCATGGGGTTGTATTGCAGAGTATAGAATCAATGGAACAGCTGGTACTGATAAACCTTCAATTATATTTTCTCATGTTAATAATACTGAAACATATACAGTAGGTTTTGGTTACACAGACAGTAACTTTAGAATTAAGAAAGATCACGGCCATAGAAATGGTGGTTGGGGAACTTCATTAATGACGATGGATAGGTCAGGTAACGTTACATTTGCTGGTAACGTAACTGCTTATTCTGATGAAAGATTAAAGACTGAAATAAAAACAATTGAAAATCCACTTGATACTATTAGTAAATTGAGAGGTGTTACATTTAAATGGAAAGAGTCTGGCGATGACAGCATGGGAGTTATAGCACAGGAAGTAGAAGCTATAGCCGAAACTAAGTGTCTTGTATCAGAAACTCCTGAAGACGGGAATGGCGATATTAATCCTAAAAATGTAGCTTATGGTAACATGGTGGGATTACTTATAGAAGGCATGAAAGAACAACAAAGTGTTATAAATAGATTGGTACAAGACATCAAAGATCTCAAAGAGCAAATTAAATAGGAGTTTATGTGGCTAAATCCAAAGGTAGACTATTAGCAGAACTACTAGCTAGTGACGGTAAAGTAAAAGAAAGCAAAAGTGCACTAGATATCTCTGGAGGTAAACTAGCGCCTAGTGATATTCCAACTCTTCCTAATAGTAAATTAGAAAACAGTAGTATTTCTATTGCTGGACATAGTACATCGCTTGGTGGTTCTGTAACTCTTAATACTGGTGATATTAGTGAACACACTAATTACAAATATTATACTGAAGCAAGAGTCAGAGCAGCTATAAGTGCTTCTGGAGATTTATCATATAATTCATCCACAGGTGTTATATCGTTTAGTGCTAGTGCTTCTCCAGTTATAAGCGTTAATAGCGCAACTGGTTCAGTCGTACTTGATACAGGTGACATAGCCGAAAACGGAAATCTTTATCATACAACTGCAAGAGCTAGAAGCGCTATAAGTGCAACAGGTTCACTATCATATAACTCAACAACTGGTGTTATGTCATTCACGATGCCAGCACAGAACACTTCTAATATTACAGAAGGTAGTAACCTTTATCATACAACTGCAAGAGCAAGAGCAGCGATAAGTGCAACAGGTAATGCAATAAGTTACAATTCTTCTACAGGTGTTATATCATCTACGTTTGAAGAATCGCCAACATTTACTGGGCATGTATCAGTACAAGGTAATTTAAATGTTGGTAATTCAAGTGCCGGTAATCTTATATTTAAGAGACCTAGTGCAAATTATATCTGGGCAGACCAAACAAGTGGATACTTTATATTTGGTACAAATGGTCGAGGAACATCATATGCGAATAGAGCCATGGCTCTTACTGCAGATAATGATGCGAACTTTGGTAGAGATGTTAATGTAGTTAGACAAGTATCAGCTCCAATATATTACGATTCAAATAATACTGCATACTACGTCAATCCAGCCACTGGTTCAATACTTAATAATTTAGATATGCGAGGCAGTAGCACTATGCTGCCAGCGCATGCCTATTCAAACACACACGATGGAACTAATGTATATTGGCACGTTGGATCGGCTGCGGGAAGCACAAATAAAGTTCTTAATTTAAGAGTTTATAAAAGCGATAACACTAATTATACAATACACAAATTTACAACAGCTGGTCTAGAAGTAGGTGGAACTATCTCTAGTGCTGCAATAACTTCTACAGGAGCTTCTTCTATAGGAAGTGGAACACTGCATGTCAATGCAACAGAAAACAGAGTAGGCATAAACACAAATAGTCATATAGGAACTGTTTTAAATATCCTTGATGTTGATGATGAAGACGCAACCTTAAGACTACATACAAATACAAATAGTCACAAACCAGTACTTAGAATGAACGCTAAAAATTCTAGCGGTACACAATCCTACGCTGATATTAAATACAATCCAGATTCTCCAAGTTTAAATTTTCATGTTCCATACAATGAAACAACACCAACCCTAAAAATATCTGATAGTTTAATTACAGTAGATGGAACCTTAACAGTTAATAGCACCGTAAGTGGTATCGGAGATATAGATTTTGGAAAAGCTATTCCTGGTCATAACACTTCATCTCCTGCAAGAATTACAGCATCTAGTACTGGCCAATTATACATAGATTCTACACAGAATCAACACCTATTTCTTGGTTGGTATAATAATGCAAGTTATGATGTAATATCAGAAATGAATGCTCGATTTGCTTCATATAAAGATAGAAGTGATACAGCGTATTTTGTGAATCCAGCCGGTGCAAGTAATATTAGAAATTTAGTAATTAAAGGTACTACAAGTGACTCTTCAACAGATGGACTAACTGTAAAAGATAGTTCTAGTTTAGACCTATTTAGAGTTAGAAATGATGGAGTTGTTTTAGTATCAGACAATTATTTCTATGTAAATAGTAGTCAAGGTGCATATTTTGATGGAACAGTAAGAGCAAGAAATGGCATAACAGATGATACAGGTCAATTAAGTATAAATTCATCTACTGGAGACATTACATTTAATAGTGCTGATTTTAAAAATGTTGGTGCTACTGAGATGAGTGGTCAGTTATCATTTACAAGTAATAATACCGCTATTAGAATGAGAGATTCTGCTGGTGCATATACCAGAACTATGATTCTCAATGGTAGTAACACAATGTATATTGGTCCAGTTGATACTTATGCCGGAGGCTCAATATTATATGGAGCTTCTTCTAATGTATCAGGACAAACTTTTAATGTTGGAGGTAATACAAAATTAGCAGTTACAGGTTCTGGTATTACAGTTACTGGTACTATTACCGGTGATATTACAGGTTCATTGTCTGGTACAGCAACACAGGCTTCTAATCTTAACAACCATAATACTGGAAATTTATCAGAAGGATCTAATCTCTACTACACAGATGCAAGAGTAGGAACATACCTTTCAAATAACGGATACGCAACTCAGTCAACTATTGTCGCCGCAATTACTGATTCTGCACCAACTACATTAGACACACTAAACGAATTAGCCGCGGCGCTTGGAGATGACGCAAACTTTAGTACAACAGTTACTAATAGTATTGCGACAAAAGCTCCATTAGCAAATCCATCATTAACTGGTAATACAAGTATTGCTGGTAATTTAGTGATGTCTAATAGTACATCTGAAATTAGATTGGGTTCATACTTAAAATTACATGGTGCAACAGGAAGTAATACTGCAACACTTTCGGTAAATGCTACTTATGACGGAGCTCAGACTGATTCTTGGACTCCAGGTTATTCAGGTGATGTAAACGCTGGTATGTTTATGTTACGTCAATTTTCTGGTGGTTCTGGTACAATGCAAGTCTATCAGAAGAAACATGGAACAACCTCATCATCAACGGGAAGAGGCACATTCACAAAAACCGCAGAATTTAATCATGATGGATATTTTTATGGAAGAAATTTAAGATCAGAAAGATATTACTCTTCTGATAATACAGCATATTATACTGATCCATCTGAAACTTCAGTAGTTAATAAGTTTATGGTTAACGGTGGTGGTAATAACTCTGGTAAAGCAGATTTTGCTGTAGGCACAGGTGGAAATCCTCAAGTATCGTGGAACGGCAATCAAGTTCAGATTGGTGGTACCGATATGAACTGGAATGGTAAAATAAACTATGGCAGTAACATATTCAGTATGGCTGCATGGGATGCCCAAATTGATTTCTTTATTCAGGGTGGTACTACAAGTAGAAATATAGTATTTAAACCTTCTAACGCTGGAACAGCAACAGAACGATTAACTATTCATGGAGATAACGGCGCGGTAATTGCAAGTTCTCAAATGAGAGCTCCTATTTTTTATGATAGCGACAATACAAATTATTACTCAAACCCTGGCAGTACCTCAGTATTTAATGCATTAACTCTTTCGACATTAAATGCTACAACATTAAATGTTTCTGGCAATACTCAACTTGGTAATGGAAGCGGCGACATTACACACATTAATGATATAGTTCATATTGGTGCTACTGATAGTGGTGATTCTGATTTATACTTTGGAGAAGGTGGCACTAACAATATTAGATACGGAGTCCATTGGGACTGGGACTCAGGATATCGATTTACGTGGAACACAAGAAATAATGGTACTGATTCAACGTTGTTCTATTATGATACTAATAGTACTAGTTACATTCATTGGGGAAGAAGCCATCATATTGCAAACAACGATATAAATTATGTCAATCAATTACATTTTAATGATGATGTCCGGTTTCTTGATGAAGGGAATAGTAGTTATCTAAGATATAAGTCTGGCCACACAACAACCGGTGGTATTAAATACTATAACGGAAGCGACGCTTTACAAGGTTATGTTTATTTTGATACTGCTGGGTTTGGCCTATTATCTGCGGATGGCAGTTGGGGAGTTAGAACCTGGAATAGCGGAACTCACATATATCACGCGACTAGATCGCCAGTCTATTATGATTCTGACGATACTACATATTATGTAGATCCGAACCACACAACTACAAGTGCAAAGTTTGCTGGTAATGTACAACATACTGGTCTAACAATGACATCTGGTAGTGATGTTGATCAGTTATATACAGTAACTGTCTCAGCACAATTAACTACTTCATGGCAAGATACTGGAATAAACGGTACTGATTTATCGACTGGAACCTATATAGTACAAATATACGCTGATAGCGATGTTCCTAGATATCATTATCAAGAATATTATTCAGGTGTTATGAGTTGGTATAATGGCGGCACTAATAGCAACGAGGTTGATGAAATTACTTTGCATAGAGCAGGCCATGCGCCAAATGACGGAAATATATTCTTAAGAACACTAAGACATCCAAGTGGCGGAGACAATTTAATGCTACAGCTAAGAGCGACACACAATTCCACCAGTGCTAGTAATTATATATTTAAATTTAGGAGAATGATATAGTGGATTTACCTATAAATAGTAATATGAAATATACAAATAGAGGATTAAGAAATGGCATTTAGAACCGGTGACGGATTAGAAGTTAATGGCATATTAGTAGTCGATGCCGGTGGTAACATTCAAAGCGTTCCATCCGTCGCTATAAACCAAGCTAAATCCGCAATGGACTCTACTAACCTCAAGCTTGAGGTGAATGGTGATATGTCTGTTAGAGCGGGTGGCTATCTATATCAAGGTATAACTAGTACTAGTATTAACTCATGGAAGACTCGTATTGGTAATGGAAATAGTTCTACCCTTTATATTAATTCTCAAGGCCTTCAAGTTGATAATACAGGTTACGCAAATCCAGCTTTAATCTTTTTAAAAGCTAATGCAAGTGGTGTTGATGGTACGACATTCAGAGACCTTGACAATACAGCATATTACACAAATCCTGCAGCTACTTCTGAGATGATTAAACTAAATCTCCATTATTCTCAAGTATGGAGTGAGACAACCCAGGGCGGGGGAACAGGGTCACTTCACCTTGATCCAAACAGTGCTACCGATCACGCCGGTGGTGCTATTACATTTGGCGCTTCAGACACATCAGATGGCACAAATGCACATGCAGGTATCTATGTAAGATCGGATGGTAGTTATGGTACTAAAATGTATCTTTCAACTACAGACTCATATGGATCAGGTTCAAAAACTGCTTTAAAGATTGACCATACCGGTGTAGTATCATCGACAAGATCAAGAATTTCATCAGCCTCTGACATGAGAGCTAGTGTCTTTTACGATTCTTCAAACACAGATTTTTATGTAGACCCTGTAGGTAGTTCAAAGCTATATGGGTCATTAATGCTAGGACATACTAATTCACAACCTGGTTCTTTAGTAATATACGATACTGGCAATAATGCATTAGAAATTAAAGGAACTGGGTCTAATACTTTTGAATTTGATCTAACTGGAACTGGTTCAACTGGTTCTGTTACATTTAATCAGTTTAATGTTGCAATTAGTGGAAACTTAACAGTAAATGGTAGTTTGGCAGGTAAATCAGATAATACTACTGAGATAGGAACTTATTCTACTGGTGCTATTAAACGAATTCGTATGGCTCAAGGTGGAGAACTCCACTTCGGCGATACTACAACTTCTAGCCCTCTTGGAATAACAGAGGGAGCATGGGATAACTTTGCAGACCAAGATAGAATGAGCATTTACTATCGTAATAGTTTAAAATTCTTTACTGGTACTTCAGAAAAAGCTCAGCTTGATAATGCCGGAAAATTTAGTACTGTTAGTATGTTAGCATCTCCTAAGGTACAAGGAGGAACAACTTCAACATTGACAAGCGCAGGTAACCTTGCTGTTTACGATACCGGTAATCCTTATATCTCTTTCCATACTGGTACTGCACGAACTGCATATATGCAAGAACTTAGTGGAAGATTCTATTTTGGTGAAGTTCCTTATACAGAATCTGTAGGGTCTTTCCGAGCACCAGTCTTTTATGATTCTGACAATGCTAATTATTATTTAGATCCATCATCAACTGGAACATCATTAAATGTTGCAGGTAATGCAATCATTCCAGGTTATGCAAGTATTGCTGGAGTTGAGTTAAGTAGCGGAGATACTGTAAGTCTAAGTGGAGCCGCTAATAATCAATGGGTAACTGTTGCAAACTTTACCGGATCTCGTAAAGCCGATATTATAGAAATATATGATAATGAGAGTAGCAGACACAACTATGTGAAAATAGAAGCGGCATGGTCATATGGTCAGGGTTCAATTCAAATTCTTAATGCTGTAAGACACGGTAACCGCACTATAAATCAAGTGCGTATGTTATATAATACTGCTGACAGAACATACGGTACTGGTAAACTTCAAGTTTATATGACTAACTGGAATACCTCGTATACTCTAAAAATAAAACAATTAGGTTTTGGTAGATCTGGTTGGGGCAGAGCAACAATACCAACATCAGTTGAAAATGGATTGCCAAGTGGATATACTATTCACGAAACAACTGCTATGGAAGTTAACGAAGATCCTAACGGAACTATGGGTACTACAGGTAGAGCAGTAGTTGGTCAAGGTATCGATGTATTCCATGGCTCTCCTATAAAATTCCACACAACCAGCGGTGATGGTATTTCCACTGAAAGAGGATTTATTGATGCTCAAGAAGGTGGCCATTTAAGAATTGCTACATCAGGCGGAGAAAATATTGTATTCAAAGATGGCGGAGTTAGTGGCACAACTAACTTAACATTACTTGGTACTGGTGAAATGGTCAAAGAGGCCACTGAAAGATTCACTATTAAATCGCACTCCAACGGATGGGAAGGTGGAATGCGAATGTATGCCCAAAACGGTAGTACTATATTCCAAATTCATCCAGATAATAATGGCCATATGTATGTAGATCAAACATGGCGGTTTTCTAATAATACACTGGGGTCTGGATATGGCAGATTAAGCCATCACACTGGGCACCTTGTTGGTGGCTATAATAACGTAGGGAGCAGCGGTGGCAAATCAAGTCCAATCTATACTATAGGATCTTCTTATAATCCTACAGATGCATCGATTAGTGGTATGTACGGTATTGGTTATACCACTTATAGTGCGTCTCTGATGAATACAGCGCTTGCCGGCGCGACTGACTGGGGCATGTATGTCGCGGCTAATGGCACAGGCAGAGTGTGGCTGGATGGACATAACGGAAATATATCCTCTGCAGGATCGGTATATGCATCTACATTCTATGACAGTAACAATGCAAACTATTATTTAAATCCTGCCAGTACTTCGTTCCTTGATTCAATTAGTGTAAAGGTTGGAGCTGAAAACACAGGTGGTGCTAACTCTAGTACAGTAGGTCTCATCATGAGATATGGTGGCTCATCTTATAACAATAATACTTGGGCTCATAAATTCCATAAGCACGATCACGGCGGTGGTGTTCCCCTGTATCTATCAGAAACAATAGGTACAGGTGCTTGGTCTGGAATGCAGAGATGGGGTAGTTACTCTGGTGATAATTATAAAAATGTGTTCTTCTCTGCTTTAAAAGTAGTGGGTAGTGTCGACGCAGATGCATTTTATGATAGAAATAATAGTGCCTACTTCTTAAACCCGTCTGCACAAGGTGGAAATTCATTAAAGACTATAGGTGATTGGAGACAGGACTCTGGCACTTGGTCTGGTGAAGTTGCAGGCAAGATGCAATACCATGCTAATAACTGGTATATACAATCATCGTCAGAAACTATCTTTAGAAATGCTAGTGGCGTAAATACCATGATTCAAAACATGAGTAGTGGTGAGATGACTCTTACCGGTGATTTACGCTTATCCGCCAATGCCAATCTTACTCGATTAGCACATCACAGTGGGCATTTAGAAGGCACATACAATAACGTTGGTTCCAATGGCACCAACTCAAATCCAATTTATACCATAGGCTCTGCTTACAATCCTAGTTCTACTGCATTGGGTAATATGTATGGTGTTGGATATGCAAGTGCAAGTGCGGGATACATAACCGGTGGATTAAATACTGGTAATTGGGGAATGTACGTTGCTGCTGATGGTGATGCCAGAGTTTGGTTAGAAGCTTCGAGCGGTAGAGTGTGCTCATTAGCTGATATGAGATCAGCCGCATTTTATGACATAGATGATACTGGCTATTATATGGATCTATCAACCAATGATAATTCCCTTGTTATGAGAGGTACTATTCATGTAGGCCCTGAAGGTAACATAGGATTAGGAAACACAACGCATCCTAAAAGAGTAATTCCTGGAGCAGCCGCAGCATGGGCTGGAAGTGGTACGACTACTGGTCAGATTGTTATTGATTTACCAGGTACATTGGCTAACTACGATATGTTATACTTTGAAGTTGACGTATACGAATATAGTGGTAAAAATGCTACTAAGATTATTGTAGGTGGACATAACTGGAACTCAGGTGGTAACGGCAACACAGGTTCTACGATGTGGCATAACGTTGGTGTAAAAGTTATTGGTGATATGGACAAACCAATCTACTTTGGCTGGAGAAATAATGGCTCAGTAAATAAAAGAGTTATGGTCATTGGAGAGCCTGCATCTAGCTGGTCTTATGGAACGGTTCGTGTATCAAGTGTATCAGGAGCAGATGATTTTTATGTTGGTTCTATTGATTATACCGGAGATTGGGCCGTAACACAAAGTACGAGCTCATCAGTATTTACTAAAAGCCCAACAACAGATTTTAATAGCGTCGGTACACAGACACTAAAAACGCATGGTAGAATGCAGGCTTATGGTTATCAAGGAAATGGTAACGTAGGTGGAACTGGAAGTGCGTCATGGCATCCAAGTGGTGTATATTCAAACGGAACTAACTGGTTATATGGCCAGATAGTTATGAATAATAACTATATTTCAGGATGTAGATACATAGCAGTTGGAGCAGATAATTCTGAATCTCATATTCTAAGAAGAAACAATGCCAATAATACAGAAATTAGAACACATGCTAGTGGAACTGCTGGTTTACTTGTCAGAAATGGATCTGATCAATTTAGATTCCAATTATATGGTGATGGCACTAATTATGGTTTCTTAGATAATACTTGGGGGTCGTGGGATTTACAAAAGACTACAAACGGTCATTTGTATATGAATGAAAACACGGCTTACTACTTAAATCCACCTACTAGTAGTTTATTGAATAATGTAACCATTGCTGGTCAACTTAATATGAATGCTGGCAACTATGAAGGCTCTATTGTATTTGGGGCAGTTGATTCTTGGCATACTGGTATACGACAACACGATGATGCAGATGCTGAACTTCGCATTTGGGCCGCAAACTCAAATGGTAGAATACACATTGCTACAGGATATAATGGAGAACCTGCAAGTATTTCAAGACCTACCGATGGCTTTGTTGTTGATCATAATAACGTAGGAATCGGGCCAGGTTTTCAGTCTATAGATCCTAGTGAGAAACTTCATGTGATAGGCAACATGAAGTTAACAGGTAATTTAATTGGTAACGCGAACAGCGCTACCTTTAAAGCAAATACTGTAACTTCTTATGGCTCTTGGTGTACTTCTGGTAGTAGAGGTGGTTATGACGGTATTGTATTTGATAATGGTGGTGATGCAGCAATCATGTTTGACGGCTCTGGTAATGGAGGTGCGTATAGACAATCTGGTGGTGGGTGGTACTACTATTTCCATGTTGGCAATAATTGCTTGGGCCTTAACGAATCGACTACTTCATCAAGTTACGGAGCTTATCTAACCGGATCATTTTACGCAACTGGAAATATAACTGCGTATTCTGATAGAAGAGTTAAAGAAAACATCGTTCAAATAGATAATGCTTTAGAAAAAGTAAATAAGCTAGAAGGTGTGTATTATAACAGAATTGACGATGAAAGTAAAACAAAGGAAATTGGTTTTATCGCTCAAGACGTAAATGAAGTTGCACCTGAGTTGGTAACTTATGCAGAAGACGTTGATCAATACGGTGTCAAGTATGGAAATACTACTGCATTACTAGTAGAGGCAGTAAAAGAATTAACACAACAAGTAAAAGACTTGAAACAAGAAATAAAGGAAATAAAAAATGTCAAGTAAAACAGTAACACATATAGCATGGCATCCTGATAGAACAGTGCCAACTGAAGCACCTGCTACCATGCAAATAGATTATAGTGATAATTCGCAGGACATCTTAGTTGCAGGAGCAGATGTTAGTGATAAGTTACAGCTGGTACAAGATGCGCATGCTGTATTATTTACAAGTTAAGTAAAAAACTATTATAAATAGATATAGAGGAATTAACCTCATGCACAATTTATTAGGAGAATAAAATGGCAATCACATATACTTGGGAAGTAAGTTCCCTAAAAACTAAGGCAGAAGGCGATAATGCTGATGCCGTAATTCAAACTTATTGGAAAAAAACTGGTACCGACGATGATGGAAACGTAGGATCCTTTAGTGGAGCTACTCCATTTACTTCGGTAGATGCAGATCCATTTGTACCATTTGCTGACTTAACCGAAGCTGATGTACTAGGTTGGATTCAAGCTGTTGTTGTAGATGATTATGAAGTACACGTTAATGGTGTAATTCAAAAACAAATCGACGCTCTTGTATCACCGGTAGCAGAACCAGATCTTCCATGGGCAGGAGAATAAAATGGCAATTACATATAACATAGCAGAAGCATATACTGGAACCAGAGTTGACAGTCATCCTGATCCGGATAACGAAGGTGAAACAATTGAAACTACAATTGATGTTACAGATGTTGAAGTAACATTTACTGACGATCAATATACACCCGATAAAGTTCACACTCGTATGGTTAACGTTTGTTTTGATTCAGAAGGCAATTATGACGATGCAGCGACTTTAGTTAGAGTCGGCGAAGTTATGGCTGGAGTAGAACACAAAATGGCGCTAGGCGTTATTAGTTAATAGAGGACCAAAAAATGGCAAAACCTAACTCAAGAACAACATTAATTGATTATTGTTTAAGATCATTAGGTGCACCTGTAATTGAAATCAATGTAGATGAAGACCAAATCGAAGATAGAATCGATGAAGCTTTTCAATTTTACAATACATTTCATGCAGATGCCATTGAAAAGGTCTTTTTAAAGCATGAAGTAACTGGAAGCACCTTAGCTTTATCAGCATCTGTTGCTGATAATTTTACGGTAGGTGAAACCATTACTGGTGGAACATCTGGAGCTACGGCTATAGTTCATAACACTACTGCAGGTTCAAACTTAGTATATGATTCACTAGGTAATCCTAATTTGCCTTTTCAGGCTAATGAAGTAGTAACTGGAGGTACTTCTAGTACAACCGGAACCATATCTTCTATTACTTTAGGAGATATAGAAAATGGCTATCTTCCTACTCCAGACTTGGTTAAACAAGTAACAAGAGTATTTCCATTTAATGAGAATCACACTACTGACATGTTTAGTATTGATTACCAATTACATTTAAATGATATATATTCATTAGGATTTATGGGGAACTTATCAGAATACTATATGACACAATCTTGGTTATCGCTATTAGATTTAATAGTTGATACAGACGATAAACATATAGATTTTAATGTCCATAGAAACAATCTAAGAATAGATATGAATTGGAAAACTGAAGTTGTTATTGGTTCATACATTATAGTAGAATGCCAAAGAGTTTTAGATCCAGACGCATACACTGATGTATATAACGATTACTTTCTTAAACGATATGCCACAGCATTAATTAAAATGCAATGGGGTATTAACCTATCAAAGTTTGAGGGAATGGTAATGCCAGGTGGCGTTACATTTAACGGACGACAAATCTTAGAAGACGCCAAAGAAGAAATAAAAGAATTAACAGAAGAAGCTCGCTTGGTCTGGGAAGATCCAATCGACTTTATGACAGGATAAATAAATGCCAAGAAGCGTTTACTTTTCTCAGGCTGTAAAAACTGAGCAGAATTTATACGAAGACTTGATCATAGAGTCTCTTAAGATATATGGTCAGGATGTCTATTACTTGCCTAGAACAATGCTTAATAGAGATGATATATTAGGCGAAGATAGTGCATCAAAATTTGATGATGCGTATATGATTGAAGCTTATATTGAAAATGCAGAAGGGTTTGAAGGTTCAGGGGATTTATATTCTAAATTTGGATTAGAAATTAGAGACGAAGCTAATTTTATTATCTCTAAAAGGCAGTGGGAAAAACTTATCGGTTTTTATCAAACAAACAATGTTAATCCTACACCAGAATCTGGTGATCTTTTATTCTTACCAATGACAAACAAGTTCTTTGAAATTATGTTTGTCGAACATGAACAACCTTTCTATCAATTATCAAATTTACCAGTTTATAAACTACAATGTAGCCTATACGAATATAGTGATGATGATTTTGAAACAGATGTTGTTGCCATTGACACAGTTCAAGCTAGGAATTCATATCTACAAACGATGACAGTTTCCTTAACAGGTGGTAATCATTTTGAAATTGGAGAAACCATATCACAGATAATATCAACTGGTCCTACTGTAACAGTAAGTGGTGAAATACAAACTATTGTTAAAACTTCAGATATTGCTGCTGATATTAGCGTAAGTAATATCGGTGTAACTGGTTCAGAAGGTCAAGGAAAGAACTTCTTGGTATCTCCTACATTAGGTTTGGTTGGAGAAACTAGTAGTAACACATGCTATATAACTGACATTGTTACTATAGGCGATAAGGATGATGCTAATACATTTGCATCAGATGGTCAAGCAGAAAATGTACAATTTGAAATTGAAGGTGATAATTTTATAGACTTTACCGAATCTAATCCATTCGGCGATCCATCGGAGACTTATTAATGTTTGGAGATCATTTCTATCATGCTACATTGCGAAAATCAGTAGCAGTATTCGGAACTATATTTAATAATATAGGTATTGTTAGAAAGAAAAGTGATGGTACTGTTATTAATCAAGTTAAAGTTCCATTAGCGTACGGACCTAAACAAAAGTTTTTGGCTAGGTTAGATGCTGATACTATGAACGATGCTTCTTTTGCAATTAAACTTCCTAGGATGTCGTTTGAAATAACAGGCCTTGAGCAAGATCTAACATCAAAATTAAATAAAAGAGCACAGATTACCGAAGCCCATGGTAGTGATTCTACTAGAAAGAAAACAGTTAAACAACAGACCACATATTCTATTGGAATGCAGTTAAACATTATGGCTAAAAACCAAGATGATGGTTTACAAATTATAGAACAAATACTTCCGTACTTTCAGCCAGAGTACACAGTTACAATTAAACCTATTGATGGTTGGACTACTTATAAAGAAGATGTGCCTGTTACGTTAACTAGTGTTGCTATAAATGACGAATACGAAGGTGATTTTGCTAGTCGTAGGGTATTAACATATACCTTAGACTTTACAATGAAAATGAGATTCTTTGGACCAACACAGAATCAGTCAGTTATTAAAGAAATTGATATAGACTTTTTTGACAAAAATAACACAGGGCAATTTTTAGAAGGAATTAACTTAGCAGTAAATCCTAAAACTGCAAGTGAATCAGATAATTATACTATAACAACAACGTATGATTATTTAAATGTTCCAAATAGTTTTGTATTATCATTAGATGATATATCAGATACGTTCCTTGTAGGAGAAACTATTACAGGAACATCATCAGCATCTACTGCTGAAATAACCGCTATAAGTGGTTCTACAATTACAGTTGACACGACAACTGGATACTTTTTTGAGGATGAGACTATTACTGGATCTGCTGCTAACGTAACTGCTACTATTTCTAGTTATACATAAATACTATTATGAAGAAAGATAAAATGATGGATAGTTTGGCAAAAAATTTACCTCAAAAATCTGAGAGTAAATTGCCAGTAAAAGATCAAATTGATATTAAAGATATTAAAGACGATTACGAATTTTCCAGAAAAACTTATAAAGATTTAATTAATACAGGGATGCTATCTCTGGATTCACTTGCGCAATTAGCTCAAGAATCTGAACATCCTAGAGCATTTGAGGTATTATCTAAGGCTATTAAAGATATCGGTGACACTACTGATAAACTAATGGTACTACAGAAAAGTAAAAAGGATTTGGTCGATAAAAAAGGACCATCCCGTGAAGTGACAAACAATAATTTATTTGTTGGAAGTAGTTCTGATTTACAAAGATTATTATTAAAACAAGATGAAAGTAAAATTATAAATGAGCCAAATAAAGAATAACGAATTCGGTTATTTAGGTAATCCTAATGTAAAGCGAGATGGAGTCGAGTCAGAGTTTAGTATTGACGAAATTCGTGAGTATAAAAAATGCATGCAGGATCCAGCGTACTTTGCAAAAACATATGCTAAGGTTATATCACTTGATAAAGGTTTAGTATCATTTGACTTATGGCCGTATCAAGAAGATATGTTCGATCACTTTCATAAAAACCGATTCTCTATTGTTTTAGCATGTCGACAAAGTGGTAAATCTATATCATCAGTTATATTTTTACTTTGGTTTGCGTGTTTTCACCCAGAAAAAACTATTGCTATATTAGCCAACAAAGGTGCAGTTGCTAGAGAGATGTTAGCACGTATTACTTTAGCTTTAGAAAATTTACCCTTCTTTTTACAACCTGGCTGTAAGGCTTTAAATAAAGGATCAATTGAATTTAGCAATAACTCTAAAATTATTGCTGCAGCAACCTCTGGTTCTTCTATTCGTGGTCTTTCTATTAACCTATTGTTTTTAGATGAGTTTGCTTTTGTAGAAAACGACGCACAGTTTTATACATCTACATATCCAGTAGTATCATCAGGTAAAGATACTAAAATTATTATAACATCTACTGCAAATGGCGTAGGTAATGTGTATCATAAGCTATGGGAAGGTGCAGCAACCAATACAAATGAATTTAAACCTTTTAGAGTTGATTGGTGGGATGTACCAGGAAGGGACGAAGAGTGGAAAGAACAGACTATTGCCAATACTTCATCGCTTCAGTTTGATCAAGAGTTTGGTAATTCATTTCATGGACGAGGAAACACTCTTATTCCAGCTAATGAGTTATTAGCACAAAAGGCTTTAGATCCAATATCATTTACTGAAAATATATTCGTATATGAAAATCCAGTAGAAAATCATCAGTATATAATGACAGTCGATGTTGCTAAGGGCAGAGGATTAGACTATTCTACGTTTACAATTATAGATGTATCAGTGGATCCATTTAAACAAGTGTGTGTATTTAGAGATAATAACATATCGCCAATACTATTTCCTGATCTTATATATAAATGGGCTAATCATTATAACGAAGCATATACTATTATTGAAAGTAATGACCAAGGTGCAGTAGTTTGTAATGGTTTATATTATGATTTAGAATATGAGAATATGTTTGTTGAGTCGATGGTAAAGCGTAATGCACTTGGTGCTACAATGACTAAACGATTAAAACGAATTGGTTGCTCAGCAGTAAAAGATTTAATTATGGAGAAAAAACTTCATGTCATCGATGCTAATACTATTATTGAAATGAGTACATTTGTAAATAGAGGATCATCATGGGAAGCTTCGGGTAATAACCATGACGATTTAATGATGAATTTAGTATTGTTTTCTTGGTTTACTACTACTGATATATTCCATGGTATAACGGATATAGATATGAAAACACTTCTATATAAAGAACAACTTCAGGCTATACAAGATGATATGCTACCATTCGGTGTATTTAGTAGCGATGAAAATAACACTAAGGAAGTTGATAGCGAGGGCAATGTTTGGATGGAAGTAAACAAACACCAAGGGCTTTATTAGAATGTTAAAACATATAAATAACTATGATTGAATATAACCGTATTATGAGAACATATTAACTAACTCAAATTAAGAGGATAAAGCGATGGCATTTCAAGTATCACCAGGCGTCCAGGTCAAAGAAATTGACGCAACGGGCGTTGTTCCTGCCGTATCAACCAGTATTGGTGGATTCGCAGGGTCATTTAATTGGGGTCCAGTTGACGAAGTAATTACGGTAGGTTCAGAAAAGAATCTAGCTGAAATATTTGGTCAACCTACAGACGTCAATACCGCTAACTACTTTTTAACTGCTGCTGGATTTTTAAAATACGGCAGATCATTAAAGGTTGTTAGAGCAATCAGCGGTCACGATAACGCGACTTCTGGTACATCAGGAGTACTAATTAAAAATAGTACTGATTATGAAACTAACCATAGCGATGGTGCACCTGCTGCAGGTAACACTAACACTATGGGAGGCTGGGCTGCAAAATACCCTGGCACACTAGGTAACAGCCTTAAGGTTGAACTTTGTGGACCATTAGGATTTGCAACCTGGGATTATAGAGGTAGCTTCGATTCAGCACCTGGAACATCAAATTACGCGGCAGACGTGCTAGGTAAAACTACTGCATTGGACGAAGTCCATGTTGCTGTAATTGATACAACAGGCTTATGGAGCGGAACACCAAACACAGTTTTAGAAACTTTCCCATTCGTAAGTGTGGGATCAGACGCTAAAGCAGACGACGGCACAACTAACTATTACGTAGATGTTATTAATAACAGATCAAGCTACGTTTGGTGGTTAGCGCATCCAACTATTGCAAGCTCAAACATTGGAGCACCTATTGCTTCAACAGCAGCATACGTAGTAGGTGCAGTAGTACAAAGTAGACCATTAGCAGGTGGATCTGACGATAACGCACCAACAGTTGGTGAAATATCGACAGCATACGATCTTTTAGCAGACGGAGAAACAGTAGATGTTAATTTACTATTTGCTTATCCAGATGCTAGTGGAGCAGTAATTGCTAATAAACTAATCGATATGGCTTTAAAAAGGAAAGACTGTATGGCTTTTGTTTCACCTCCTGTTTCTGAAACAGCAGGTATTGCACCAGGTACTGCATTAACTAATGTAACTACATGGGCCACAACAGTAACTAAGAGTTCATACGGATCAGCAGATTCAGGTGCTTTATATGTGTACGATAAGTACAATGATAAGTATCGTTGGATCGGTGGCGCAGGTCACATTGCTGGACTATGTGCTGGTACTGATTTAGCAGCAGATGCTTGGTTCTCACCAGCTGGTTCGACTAGAGGTCAACTACTAGGTGTTACCAAATTAGCATTTAACCCTAATCTAGCACAAAGAGATGAGTTGTATAAGGCTAAGGTCAACCCACTCGTATCTTTCCCTGGAGAAGGAACTATTTTATTCGGAGATAAAACTTTATCACCTAAACCTTCAGCATTCGACAGAATTAACGTTAGACGTTTATTCATCGTATTGGAGAAAGCAATTTCTACAGCTGCTAAGGGACAACTCTTTGAGTTCAATGATGAATTCACTAGAGCACAATTTAGGAATTTAGTTGAGCCATTCTTAAGGGATGTAAAAGGCCGAAGAGGAGTTACAGACTTTAAAGTAATCTGTGACGAAACAAATAATACAGGACAAGTAATTGATTCTAATAGTTTTGTAGCTGATATCTTTATCAAGCCATCAAGATCTATTAACTTCATTACCTTGAACTTTATAGCAACTAGAACAGGCGTCGATTTTTCAGAAATCGCCGGCTCTAATTAAGGAGAAGTATAATGGCAATTTTAGGTATAGATGATTTTAAATCTAAGCTGACAGGCGGTGGTGCAAGACCTAACTTGTTTAAGGCTACAGTTAACTTCCCAAGCTATGCTCAGGGAAATGTGGAATTAACTTCATTCTTGTGTAAAGCAGTAGCTATCCCATCTTCTGTAATCGCTCCCATTGAAGTAAATTTCAGAGGAAGAAAGATGTCAGTAGCAGGTGATAGAGCATTTGAACCAGTTACATTAACTGTCATCAATGATGCTGCATTTGAAGTTAGAAATAGCTTTGAAAGATGGATGAATGGAATTAATCAGCACAACGCAAATACTGGATTATCAAACCCAACTGAATATCAGTCGGACGTAGTAATCGAGCAATTGAATAAGGCTGGAGAAACTGTAAAAACTTATAACGTAAGAGGATGTTATCCTACTAATTTATCTGCAATTGATTTAAACTATGATTCTGAGAACGCAATCGAAGAATTCACAGTTGAGATGCAGGTAACTTATTGGGAATCTGACACTACTTCTTAGTCGTATAAATAATAATATGGCAGGGACAATTGCGTCCCTGTCAATATTGTAAAGGTAAAAATTATGGCAGAATTGTTCGGATTTGAGATTAATAGAAAGGTTCAAGAACCTGTTAGACCTTCCTTTGTTCCTGATACAGAAGCAGAAGGAACTGGTGTAATTAGTACAGGTGGTCACTTTGGCCAATACCTTGATATTGATGGAGATAAAGTAAAAAACGAAAATGAGCTTATATTTAAGTATAGAGACATTTCTGTTCAGCCTGAATGCGATGCTGCTATTGATGATATTGTAAACGAAGCTATTACTGGAGACTTTAATGCGGCTCCTGTAGCAATTGTATTGGATAGATTAAAAATATCTGATAACATTAAGAAAAATATCAGAAAAGAATTTGATAATGTTTTAGAGCTATTAAATTTTAATAGTACTGGGCATGATATATTTAGAAAATGGTATGTAGATGGTAGATTACCATACCATATGATTATAGATGATAATAACCCTAAGGCGGGTTTAAAAGAATTAAGATATATTGATCCTACTAAAATTAGAAAGATTAAAGAGATTGAAGAAGAAACTGATCCTAAGACGGGTGCAAAGTTAATTAAAAAATCTAAAGAATATTTCATGTTTCAAGATGTACACATGGATAGAGCAAATCAAGGACTTAAAATTCACCCTGATTCTATAGCATATTGCACATCAGGAATGTTAGATCCAAGTCGTAAAAGAATTTTATCGCATTTACAGAAAGCTATTAAACCTGTAAATCAGTTAAGGATGATGGAAGACTCGTTAGTTATCTATAGAATATCTAGAGCTCCTGAACGAAGAATTTTTTATATTGATGTAGGTAATTTACCTAAGGGTAAGGCTGAAGAGTATTTACAGAACATCATGAATAAGTATCGTAATAAATTAGTATACGATGCTAAAACTGGTGATGTAAAAGACGACAGAAAACATATGTCAATGTTAGAGGATTTCTTTTTACCAAGAAGAGAAGGCGGTAGAGGTACTGAAATATCTACACTTCCAGGTGGAGAAAACCTAGGGCAAATAGATGATATAATCTATTTCCAAAAGAAATTATATAAAGCTTTAAATGTTCCTATGAACAGATTAGAGCAAGAAGCACAATTTAGCTTAGGTAGAGCTACTGAAATAAGTAGAGATGAAGTTAAATTTAAGAAGTTTATTGATAGAATAAGAAAAAGATTTTCTGATATCTTCATGCAGGTATTAAAAACACAGCTTTTATTAAAAGGTGTTATTACTAAAGATGATTGGAGAAACTGGAAAGAATATATAGCATTTAATTACATTGAGGATAATTACTTCAGTGAATTAAAAGAATCTGAAATCATTCGTGAAAGATTTGAAATGTTAGCCACACTTGATGAATATGTAGGTAAATATGTATCACATGAATGGGTACGAAAAAATATTCTTAGACAAGATGATGACGAAATCGAGGCACTTAGAAAGCAAATGGATGCAGAAAAAGATGCTGGCGATGACGATGACCTTGATCTTGACTTATAAAAACTTATAAATATATAAACAAGAGGAACTGAAATGAGTAGTATAGAATCATTAATTGATAATTTAAAAGGTAACGATAATGTTAAAGCTAGTGATAACTTTAATAGCATTATGGCTGATAAATTAAAAGATGCACTCGATGCAAGAAAAATCGATTTAGCATCAACAATGACCGATCGAGCTTCTGAAGCTGAAGAGTCATAAAGGAACAACTATGAAGTTAATATCTGAATATACCGATAGTAATATCGAATGTTATACAGAAGCTACCAAAAATGGTGGCAAACAGCACGTCATTGAAGGCGTGTTTATGCAGGCCGATCAGAAGAACAGAAATGGTCGCATATATGAAAAACAAATATTAGAGGCTGCGGTAGAAAAATACGTAGTCGAACAGGTGAAAAGTGGACGAGCAGTAGGGGAATTAAATCACCCTGAAGGTCCAACAATTAACCTGGATAAAGTTTCACATAAGATTACAGATCTCAAATTTGAGGGAAGTAATGTTATTGGAAAAGCATCAATTCTTAAAACCCCTATGGGACAAATCGTTGAAGGTTTGCTCGATGGAGGCGTTAAGCTTGGTGTATCAAGTCGTGGTATGGGTAGTCTTGTACAGAAGAATGGTACTAGTTACGTGGGCAAGGATTTTATGCTTGCAACTGTAGATATAGTCCAGGACCCTTCCGCTCCAGAGGCATTTGTCAATGGAATTATGGAAGGTGTTGATTGGATATGGAATAACGGTATCTTAACTGCACAAGAAATTGAATCAATTGAGACTGAAATAAAGCGTACTCCTAAAAAGCATTTAGCTGAAGCAGAGATCAAAGCGTTTAAAAATTTCCTCTCTAAACTTTAATTCTTAATAGGAGAATATAAAATGTCATTAGAAGACGCAATTAAATCCACTGCAATTGCAGAGGAAGAGGCTGTGTTAGACATCTCTGAAGATGCTGAGCTAGATTCTGAAGAAGAGCTCGTTGAAAACGAAGTTGGAAACGAGGAAGAAGCTTTAGATGAAGAAGTAGTAGCCGAAGCAAAGGTTGAAGAAGACGAAGATGAAGACAAAAAAGACGAAGAAAAAGTCGAAGAGTCTGCACCTGTAGTCCCTAAAACTAAAGCTGGTGTTATTAACGCTGCATTGGAGATGTTTAAAAAGGCCAAAAAGGAAGACGCGCAAAAGCTATATGCTAAATTGACAAAAGTAGAAGAATCAGAAGACGATGGATCAGTTGATAAAGCTGTTGACACCGTTGCTAAAGATAAGAAAGCACCTAAAGCTAAGCTAGAGGCTGCTGACTATTCTGAAGATTTGGATATCTTAGTAGCTGAAGAAGCTACATTGTCAGATGGATTCCGTGTTAAAGCTGGTGCGATTTTTGAAGCTGCTTACGCAAGTAAAGTAGGTGCAGAAATTGACAGGCTAGAAGGCGAATACGCGCAAAATCTTGAAGAAGAAGTCGCTGATATTCAGAGCTCACTCGTAGAAAAGGTAGATTCATACCTTAACTATGTTGTTGAAAACTGGATGAAAGAAAATGAAGTAGCAGTAGAGACTGGACTAAGGTCTGAAATCGCTGAAGACTTTATGAGTGCACTTCAGGTAGTATTCAAGGAACATTACATTGAAGTTCCAGAAGGTAAGGTTGATCTAGTAGATGAGTTATCATCACAGGTTGCTGAGCTAGAGGAATCACTCAATAAAACCACAGAAGAAAATATTCGTTTATACGAGTCAACTCAATCTTTAGAAAGAGCTGAAATCGTAAGAAGACATTCTTCAGGCTTGGCTGAAACCGAAGCTGAAAAGTTATCATCATTGGTAGAAGACATTGAATTCGATAACGCTGAATCTTTCGAAATGAAAGTATCAGTTGTTAAAGAGTCATACTTCAAGCAAGATGTTAATGAATCAGTTGACGAAGTAAATGCCGCAATTGGAAATGAAGAAGCTGACGAAGTTCAGTCTATCTCTAGTTCAATGGCTGCTTACACTCAAGCTATAACTAAATCTATTAAATAAAACATAAACCTAAGGGGAAATAAAAAATGTTTAACGCAGATAAAAATCTAGTAGAGAAATGGACTCCTGTCCTTGATCACGAAGATGCTCCAAGCATCGGTGACAAGCACAAGAGAGCTGTTACTGCTAGACTCTTGGAAAACCAAGAAATCGCACTACAAGAAACCAGAAATCATTCTGATTTTCAACTTAATGAAACCGCAGCTAACGCTACTGGTTCTAACATTAGTAACTTTGATCCAGTATTGATCTCTCTTGTAAGACGTGCAATGCCTAACCTTATCGCATACGATATCGCAGGCGTACAACCAATGAACGGACCTACTGGTCTAATCTTTGCAATGAAGTCTAAGTACAGCACTCAAGGTGGTACTGAAGCTTTATTCGACGAAGCAGATACTGACTTCTCAGGAACTGGTACACACGAAGCTGATCCTACTGGATTAATGGGTGTAGTTGATTCTGGAGACGCAGGTACTTCTATCGCTGACGAAGCTGATGTTGTATCAGGATTCGGTTCTGGTATTACTACAGCTAATGCAGAAGCTAAAGGTACAGCTGTACCCGGTTCTGCTATCTCAAGTGCTAACCAGTTCGGCGAAATGGCTTTCTCAATCGAAAAAGCTCAAGTACTAGCTAACTCAAGAGCTCTTAAAGCTGAATACACTATGGAACTTGCTCAAGATCTTAAAGCAATCCACGGTCTAGACGCTGAAGGCGAATTAGCTAATATTCTTTCTTCTGAAATCCTTGCGGAAATCAACAGAGAAATGGTTAGAACTATTCTTGCTAAAGCTAAAGTTGGTGCTTTACAATCAAACGTTGCTCTTAAAGGTGCGTTCAATGTAGACACAGATTCAGACGGCAGATGGATGGTTGAGAGATTTAAAGGTCTCATCATGCAACTCGAAAGAGAAGCTAACGTAATCGCTAAAGAAACAAGAAGAGGAAAAGGTAATTTTGTACTTTGTTCTTCTGATGTTGCTTCAGCACTAGCAGCAGCTGGTCTTCTAGACTATACTCCTGCTCTTTCAACTGACCTAAATGTTGACGATACTGGTAATACTTTTGCTGGTGTTCTTAACGGTAGAATGAAAGTATATATCGATCCTTATGCTACTGGCGATTTCGCTTGTGTAGGTTACAGAGGTTCAAATCCATACGACGCAGGTATCTTCTATTGCCCATACGTTCCTTTAACTATGGTTAAAGCGATTGGCGAGAATGACTTCCAGCCAAGAATTGGATTCAAAACTAGATATGGAATGCAGCAGAACCCATTCGTGGGAACAGCTACAGGTGCGGGTACTAACCGTGTCAACCCATATTTCAGAATCTTTAGAGTAGACGGAATTATGGTTTCATCATAATCTGAATATTTTAATTCTGATGGAGAGGGGTCTTAGGATCCCTCTTTTTTTGTCTGAGTTCTATACTAAAAGACTTATAAATAGTATTAGGAGATTATTATATGGCCACACTAACTTCAAATAAAAACTATTTAAGTCCTGTCGGATTTAAGTTTACTATTGACAATCAATTGTACCCTAATTTAGAATACTTTTGTACTGCAGTATCTTTACCATCAATTAGTATTGCTGAAGCACCAATGCCTTTCAGAGGAGCTAATGTAGGGTTTACTGGAGACAGAATTACATTTGACGATTTAACTGTTAAGTTTAATATTACTGAAGATATGGATAACTATAAGGAAACTTTTGATTGGATTCATAATATAGTTAATGCTGGAGAGCAATTTAAATCTGATGCTATTTTAAATATATTAACCTCGCACAACAACGTAAGTAAAACTATTAGGTTCAAAGATGTTTTTCCTATTAGTTTAAGTGGTGTTGAATTTACAACAGGTGCCACTGAAATTGAATACTTACAAGCAGACGTAACTTTTAAATATACCTCGTTTGAATTTATATAATAACTACTATCATATATAGTAGTATAGGAAATTAATTATGTTAGATATTGAAAAAATATTAGAAATGTGGAAGAAAGACTCAAACATTGATGAAATGCAACTTGACGAATCTTCTAAAGACTCAGCAAAACTCCACGCAAAATACCTAGAATTTGTAACACACAATCGTTTAGATCTTAAGAAAAGAGAAATGGAATTTAAGGTTCTACTTAAAGATAAGTGGTTGCATTATAATGGAAAAATGTCCAAAGAGGATATTGACGATAGAGGCTGGGATTACGATCCATTAAATGGATTAAAAGTATTAAAAGGCGATATGGATTATTACTATGATTCTGATCCCGATATTCAAAAAGCTCAAGCCCGTATTGAGTATCTTAAAACCACTGCAGACACACTAAAGGAAATTTTAGATAATGTTAAGTGGAGACACCAAACTATTAAAAATATGATTGAGTGGAGAAAGTTTACTAGTGGTATTTAAATGGACATAGTGACAGTTAAAAAACTTAACGAAACCTTTATACAGATACTGACTGATCCTGGTATTGAGCAAGAGTTGGCAGAACACTTTTGTTTTTATGTTCCAGGGTATAAATTCATGCCAGCATATAAAAATAGGATGTGGGATGGTAAAATACGCTTGTACGATCTTAGGCGTAAGACGTTGTATGGTGGGTTGTTCCAATACCTTAATGAATTCTGTGAAGTTAGGGACTACACCCTGAAGATAGAGGAAGATGAGTACTATTCAAGGCCTGATATTGAACAAATTATTGATATTGAAGGGTTTATGAGTGAATTACGGCCTAGCGTGAACGGTAAGGGTATTATCCCCCATGACTATCAACTTACGGCACTCTCGCTCTTGCTTTCAAAAACTAAAAGCCTTCTACTATCACCAACGGCTTCTGGAAAGAGTTTAATCATATATTTAGCTGTTAGATATTACCTAGAGACGTATGATAACAAAGTCCTTTTAGTAGTACCAACGACGTCACTTGTTGAGCAGATGTATTCTGACTTTAATGACTATTCTCAACTTGAGGATTGGAATGTAGAAGATAATTGCCATAGAATATACTCAGGCAAAGAAAAATATAATATAAAACCTAGGGTTATTATTACCACATGGCAGTCAATATATAAGATGCACCATGAGTGGTTTGAGCAATACGGTATGGTTATAGGAGATGAAGCACATTCATTTAAAGCTAAGTCATTAACTTCAATATTAGAAAAATGTACAGAAGCTAAGTACAGAGTAGGTACGACAGGAACCCTTGATGGAACATTAACTCATCAGTTAGTTTTAGAAGGTCTGTTTGGACCTGTTCATAAAGTTACAACAACAAAAGAGTTAATGGACAAAAACACATTAGCACAATTAGAAATTCAAGTATTACTTTTAAAGTATGCAGACGAGTATTGTAAACTTGTAAAGAAAATGAAATACCACGATGAGCTAGATTTTATTGTAAAGTACGAACCACGGAATAATTTTATTAGTAATTTAGCTTTAGACCAAGATGGAAACACACTTATACTATTTCAATTTGTAGAGAAGCATGGTAAACCATTGCACTCGCTTTTACAGGATAAGATAAGTAAACTACCTCGTTCCGAGGAAAGGAAATTATTTTATGTCTCAGGAGAAACCGATGTCGATACTAGGGAGAAGATTAGATCAATCACAGAGCAACAAGATAACGCAATTATTGTTGCTTCCATGGGTACTTTTTCTACTGGGATTAATATTAAGCGTCTTCATAATATCGTATTTGCTTCACCGAGTAAGTCTCAAATTAGGGTTTTACAAAGCATAGGAAGAGGGCTAAGGAAGAGCGCAGATGGTATAAATACTAAAGTGTACGATATTGCAGATGACCTACATTGGAAGAACAAGAAGAATTACACATTAGAACATGCAGGTGTACGAATTAGCATATATAGTAAAGAGAAATTTAATTATAAAATATTTGAGATAAAAATTTAATGGACATATCGGTAAGACAATTTAAATTATATAGTGGCGAAGACATTATTGCCTTAGTTAACAAAGTTGATGGTGAAAATTACGTTGTCGAAAGACCATTTAAACTTATTCAAAATTTAGTAGGTCAATACCAATTAACACCATGGTTCCAATTTTCGGACCAAACCCTATTTAAAATACTACGATCGAGAATTATACATTCAGCAGAAATTAGTGCAGAAATAAGAGAAGCCTATATCAGTATAGCTTCACAGAAAAGAACTTTGGAGACGCCTGTCGGCGATTCGGACTCTGAAGGTTTAGAAGAATATGTCAGAATGTTAAGAGACATCGATCCTACCAGCGATATGGAGGAACCATCAGTTGATGATGAACCAAAGGAACGAACAATACATTAGCTTTATATTACCCTCCCTCGGAACCACTCTATTATTATACCACGTTTTCTGTAATTTGTACAGGACTTTCTGCAATAAAAGGCAATTAAAATGATATATAAACCTGATCAAAATGAGATGATGTTTTGCGACTATAGAATACATCGAAAGAATAAAGCATTAGTAATCGATAAAGATCTTAACATTCAAAAGTTTTTTAACTTTAATGATGGGGACACCCTACGCGTTAGCGTTAATGAAACAGACGATGGATTAATGCAAACAACATTCACAAAACTATGTACAAATGAATGATTTTATGGTATAATAGTACCTATACAACATTAATAATGGAGATTTAACTATGGCAGATCCAAAGCAAAAGCCACACTATATTAATAACAAAGAATTTTCACTCGCTGTAGTTGAGTATGTTACTAATAAAAATAAGTTGGAAGAAGAAGGTAAAGAAACCCCTAAGGTTACTAACTATATTGCCTCTTGCTTCTTAAAAATATCAGAAGGTTTATCCCACAGACCAAACTTTGTAAGATACACATACAGAGAAGAAATGGTTATGGATGCAGTAGAAAATTGTTTAAAGGCTATTTCTAATTACAATATTGAAACAGCAACAAGAACTGGAAAGCCAAACGCATTTTCATACTTTACTCAAATTTGTTACTTTGCGTTTATTCGTAGAATTACAAAAGAGAAAAAGCAACAGGATATTAAATTTAGGTTTATTGAAAGAATGGGTATTGAAGATTTTGCTCAAATGGGGATGGATGATGCAGGTGCACAGCAAACCATGGAGTATGTCGATACACTAAGACAAAGAATCGCTAAGGTTAAAACTTCTGATGAGAAAATTAAGAAATTTGCTAAAGCTGAAAAAGATTTAGAAAAACTAGAATTGTTTATGGTATAATATGAAAGTAGCTATTTTAAATGACACACATTGTGGTGTAAGAAATTCATCAGATATATTTTTAAATTATCAAAGAAGGTTTTATGAGGAAGTATTCTTTCCTTATTTGAAAGAACACGATATTAAACAAATACTTCACTTAGGCGATTATTACGAACATCGTAAATTTGTTAACTTTAAAGCTCTTAACCAAAACCGTAGAGACTTTTTAGAACCAATGCGAGATGCTGGTATTACTATGGATATTATACCTGGTAATCATGATGTGTATTTTAAGAATACCAATGAGCTTTGTTCTCTAAAAGAATTACTAGGTTATTTTACATCTAATGTTAATATTATTATGAAACCTAAAGTATTGGATTATGCTGGTTGTGGTGTTGCTGCAATTCCATGGATTAACAATTCTAACTATGCTGAATACACAAAGTTTCTTAAGAACTGTAAAGCTTCTATAGTAGGAGCACATCTTGAGTTAAAAGGTTTTGATATGATGGCAGGTATATCTAATCCTCACGGTATGGAGTCTGATATATTCCAAAGATTTGAGCTAGTGTTATCAGGACATTTCCATACAAAATCATCTAGAGGACCAATTCATTATCTCGGTTCACAGTTTGAATTTACTTGGGCAGATGTTGATGATCCAAAATATTTTCACATATTAGATACAGAAACTAGAGAGATTACACCTGTACGAAATCCTATTACAATGTTTAAAAAGTTTGTGTATGACGATGAAACTCATGATTATTCTGATATTGATATGGAACAATTTAAAGAAAAATTTGTTAAGATTATAGTATTAAATAAAAACAATCTATACATGTTTGATAAATTTATCGATAAGTTACAATCTATTGAAACATACGAATTAAAAATAGCAGAAAACTTTGAGGAATTTTTAGGAGATAGTGTTGAGGACGATAAAGTTTCCCTTGAAGATACTACTGTTCTACTAGATTCATATGTTGAAGCAGTCGACACTGAACTAGATAAAGATCATTTAAAAGTTGAATTGAGAAAGCTTTATACCGAAGCTCAGAACCTAGAGGTCGTATGATAAATTTTAAATATGTTAAGTGGAAAAACTTTTTGTCCACTGGAAATGAATTTACAAAAATACAATTAGATAAAACACCATCTACTCTTATAGTAGGATCAAACGGAGCAGGTAAATCTACATTACTAGATGCATTATCATATTCTCTATTTGGTAAAGCACATAGAGATATTAAGAAAGATCAATTAGTTAATTCTATTAATAAAAAGGGTACTGAAGTAGAAGTTGAATTTGAAATTGGTGGAGTTGATTTCAAAGTCAGAAGAACTATTAAACCTACTAAGTTTGAGATATTCCAAAATGGTAAAATAATTAATCAAGCAGCAAATGCTAGAGATTATCAAAAGTTTTTAGAACAAAATATACTTAAATTAAATCATAAATCGTTTCACCAGGTAGTAGTACTAGGTAGCAGTTCCTTTATTCCTTTTATGCAATTACCACCATGGTCGCGTAGAGCAGTCATTGAAGATTTATTAGACATTAACATTTTTAGTAAGATGAATGGTCTATTAAAGGAAAGGAATTCTAAAATTAAGGATGAACTAATAGATTTAGATCATAACTTAGAATTAGTAAAGTCTAAAATACAAAGCCAAACTAAATATATTAAAGATCTTCAAGGTATTAATCAAGATATGATTGATGCTAAGTATGCTACGATGAAAGAGCATAAAACAGAAATCCAAGGATATGTTAGTAAGTCTGCAGAGCTTGGTGAAAATTTATCTACGAATCTAGAAGAAATTAACAGATCATATTCAGTTACTGATTCTGATATCAGACAGCTTCAAAGAAAAGAACATGAACTAACTGATAAAATAAAAGGTATGGTCAAAGAAGCTAGATTTTATGAAGACAACGATCATTGCCCTACATGCGATCATGACCTAGAGGATAGTTTTAAAGAAACTAAACTTACTCAAATTAAAGAAGAAGCTAATAAAATCCAAAACGAAATGTCTAAGGTTGTGAAACAGATTAGCTTCCTAGAAAAAGAAGCAACTCTTGCTAAAAAGACACTAGAGCATTTACTGAAAAAACAAAATCAAATAACCACGAATAACGAAGCTGTAAGTTTACTACAAAAAGAAATTGATAAAATCCAAAAAGACATTAGAAGTCTTAATGGCCAATCAGGTGATATAACTACAGCAAAGACTGACCTATCAGATCAAAGAGAAAAGAAAGATAGTATGACAGAAAAGAAATTGTCATATGTAGAAGAAAGAACATACAACGAAGTTATAGGTGAAATGCTTAAAGATACTGGAATTAAAACCAAAGTTATTAAGCAGTATTTACCTGTAATGAATAGATTCATAAATCAATATTTACAAGTATTGGATTTCTTTGTAGCTTTTCATTTAGACGAAGCATTTAACGAAACCATTAGGAGTCGTCATAGGGATGCATTTAACTATTCATCGTTCTCAGAAGGTGAAAAACAAAGAATCGATTTAGCATTATTGTTCACATGGAGGATGATTGCTAAAATGAAAAATTCAGCAGCCACTAATCTACTAGTTTTAGATGAGACATTCGACTCATCACTAGATCTTGATGGTATTGATAACCTCACCAAAATCCTAAATACTCTAGAAGAAGGAACCAATGTGTTTATTATATCACATAAGGGCGATGTTCTAGAGAATAAATTTAGGTCTAAAATAGAGTTCTATAAGGACAGAAACTTTTCTAAAATAAGATAAAAGTGTAAAATAGGCTAATTATTTTGCAAATAAATGCAGAAAACCCTGTACAATCCACCATCAGCCTGGTATAATAGTTATATAAATTAAGGAGATAAGGATTATGAAACAAGGTTTAATTTTACACCACATCGCTACAGGGATCATTCAAGAGGTTCCTTTAAACGGCAAAGAGATGCAATTAGCTATGGATAATGGCCCTACTGTAAACGATAGCTGGGACTTAATGGTAGCTTCAGTAGCCTCTAGGTCAGACATTACAATCAACGACGGCAACTGGGATTTAGAAAAAATCGTGGTCGACGGCGTTTCAAGGGTAGCACATTAATGAATAATAGTTTAGCAAAACTTCTAGCAACAGAAAATATCACTGTCCAAGTTGGTAACTATAATACTGCTTGGTTTGATATTAAATCCAGAGTACTAGGTCTTCCAGATTGGAAAGACATGTCAAAGGACGTTGAGGATCTTTTTATAGGTCACGAAGTAGGGCATGCATTATTTACTCCATACGAAGGCTGGCACGATAGCCCAGAAAAATTAGAAGGATGTCCTAGGTCATACATTAATGTAGTTGAAGACGCTAGGATTGAAAAAAACATTAAATCAAAATATCCTGGATTGGTTGGACCAATGGCAAGAGGATATACTTCATTAGTAGCTAAGGAATTCTTTGGCGATCTTACTGATATTGATTGGGCAAAAGTAAAGTTAATTGATAAAATTAATCTTAAAGCTAAAATTGGTACATTACTAAATGTTCCAATGAACTCTGAAGAATCAGCATTATATAACGCTACAATGGTTACTGAATCATTCGAAGATGTTTTAAATGTTGTTAGAGATATTTTAGCTTATACTAAAGAAAACCAAGAAGAACTAATTCAAAAACCAGAGACGCTTCCAGATTTTGATGAAAGCGATACTGAAGAAAACGACGATCCTACTACTCAAGGTCATGATGATTTTGAGCAAACACCAAGTGAAGAACAAGAGGCTACTGAAGAGGAACCAAGAGACGGCGAGGAATCTAACGATTCTGAGGAACCAGGACAAGCGGAGAAAGCAGTAGCCTCGCCTTTACCAGAGCATAGTGATGAAGATGTATCTATTACAGATGAAATCTTTAGAGCAAAGGAAAAGGATTTAATACCTGAGGTATCAACTACATTCTATGCTAATGATGTTAAGGACGTTACACCATTTGTTGTTCCATTTAAAGACTTAATGTCTAGAAGAAAAAAGGTATTAGAAGGTTTTAATCACGAATACGAAGATGGAACTGTTAACAAAAAACAAATTCTTACAATGAATATGGAAGTAGAATTTAAAAAGTACTTAAGTAAAGTTAAGAAAGCGGTTCAGCCAGCAGTAAAAGAATTTGAGCAAAAGAAAGCTGCGCATCAATGGCAGTATGCTACTACAGCAAAAACTGGTAGAATTGATGTTAACAAATTACATTCATACAAAATATCAGAAGACATTTTTTCACAAACGACTAACCTAGCCAATTCTAAAAATCATGGAATGTTTATGTTAATCGATTATTCTGGATCGATGGCAGGTGTTTTAAGTAATGTACTAGATCAATTAGTTCATAGCATTATATTTTGTAAAACAGTTAATATACCGTTTGATGTATACGCATTTACAACTGGCGGAAATTACGATTATACTTCTTATAGAGATGGTGATTTTCAAATGGACAATTTATCAATGCCTCAGCTTATTCATTCAGATCTTAAAAAGAATGATTTTGAATTAGCTTTAAAATACCTTTATGCTAGAATGGAATGTGCTAGAGGACCTCATGATTACTCAATATACGATAGATGCGAAGAATGGGGATCAACACCTTTAAACCATGCACTAGTTTGTTCACACAAATTAATTAAGAAATTTAAAGCAATAAAAAATCTAGAGAAAGTTAACCTTATGTTAATTACAGATGGTGATACAAACAGATTAAGCATTATTGAAGATAGATCTCTTGCAGACAAGAAGCTTCCTACCACGAGCTCATACTATGGCTACGATGCAGAAATTAAAACTACTATTGACGGCAAAAAGCTAACACTAGCTGGAAGAGGCGTTAATGGTACTAAAAGTCTTTTACAAAATCTTAAGAAAAGATACGGAGTTAATGTTATAGGATTCTATATTGCTGATTCTAGAAGCGATCTAAATAGTGCTATATTCTCAAGTTATAGAGATCAAAATAAAGATGCTAATGATTGGGACACTAGTTTTGATAAGCATAAGAAAACAAAGTTAAAGGAAAGAAACAAAAACAAATGTATCGAGTACAAAAACAGTAAAGGCTATGATAATCTCTACATTGTATTGGACAAAGAGTTTAATACCGACGAGGACGAATTCGAAGCAACTTCTGATCAAACTAAAAGCCAAATAACAAGAGCATTTAAAAAGTATAGCTCAAGTAAAAAGGTCAATAAGAGTTTGATGACTAAATTTGGCCAAGCAGTAGCATAGTGATACTTAGGCTAATTATTTTGCAAATAAATGCAAATAACCCTGTACACTATGCAGTAACTATGGTATAATAGTTATATAAATTGATAAGGAACTATATTATGAACGTAAATACAAACACAATACTGAAAAGCTTAATGGAAACATATCCAGATAGCACTGTCTTTAAAAAGGCAGAAATCGTATCTATAGCAAATTCGCTAGGATTTAAAAAGAGTGATTATTCACCTCTAACGTCAACTGATAACAGGACTGATGTCAGAGGTCAATACGATCTTTCAGCTGTTATTATTCCAATGAGGGAATCTAATACAATGGCTAAAACATCACCAACAGTAGTTGGAATGCAATCAATAGTAAATGAAGAGAAAACGTTTGCTTCAGTTGATCCTACATTCGTACCATGGGGTGCATATTCAGACGTCGTTAAAGTCGTTAAATCTGAAATGTTCTATCCCATCTATGTGTCAGGTCTAAGCGGTAATGGTAAAACCTTTATGGTCGAACAAGCATGTGCTAAAGAAGGCAGAGAGTTTATCAGAGTGCAAATTAATCCAGAGACAGATGAAGACGATTTAATTGGCGGATTTAGATTAATCAATGGCGAAACAGTTTTCTCCAAAGGTCCAGTTCTAAAAGCTATGGAAAACGGAGCTATACTTCTTCTAGATGAAATTGATAGAGCTACAAATAAAATTATGTGCCTTCAAGGAATCTTAGAAGGTAAACCAGTTTTAGTTAAAAAAACTGGAGAGGTAGTAACACCTTCTAGTGGCTTCAATGTAATAGCAACTGCTAACACAAAGGGTAAAGGGTCAGACGATGGAAGATTCACAGCTGCCTCAATTATCGACGATGCATTCTTGGAAAGATTTACTATCTCAATAGATCAAGCATTTCCATCAGTATCAGTTGAAAAGAAAATTGTTAATAACCACATGAAAAAATTTGGAGAAGTCGACACAGACTTTGCTGATAACTTAGTGGGATGGGCAGATATCATCAGAAAAACTTTCTACGATGATGGAGTCGATGAGGTTATTTCAACAAGAAGGTTGTGTCATATTGCACAAACATTCTCAATCTTTAAAGATAAAATGAAATCAATTGATTTATGTATCTCAAGGTTTGATGATGATACAAAAGCAGCATTCCTAGATCTTTACAGTAAGGTCGATGCAGGCATAGAAACAATTACTGACGAGGATTATTATGTCGAAACAGATTAATTATAAATTTAACGAAGGAGCTCTAATCAAAGAGCTCCAAGCGTATATCGATTCTACGTACGATGCACATTATGGTCAAGGAGGATTACAATCCTCTGAGGTTATAGTGGATCGTGGACATGGTCTAGGATTCTTCCTAGGTAATGTCGATAAATACAATGCAAGGTACGGGAAAAAAGGTGATGTGAAAGACCACCGAAAGGATCTTATGAAGGTATTGCATTATGCATTACTCGCTCTTTATGAGCATGATAGGATTAATTCAAACTAACTATGTACATTATACTAAAAGTATGGTATAATATACTATTAATTAAAAAGGTAATATTATGAATATAACAAACGATACTCTCAAGGTATTGAAAAACTTTGCTACCATTAATCCTAACATTGTGATTAAACCTGGTGGCCAACTAAAAACAATCTCTGAAGCTAAAAACATTATGGCTATCGCTGATGGCACTGATGATTTTCCTACAGAGTTTGGAATCTACGATCTTAATGAATTCCTATCTGTTTCAAATTTGGTGCAAGATCCAAACTTTGATTTCCAAGATAAAAACGTTAAGATTACTTCAGGTGGTAACACTGTAACATATTTCTTTTCAGAACCAGAGATCTTAACATCTCCTTCTAAAGAAATTACAATGCCAGACACTGAAGTTGGAATTTCCATTACACAGGAAGTTTTATCGCAGGTTCGTAAAGCAGCTGCTGTACTTGGACATACTGAAATGTCTATTAAAGGCAGTGGCGGTAAAGTAACGCTATCAGTAGTTGATAGTTCAGATGCTACTGCTAACTCATTTGATATTGAGCTCAATGACAATAACGATTGTACTGAAGAGTTTAATTTCATCGTAAATATTAATAATCTAAAATTGATCGAAGGTGATTACTTTGTGAATATCAGTTCTAAACTAATTTCACAGTGGACATGTTCATCAATGGCAGTTAAATATTTTATCGCTTTAGAGAAAGCGTCAACATTCGGCGTATAAATATAATGGTATATTATATACGCAATAGGAATTCTCATAATAACTATGAGGATATAGTGTAAGATGCGGATAACCGGTCTTACAAATTATAGTCTAACTTTGATCAAAGGAGAAACAAAATGACTAATCAAGTAGAAACTCAAGCTGGTGAGCAACAAGAACCAGTACAACTAAGTCTTCAAGACATCTCAACTTTTGTGCAGATTATCGATATCTGTTCTAAAAGAGGTGGTTTTGAAGGTCAAGAAATGGAAGCAGTCGGCGGTCTTAGAAATAGAACCGTTCAGTTTCTAAACGAAGCTTCAGCAGCTCAAGGCGAAAAAGCTCCAGAAGGTATGGTACCATCTGAAGGCGACCCTGATGTAACTGTTGATACTGGCGAAGAAGACGCTTAGTTGAAAGATTAGCCTATTGCGGAGGTGGCTCCTCCGTATTTTATTAATTTTATTATGAAGGATTTATTATGGATCGCAATGAAACATCACGCTTAATCGAAGCACTAAAACGAGGTTCTGTTACAGTAACCTTTCAAAAAATTGACTCAGACGAAATTAGAGTCATGCCATGTACTCTCAACCCCACAGTTCTAAAAGCTAATGGAGTTAACTCTATTATCGAAAACGTCGATCCTGGCACGGATCATGTTGCAGCTTGGTCTCTTGACAAAGATGCATGGAGATCGTTTAGATTAGATACTGTTCTTGGTTGGGAGGTACTATAATGCAAGAATTTCTTTGGGTAGAGAAATATCGTCCACAAACGATTAAAGATACAATTTTACCAAATTCAATCAAGAAAACTTTTGAAGATATTGTTAGAGGGGGTGACTTACACAATATGCTTCTTACCGGCTCAGCCGGCCTTGGTAAAACTACTGTCGCTAAAGCTTTGTGCAACGAGTTGTCATTAGATTATATTATAATTAATGGCTCCGAAGAGGGTAACATTGATACTCTCAGAGGTAAAATCAAGCAGTTTGCTTCATCGGTATCATTACAAGGTGGCTATAAAGTAGTTATCCTTGATGAAGCAGACTACTTGAACCCACAATCAACACAACCAGCTTTGCGTGGATTCATCGAAGAATTCTCAGGAAACTGTAGGTTTATACTAACATGCAATTTCAAAAACAGAATTATCGATCCACTTCATTCTCGATGCACAACCATCGAGTTTAATGTACCTAAAAAGTCAATGCCAAAACTCTGTGTTCAATTCCTTCACCGCTGTGAAGTTATTCTAAATCAGGAAAATATTGATTACGATCGTAATGTTATTGCAGAACTTATTACTAAACACATGCCTGATTGGCGTAAAGTGTTGAATGAGTTACAGCGATATAGTACCAGTGGAACAATTGATACTGGAATACTTGTAACGCTTTCTGATGCATCTATTAGTGATTTAATGGAACATCTAAAACTTAAAAACTTTAAGCTTATGCGACAATGGGTTGCAGACAATATTGACACAGAACCAGCTTCACTCTTTCGTAAAGTTTACGATAACATGAATGAATATGTTGATCCTCAAAGTATACCGCAACTGGTACTTATTTTGGCAGATTACCAATACAAAAATTCATTCGTCGCTGATCATGAGTTGAATATGGTTGCATGCTTAACTGAGATAATGGCTGGAGTTAAATTCAAATGACACCATTCGATTATCTAAAAGCAATCAATAATTCTAAAAAGAATATTATTGTAGACGACTTATCTGAAAATGAGTATAACGCCTTTATGGTAAATAGAGGCTTATCGTTTTTCCCTGATACTGTTCTTATGGCTAATGAAATGAATATATCACATCATTTAGATAGCAAGCTTCAATTCGATTTTCTTATAAATATTATTAAGAAAAAGAGTAGATTTACTAAATGGTCTAAGAAGACTAATATAGCAAATCTTGAAGTAATTAAACAATATTATGGATATAGCAATGAAAAAGCTAGATCTGTTTTATCATTATTCAGCAATGACGAAATTGCTGATTTGAATCAAAGGATTAGTAAAGGTGGAAGAACTAAATAATAACCCAATACAAAATTGGACACCTGGTTCGATGCTTGAAGTATCACTTAATGAACCAGACGATTTTCTAAAAGTAAGAGAAACATTAACCAGAATTGGAGTGGCTTCTCGCAAAGAAAGCAAACTGTATCAATCGTGTCATATTCTGCATAAGCAGGGTAGATACTTTATTGTACATTTTAAAGAATTATTTCTATTAGATGGAAAACCATCCAATCTATTAGAAAACGATATTCAGCGCCGCAACACAATTGCAACGCTGTTATCAGATTGGGGATTGGTCTCTATGATTGAACCTAATCTGTTTAAGGACGTAGCACCTTTGAGACAAATCAAAGTGATACCACACAAAGATAAAGCTCTTTGGGAATTATGTCCAAAATATAACATAGGAAACACAAACTAGGTTCCTAAGTTGTATAAATAAACGTGGATGCCGAATAATCGGGTCCATATATTAATCTTGCTTTAAATAGGAGAAACTAAAATGGTAAGAAATGCAATGAACGTGCCGCGTTCCCTCTTTATTGGATTTGATCCAATATTAAATGAACTTGAAAGAATCCACCAAGCTGGAAGATCTCAAGATAATTATCCACCCCATAACGTTGTAAAGATCGATGACGATAATTTCAATATCGAACTTGCAGTTGCTGGATTTTCTGAAGATGATATTTCATTGGAAGTAAAGGATGGTATTCTTTTAATAAAAGGTCAACATAATGAAGACGATGATCGTGAATATGCACATAAAGGTATATCATCCCGCAAATTTGAGAAGTCCTTCCGACTCTCTGAATTTGTCGTAATAGACGGGGCTGATCTAGTGAACGGAATACTTGTGGTTAACGCCAGAGTTGAGGTTCCAGAAGAGAGGCGTCCTAGGAAGATCGAAATCGGGTCTGCTGGGGCATCAAAGAAGAAGGAATTTATTCAAGAATAGATTCTGGTGAGCAGCGAAAACTCAGTGGATTGTTTAACAATTTACTGGAGTCAAATCATGGGTTACATACGTAAACACAAGGATGGCATTAGGACTGGATTCGAACTGATATTTTTAATGAGTGGGATTTTATTAATTTCACCGTTCATAATTTATCTTCAATTGAATTCATACTAATGACTAAGCTTAGTCGGGGGAGTCATCTCCCCCTACTTTTTTCATTTTACATGTGTACATGTGCAGTAAAGTATGGTATAATAGACTATATTATCAAAGGTGAATGAATGAATTTTTATACTAATGTCGGCCGATATGGCAATATGTTACTCTATCGTGGTATCGAAAACGGTAATCGAGTAAGCAGAAAAGTAAAATACAAACCAACCTTGTACGTCGCTACAAGTAAACCTACAGATTGGAAAGCATTGGATGGAACTCCAGTTGCACCAGTCACACAATTCGAATCTATGCGCGATGCTAAAGATTGGATCAGTTTAAACAAAGATGTTTCAGGACGAAAAATATACGGAAACAACCGTTATATTTCTACGTTTATAAACGAAAAGTTTCCAGGTAATATCGAATTTGATCGTAACGCAATTAATGTTACTACAATCGATATTGAAGTCGCATCAGACGACGGGTTTCCTGAACCAGATGTAGCCTCAAAAGAGGTTACTGCTATCTGTATTAAAAACAATATTGACAATACTTATTACGTATGGGCATTAAGGGATTATGATGTAAATCAATCCATTATGCAAACCAATCGTGTCGTGTATAAAAAGTGCGATACTGAAGGACAATTACTTTTGGACTTTATAACACATTGGTCATCACCAACACATTGTCCAGATGTTGTTACAGGTTGGAACTCAAGATTCTTTGATATTCCATACCTTGTAAACAGAATCAATAATTTGCTAGGTTCCGACTGGGTTAAAAAGTTATCACCTTGGGGATTAATCGATTCACGAGATGTTACTATTATGGCTCGTAAACAAACAGCATACGAAATTGCTGGAATATCTCAACTTGACTATATGGAACTATTCAAGAAGTTTGGTTATTCATACGGTGCTCAAGAATCGTATTCACTTAATCATATATCACATGTTGTTCTAGGCGAGAAGAAACTTTCATACGAAGAACACTCAAGTCTATTTAGTTTATACTTAAACGATCATCAAAAGTTTATTGACTATAATATTAAAGATGTTGAGTTGGTCGATAGGATCGAAGATAAACTTGGTCTTATTACACTAGCTTTAACGATGGCTTATCGCGGTGGTGTTAACTACGGCGATACATTTGGAACTACAGCGATATGGGATTCTATTATTTACAGAGATCTTTCAACACAAAAGATTGCAGTTCCATTTCAAGAAGATAAAGTAAAAACACCTTATCCTGGCGGATATGTTAAAGATCCACAAGTTGGAATAAACGATTGGGTAGTATCTTTTGATTTAAACTCACTATATCCATCGCTAATTATGCAATACAATATGTCGCCAGAAACGATAGCCTCTGGTGAATTATCTGATTATGATGTCGATAGTATTCTTAAAAACCATACAATTGTAGATAACAGAGGTAAAGCTGTAAGTGCAAATGGTCAGTATTTCAATATTGACAAAAAGGGTATCTTACCTAAGATCATCGAACAGATGTATGGCGAAAGAGTTCAAATTAAAAAGGCTATGATTAAAGCACAAAAGGAATTGCAGAAGGTAGATAAAAATGATAAACAAGAAGTCTATAGAATTGAAAGGGATATTGCAATCAACGAAAATAGGCAAATGTCTATTAAAATCCTCCTTAATTCTCTTTATGGTGCTCTTGGCAACAAATACTTCAGATTCTTCGATCAACGAATTGCCGAAGGAATTACACTTTCCGGACAACTTACAATACGATGGGCTGAAGAAGCCATCAATACATATCTCAATAAAGTGCTCAAAACTAACAAAGATTACGTCTTGGCAATCGACACCGATTCAGTGTATGTATGCTTAAACGACCTAGTTAAAGCAGTTAACCCTAGTAATCCTATTGATTTTCTAGACACAGTCTGCAGAGAAAAGCTAGAACCTGTCCTTGAAGAAGCATATAAAAAGCTATATGGTATCATGGGTGGCATTGAAAACAAAATGGTCATGGGACGAGAAGTAATTGCTGATCGTGGTTTGTGGACTGCAAAGAAACGATATATTCTTAATGTGCACGATAACGAAGGTGTACGATATGCAGAACCTAAACTAAAAATTATGGGTATTGAAGCTATTAAATCTTCTACACCTGCACCATGCCGAGAAGCACTAAAAGAAATATTCAAAGTTATTATGCATTCATCTGAATCTGATGTACAAAAATCTATTGAGCATTTCAGACAATACTTCAGAACACTAGAACCAAACGATATTGCATTCCCTAGGGGTATAACCAATCTTACTTCGTTCCAAGACAGAAACACTATTTACAGAAAAGGTACTCCGATACATGCTCGTGGCGGAATACTTTACAACAAATTAATCGATGATCTATCGCTAGGTAAGCGATATAACAAAATCAATAACGGCGAAAAGATTAAATTCATTTATCTTAGAACGCCTAATCCTATAAAGGAAAATGTTATATCATTCCTAGATTATCTTCCAACAGAGTTTGGATTGAATAAATATATTGATCACGAAACCCAATTTCAAAAAACTTTCCTAGATCCTATCGAACCAATACTCGATGCGATTGGTTGGTCTTCAAAAGAGGTATCTACGCTAGATGAGTTTTTTGGATAAACACTGTACATTTAATATAAAATATGGTATAATAGTACCAAAGGAAAATACTTATGAAAGATGAATATAAATTAGTACGACTATCTTCTGGTGAAGAAGTAGTTGGTAAAGTTACACAAAACGAAGAATCAATTACCATTACAGATGGTTACTCTTTGATTCCAGCAGGTGAAGGTAAAATTGGTTTTATGCCATTTATGGCTTATACAAAAGCAGCAGAAGGGATTACTATTCCAAATAGTTTTATTCTATTTACTGTAGAACCAGTAGAAGAATTGGTAGATCAAGTTAAAGCTATGAGCAGTCCAATTCAAGTGCCAGAAAAGCAAGGGATTATTACAAATGTCTAAGAACTGGGTAGAAGATATTCACTTAATGCAAAGCAAATATCTTACTAGGCAATGGGTTGAAAACAATCCTGAGAAACTAAAAAAGTTTCTTGAGTTTAGAGTTGATTTTTTGAAAGAAGAACTAATGGAAACAACAGCTGCGGTTACTAATAATGACCCAGAAGAAATCGTAGATGGTTTAATTGATCTATGTGTTGTTGCCATTGGTACACTCGATGCTTTTGGTGTTGATCCCTATAAAGCTTGGGATGCTGTACTAGAAGCTAATATGAACAAAGAAGTGGGACAAAAGCCAAGCAGGCCAAATCCACTAGGAGTTCCGGACCTAATTAAACCTGAAGGTTGGACCGCTCCATCACACGCAGGCAATCATGGTAAGTTTAACGATATTTAACAGTATATACGATAATAAAACTGATAAAAACATTACATATAAATCCTTTGACGATTTTGAAAAAGTGTTGTATCAGTTATCTGAAAGTACTAAATATCCAACTAAAAAGTCAGCACCACTAATATCTCCAGCAACTTATGTGCCGGAGACAACTCGTGCAAACGATAATGTTCTTAGTTGGGGTGGTTTTGGAATTGTAGATGTAGATGATTATACCGGAAGTATCGATGATATTTCTGAAGTGTATAGCGGATACAAATACGTGTGTTATTCCACTGCTAGCTCGACTAAAGAACACCCTAAGTTTCGTTTAGTGTTCCCACTAACAAGAGCTATAAATAAAGATGAAATCAAACATTTTTGGTACGCATTAAATAAAGAGATAGGAGATATCGCAGATGCCCAAACAAAAGACCTCAGCAGAATGTACTACGTCCCAGCCAAATATAAAGGATCTTACAATTTCATATTCTCACACGATGGATCTATCATGGACCCCGCAAAGCTTATGGGAAAACACAGATACGTCGTACCAAATGAATCGTTTTTCGATAAGTTACCTGAAGCTATTAAAAGGGGTCTTATACAACATCGACAAGCAAAACTCGACAACACTAACTTTTCATGGACAGGATATCAAGACTGCCCTTTTATAAATAAAAAACAAATTGAAGAATACAAAACTTTATCAGGTGCTGGTTGGTATTACAAACTATATCAGATAATGGTCTCAATAGCAGGTAACGCAATGTCTAAGGGTTATCCAATAACATCTAAGGAAATTGAATATATAATTAGAGACCTTGATGCAGACACTGGAAATTGGTATGCAAAAAGACCAATCCATAAAGAAGCTGAAAGAGCTATTGAATTTATTTTTAAAAACAATATATAGGATTATATTATGGAACAACTTTTTCACAAACACATTATTAAAATAACATTTATCATTTGCTTACCTTTATGGATAGCTTTCTTTTGTTCTAAAATACAAGCTGATGACCATAACTATTCTTGGCATGGACACACTATTGAATTAAATCCAGAACTACAAGAAGCACAATATTGTATGGCGAAAAACATTTATTTTGAAGCTGGTAATCAACCAGTTGCTGGTAAAATTGCAGTTGCACAAGTTGTACAGAATAGAGTTCTGAATCAGAATTATCCAAATAATATTTGTGATGTTGTCTATCAAGCAAAATGGAAAGAAAATTGGAAAGGTACTCTTATTCCAGTTAGGCACATGTGCCAATTCAGCTGGTTTTGCGATGGAAAATCTGATGATCCAGTTGATAGTGCAACTTGGATGTTTTCTTTGTTAGTTGCTGACTCTGTTATGAATGGAGATTACGGCGATATTACAGAAGGGGCAACTCACTACCATGCAGACTCAGTATATCCTTATTGGGCTGAGTCATTAAATCAAACAGTTATAATCAACAATCACATGTTTTATAAATAAATAATAGGAGAATAATTATGAAAATGATTGGAACAAACGTCTTAGTAACAGAGACAGCAAAGGAAGATACTACTGCAGGTGGTATCATTTTAACAGCAGACACGACTAAAGGGTCTAAACCCGCACTAGTACTTTTAGTAGGACCAGATGTAGTTGATGTAGCCAAAGGAGATAGAGTATATCTTTCTTGGCCTGAAGCTATGCCGGTAGATGTAGAAGGAAAGGCAGGTGCAATAATCGATATGGAACATATCAAGGCAGTAGTGTAATGTATACATACAGTGTAAAGGTAACAAGAATAGTAGACGGAGATACGGTCGACGTAGATATCGACTTAGGTTTTGGTATGTCTTATAGAAAACAGAGAGTTCGTATGATGGGTATTGATACTCCAGAATCCAGAACTAGAAATTTAGAAGAAAAGTTCTATGGTAAAGCAAGTAAAGCTCATCTTGTAGAAAAACTTAAAGATCAAAAGGTTAAATTAGTATCACATGATAAAGGTAAATTTGGTAGAATCCTTGGTGAATTATTTATTGGAGACAATCCAGTAAGTGTTAATCAGCAAATGATTGATGAGTTCCATGCAGTACCATATTTTGGTCAATCTAAGGATGATACTGAACAAGGACACTTGTGGAATAAGCAAGCTCTAAATGAGCAAGGTATTATATATCAACCAAAATAATCAAAAAAAGTGTGTACAATTGAACAAAACTATGGTATAATAGTACTATAAACAGAAAGGTTATATTATGAAAGAATCACTAAAAGTATTACAAGAATGTGCCGAACTTCAGGCAAAGAAAAGTAATGACTATCAAAATCCAAACTCCAGAATTAAACAAGCAGATTACTACCCTCGCGGTGTAGCTTCAATCCTGGATATTATCCATGCTAAAACTCTCAGAATGTTCTCAGTTCTAGAAGCTATGGAATCAGATCCCGACTATAACCCAAACTTTGAATCACTAGAAGACTCTGGTAAAGATTTAATTAACTATGCTTCATTTATGGTTGCATATATGAGAGGTGGTATCGACGGCCAATCAGAAGACAATGACTTTTTAAATAGGAACAAAAATGAATCTTGAAATCGACCAACTAAGAACTTATTTTCACAACGAACTTCGTAATGAAAGATTTACTGTAGACAGAAATGGCAGTAAAACAATCGAGTTAATTGGTGCTTCGTTTTATGCTGATGAACCAGCTATATTTGGTGTTCCAAACAAAGCTTACATTGATGCAGAACTAAATTGGTACAACAGCCAATCTACAAACATTAATGATATCTATTTGGATAGCGATAAAGAACCACCTGCAGCATGGAAGATGACTGCTAATGAACATGGCGAAATCAATTCAAACTATGGTCATTTAATTTATTCAGACAAATACGGTGCACAATTTGATATGGCACTATCTGAATTGTTACAAAACCCAGATTCGCGTAGAGCATCAATGATCTATACAAGACCAAGTATATGGTGTGAATATAACGAAAATGGTAAAAACGATTTTATATGTACAAACTCTGTTACATATTATATCCGTGAAGGTAAACTCGATTGTGTTGTACAAATGCGATCTAATGATGTTATCTTTGGTTATCGTAATGATTATGCATGGCAGAAAGCAGTACTTGATGATATGGCGTATATGCTAAAAGTATTTCCAGGTGATATTGTTTGGCAAGTACAAAACTTACATGTGTACGAAAGACATTTTAATTTGGTAAACCGATGAGCAATAAATGGGAATTCCCGAAGTTTGAAGCGATGAGCAATAAATGGGACAATAGATACTTAAACCTAGCTAGGGAAGTTTCAACTTGGTCAAAAGATCCAAGTACTCAAGTAGGTGCAGTTGCTATTGGAGAAAAGGGACAAGTATTAGCACAAGGCTATAATGGTTTCCCTAGAGGTGTTAATGATTCACTTGAAAGATACAACGATAAAGAAGTAAAATATCGCTATGTAGTTCATGCAGAAATGAATTGTATCTATAATGCTACATTTACTGGAGCATCTCTAAACAACGCTACAATGTATGTTTGGGGTTTACCAGTTTGTAATGAATGTGCAAAGGGATTAGCTCAAGTTGGAGTTAAGAGGGTAGTATCACCTAAGACAGTTGCAGATGTACCAGACAAATGGAAGATATCAGCAATTAACACGGTTGATTTATTAAAGGAGGTTGGTATAATATATGACTTCATTTAATGAACAGTTACTGTATAAGAAAAACAGAAGAAACCCTAAGTTTAAAGATTACAATAAAGAAGATTTAGAAAATCATATTGAAAGCTTACAAAAGTCCTTAAGCAAATTGCATATATTAAATGACACTAATAGATTTAATGGTACATTAGAATCAGTAGTTCAAGATAAACAGAACATGCTTGGTGAAATTGTAAAAGAATATAAAGTACGATTCGATAAAGGCGAATTTCAATACACAGGAGAAATCTCAAAGGATGAGTGATTATAGCGAAGAAGAATTAGCTAATTCAAAAAGAATTTTTAAATCGGCAACACCAAAGTATACTTTAGATTGGTATATAAAATGGATAGCTTCAGTTGTGGTTTTAGCTGCAATGTCTTTACGAGGTGTCGAAGGATTTCAATTATGGGACTTAGGACTTAGCATTATAGGAATATTTCTATGGTTAATAGTATCAGTCTTATGGAAAGATAGAGCACTTATTTTATTAAATGGTGCTGGATTATTTTTACTAATTAAAAATTTAGTAATGCACTTAGTGAACGGAGGATAAATGGAACACTTAATTATACCTACATTAGGTAGGATGGACAAACAAAGAACTTATGATAACTTACCAGAGAAATATCAAAAACTGGTAAAATTTATAGTTCAGGATCATGAGTACGCTCCTATGAGAGAGCGATACGGAGATGCTGTAGTAAAACTACCTAAGGAAATTTCTAGGTTGTCGCCAACACGACAGTGGATATGGGATGAGTTTTATAGTACAAGACATATGGTTTTAGATGATGACTTTGAGTATTTTAAATACAAAGGCCCAGCACCTGAAGGTATGGACACTAAATGGGAAACCAAGGATATGACAGAAGAAGAGTTTGATGACGCTTTTGCTACATTCGACAAATGGATAAAAGAAGAAAAAATTTATCATGGCGGATTCTCAACATCTTGGGTTGTACCAGATCTAAAGTATTGGCCACATCAAAATAACGTAAGGATTATGACTAACTGTTATTTTGATTCTAAAAATTTACCAAGAAATCTTATATGGGATAGGTTAGAAACTTCTCAAGATTTTGATGCTAATCTTCAATTGCTTACTCAAGGGTTTGCAAATAGGATTACCACAAGGTATCGTGTTAGCGTAACAGCGACTAACACTGCAGGTGGTTGTTCAAATTATAGAACAATCGAATTAAGTAATAAAGTGCATCAGCAATTAGCTGAAATTTATCCAGATTACGTCGCTCTAAAAAGCAAGGTATTGGCTAATGGACCATGGAAAGGACAAGACAGAATTACTTGTCATATTAGCTGGTCAAAAGCTTATAAAGATGCAATTAAAAAACAACAAGAATCAAGTTTGGAGACATTTTTCGGATGAAACACGCAGGTATAGTACCACTAATTGGTGGTGAAATTTTGGCATCAGCAGATGCTTATGGAACAGACCCAGAATATTTAATGACATATTCTGGATTTATGGCTAATGAAACACACCTTTTAAATTATTATAAGGAACAAGGAAAAGATATTCCGTATCATATTTTAGATGAAACGTCCGAAAAAATGAAAAATGTGGACATTGTCTCTTCAGTTTGTCCGTGTGCTGGATTGAGCACTTATCATAATTCGCATGGAGAACAAAACGAAAACAACCAATGGATGGAAAAATCATCTGAATATGTTTTAAAGGAAGTTAAACCAAAGGTATTATGGGGTGAGAACGCACCAGGATTATCTGGAAAGATTGGTAAGTTTATGCGAGAAAAGCTCTATAAAATTGGCCAAGATAATGGTTATAACTTTTCGATTTATTTAACTAAAAGTTTACAGCATGGTAATCCACAATATCGTAAAAGAACATTCTTTTTCTTTTGGAAGAAAGATGAATTTAACGATAGGATCCCACTGTTTAACTATTATAATAAAGAAAGACCATTGATTCAAGATCTAATTAAAGGTGTTAACACTAACTTTCAAACACAAGTTTTAAACCAAAAGACACCTTCGCAGGATGATCCATATTATAAGTATACCCTAGAAGTTGAATCTAAATGTACTCATGCTGAATTTGTTGAAAGGCATTCCCATGAAGAAAAATCTATTAATGTAGAATCTAGGTTAATGAAACTAGGTCATGATCATCTTAAACTTGCTGAATGGATGGATCAATATCCTCAGTTTGAAAGAGAAGCTGCAAAGGCTAGACGTAAAGCAGGTAAGATTGCTTCAGGCGGTGGAATTATGCTTAGAGGTACAATTATTCCAATCAATTATATTGGAGCATTTGTAGTACATTTACCTAAGGTTATTGCTCATCCAACTGAAGATAGATACTTAAATGTTGCTGAAGGTAAAGCTATTATGGGATTACCTTTAGATATGGAAGTACTAGATGTAGAAAAGAACTACAATCATATTTGCCAAAACGTTCCATTTGCAACAGCAAGGGATATGGCAGTAGAAGTTAAAGCAGTATTAGAAGGTAAAAGAGATAGTGTTGAAACAAGTTACTTATTTCAAAACAATTTAAACAGAAGTTATGATTATAAAAGAGAAGAAAATAGTTTGGAGGCATTTTTATGATGAGAATATTATTAACAGGAAGCAAAAGTGGACCAAGGAAGGGTTTTATTGGAAGCAGGTTTGCTAAAAAGTATGGTGATCAATATGAGATTGTAGAGTACACTGCAGATATTAGAAATGCAGAAGGTATTATTGTAAGCGATTTTGATTTCGTAATACACCTTGCAGCTTTGGCTGGAGTTCGAAGATCGCATGAAATTCCACAAGAATATTGGAAAACTAATGTAGAAGCATCTAAGTATATTTTTGAAGCATGCGAAAAGGCTAATGTTCCAATCATATATGCTTCATCATCAAGTGTTTATGAATGGTGGTTATCACCTTATGCTGCTACAAAATATGCTATGGAAGCTATAGCACCTAAGAATTCTATTGGATTAAGATTCCATACGGTGTATGGTCCTGATAGCAGAGAAGATATGTTATACGATGCGCTTTTAAGAAAAGATCCAAAGTTAACATACCTAACTAATCACACTAGAGATTGGACTCATGTTGATGACGTATGCAGTGCAATAGATATTTGCATAACATACTTTGATATGATAGTTCACAATAAAGCAATTGATGTCGGTAATGGTAAACCTGTTACAGTAAAAGAAATGGCTGATAAAGTTTGGCCAGAAAATAATTTACCACTAAAAGAAGTTACTGGTGAACGACAAGATACATGTGCTGATCCAACAATTTTAACTAAATTTGGTTGGGTTGCAAACCACCATGTATTAGAAGATGATTATAAAACGCAAACAATGAAACAATTAGACTTAAACTGGGATGGTAATATATAATGAGATTAGCAATTATAGGGCATGGCTTTGTAGGTAAAGCAGTTGATTATGGATTTAGCAATCAGCAAGTAGAAAAGAAAATTTTAGATCCAAACTATGGTCATACTAACGAGGATCAATACAAATTAAAAGATTGGAAACCTGATTTAATTTTTGTGTGTGTTCCTACACCTATGGGCGACGACGGTAATATCAATAGCAGTATTTTAAAATCTGTAATGGATAATCTTGATGAATGCTTAAAAGAAACCCTAATTGTTATTAAATCAACTGTTACACCAAACGTAATAGCTGAATATAAATTTTGGAATAACGTTGTGTATAATCCAGAATTTTTAACAGAAAAGTCTGCATGTGAACAATTTGTAAATCCTGAGTTTCATATCTTTGGTGGAGACATATATAATACTAAAAGGTTAGAAGAATTCTACGAAAAATATAGTTTATGTACACCATGCCCATCTTATCATATGAACCATGAAGAAGCTTCTTTGGTTAAATACACAATCAATTCATTCCTAGCAACTAAGATTACATTCTTTAATCAGCTCTACGATCTATGTAGAACTAACGGCGATGTCAATTTCAATACTATTATTAAAGCAGTTGGTGCTGATAATAGAATTGCACCTTCCCATACCAAGGTTCCAGGATTTGATGGAAAGCAAGGATATGGCGGTGCATGCTTTCCTAAAGATACTTTGGCTTTTGCAAAGTTCAGCGATGAACTTTCTCTTTTGGCCAAAGCAATTGAGATAAACAATAAGTATAGATCTCAATATGAAAGAGACGAAAGAGAAAAAGAACAAAATATTCAATTTAACCATGTACAATTAAACCAAAATATGGTATAATAGACTATATTAAACAAGGAGAACTATGCCAAGTGTAGATTTAAGACCTCGTAAGAGGCACCCAAAAGATAAAAGGCCAGCATCAGAAATGCCATTTGATGTTGCTCTTAGAAAATTCAGAAAGGCAGTTGAAAGAGCTGGAACTCTTCAAGATGTAAGACGAAAAGAGTTTTACGAAAAACCAACAGCCAAAAAGAAAAGGAAAAAAGCAGAAGCTTTAGCCAGATGGCGCAAAAAAGAACGCTCAATGCAATTAAGACCTGAACGTGGTCGAGGAGGAAAATAATGGGCATAATGGACAAACTTAAAAAGAACTCTAGAATTAAAGGTACAGATACTCTAGAAAAATCAATATACTTTGGTGAAAAGGATATAGTTACAACAAGTGTACCAATGATAAACGTTGCACTCTCAGGAGATGTCGATGGTGGTTTATCATCTGGTCTAACAGTTCTAGCTGGTCCAAGTAAACATTTTAAAACTTCGTTTGCTTTATTGATGGCTGGAGCATATATGAAAGAACATGACGATGCAGTTATGCTATTTTATGATTCAGAATTTGGTTCACCACAATCTTACTTTGAGTCCTTTGGAATTGATGTTTCAAGGGTATTACACACACCAATCACAGACGTAGAGCAACTAAAGTTTGATTTAGTTAATCAATTAGATACGATTGAAAGAGATGATAAAGTTATTGTCGTAATCGATTCTATTGGTAACTTAGCTTCTAAGAAAGAATTAGAAGACGCATTAAACGAAAAATCAGTTGCTGATATGTCAAGAGCTAAAGCACTGAAGGGATTATTCAGAATGGTCACTCCTTATCTGACTATGAAGAATATCCCTTTACTTGCTGTTAATCATACATACCAAGAAATTGGATTGTTTCCTAAAGCAGTTGTATCAGGTGGTACTGGAATTTACTATTCAGCTGATAACATTTGGATTATTGGTAGAAGGCAGAACAAAAAAGGATCCGAAGTTAAAGGATATGACTTTGTTGTTAATGTTGAAAAATCAAGGTTTGTAAAAGAAAAATCTAAGATTCCAATTAGTGTAACATGGGAAGGTGGTATTTCAGAATACAGTGGCTTACTCGATGTAGCTCTAGCTGGAAATTATGTTGCTAAACCAAGCAATGGTTGGTACTGTAGAGTTGATAGAGAAACAGGTGAGTTGTTAGATCCAAAAGTAAGAGAAAAAGATACTCTTGATCAAGAATTTTGGAATCCAATTTTTGAAGGAACTGATTTTAAGAAATTTATTAAAGGCCATTATCAAATTGGCCAGAAGCCATTAATTGCAATGGACGAAGATTTCACTGTACTTTCAGAGGAAGATGATGTATAATATATCAGATAGCGATTTTACACTAGTAGAAAATCCTGAATCAGATTTCTACGGTGTAAAGCTTTTAACTGGAAAGTATAAAGATGTTACAGTCATTTACGGAAAGGTTTCAATAAAAGAAGATAAAGAACTTGATATTGGAACCTTAGAGTTTACTTGGACTTGTATTGATCCAGCTGAATTTAATGATAAAGAACTTGACAAAAACGAAGAGTTTAATAATCATTTAGGCGACATACTTACATATATTATATCTGATTCATTGGAAAAAAAGAAGGGACAAATTGGACATATCAACACAAATACCGACACACGTACTCAATCATCTACTTAATGATGAGTCATTTTGCCGTAGGGTAATACCATTTTTAAAGAAGGAATATTTTGAAGGCGAACATCGAGTAGTATTTGATCTTATAGTAGATTTTGTAAGTACACATAATAAACTACCTACAAGTAAAATACTAGAAATTGAATTAACTGGTGTGCAAGCACCAGACGATTTACTTAATAGATCATCACACTTAATAACAGAAATTAAAGAAAGATCTGATATTGAAACAGAATGGTTAATTAAAGAGTCAGAAAAGTGGTGTCAAGAAAAAGCAATCTATGGTGCAATCATGGATTCTATTCAAATCATCGATGGTAAAAAACCAGAGTTACAAGCAGGTGCAATACCTGACATTTTATCTCAAGCCCTAGGCGTATCATTCGATCAAGACATCGGCCATGATTACATCGATAATTCAGAAGATCGTTATGATTTCTATAACAAAGTTGAAGAACGTATACCGTTTGATTTAGATTACTTTAATAAAATTACCAAAGGTGGTTTACCAAAGAAAAGTTTAAACATCTGCCTTGCAGGTACTGGTGTAGGTAAATCACTCTTTATGTGTCACTGTTCAGCTGCAAATATTTCTGAAGGAAAGAACGTATTGTACATTACAATGGAAATGGCTGAAGAAAGAATTGCTGAAAGGGTCGATGCTAATTTAATGAATTTTCCAATAGAACAATTGGATACTTTACCACAGAATGTATTTAATCAAAAGATTGAAAAGATTGCAAAGGGACATGTTGGTAAATTAATCGTAAAGGAATATCCTACAGGTGCAGCACATGTTGGCCATTTTAGGGCATTACTAAACGAATTGAAGCTTAAAAAGAACTTCAGTCCCGATATAATTTATATCGATTATTTGAATATTTGTGCCTCTTCTCGTATGAAAGGCCTTGGTGGAAACATAAATACTTATTCATACATTAAAGCAATTGCTGAAGAGCTGAGAGGCTTAGCAGTAGAGTTTAATGTACCAATCGTGAGTGCGACTCAAACCACGAGATCTGGCTTCAGTAATACTGATGTTGGATTAGAAGATACTTCGGAATCGTTTGGTCTACCGGCAACGGCTGATTTAATGTTTGCGTTAATATCTACAGAGGAGCTTGAAGAGTTAGGACAAATACTCGTTAAGCAATTGAAAAATCGTTATAATGATCCAACAAAGTATAAACGCTTTGTTATTGGGGTCGATAGATCTCGTATGAAACTTTATGACGTAGAAGAGGAAGCACAAACTGATATTATGTCAGATATGGTTCCTGATAAACCAATAAACAAATTCGGAGAATCTGAAGGCAAGGATTTTTCAGAGTTTAAAATATAGAGGAAAATATATGTTAAATACAATTAAAACTTACGTAAGTGCAAGACTTGGGGAAAGAACTACTTGGGACGGAACTACACTATGTGTTGTTTGTGGATCAGTAATCCTATTCGGCGGAGTTGCTAAATTACTAGCATGGGCTGGATTTGCATGGGGTGTATATACTTTAGTTAAGAAAGAATCTTAAGGAAATAAAACATGAACGTGAGTCTTATATCATATTCGCAACCCTCAGAGGACCTCGCCCCGACAACGGGCGAGGATCTTCTTCAATTAGTTTCATACTGTGCTCGAGTGTCCAATCCTGGAAACCAAACAAGTCATGAAACATCAGAAAAACTCGTTAAGTATTTAATTAAAAATCAACATTGGTCTCCATTAGAAATGGTATCAGTTTGTATGGAAATTAATACTACACGAGATATCGCACGACAAATTTTAAGACACAGATCTTTTTCATTCCAAGAATTTTCTCAAAGGTATGCTGATCCCACTAAGGATTTAGAATTTACCACTAGAGAAGCTAGGATGCAAGATACTAAAAATAGACAGAATTCTATTGAATTAAACCAAGAAGATTCTATTAATTATGTTTGGGAATCGTACCAAGAAGTAATAATCGAAAGGTGCAGACAAGCATATGATTGGGCTATTGAAGCTGGTATTGCAAAAGAGCAGGCCAGAGCAGTATTACCAGAAGGATTAACTATGAGTAGGATGTACGTTAATGGTACTCTTAGATCATGGATTCACTATATTCAATTGAGGTCAGCACACGGCACTCAAAAAGAACATATAGAGATTGCTAAAATTTGTGGTGAAGTTATATCAAAAGTGTTCCCTTATAACGAAATAGTATAAAGATATACTCTTCGGAGTGATACTTAGGCTAATTATTTTGCAAATAAATGCAGAAAACCCTGTACAATTGTGTCTGGTCCTGGTATAATATACTTATATTAAATGATAAGGAATCAAATTATGAAGAACAAATTTCACGAACAGAACGTTAGCGAACTAGCTAGTTACCTAACTAAGATTAAAGCTGACTATCACAGATATCAAGATAGATGTCTTGACGGCGATAACAGAATCAAAGATCAAATGTTCGATGAATTTTGTGAAGGCTTATCTTACACAGTAGGAAGAAACTATATTAAAATTAGTGCTGGGCATTCAACCCATTCATTCATTGTGGCTAAACCTACTAAAGGATTTAAAGAAGGTGATATATTAATGGCTAAATCATGGAAAGCACCGGCCACAAACTTCGCAAGAGGAAATATCTTCGAAGATTATACAATCAGATGGACAGGAGCGGTATAATGAATTTAGAACAATCAATCAAACTATTAGCTGAACAAGCAATCGTAGACGGAAAGCAAGTACTTACAGAAGATCAGATAAGATCTATGGTAGGTGCACCAACGCTGGAAGAATCAATAAAATGTGTATGCGGAAAGGATTTATCGGAAAACGGTGATGACTGCTATGATCACATGACGCACGGAGTATAATATGAATAACAGTAACTCACACGTAATGACAGCATACACAGCCTCAGCTGGAGATATGCTAGAACTTCAAACAGTTAGAAATACAATTAAAGCTATTAACAAAATGGCTAAAGAAACCGACAGGATGAATGAATATCGATTTAATAGTGGATGGTCATCAACGCCACCTAGTAAATCAATTAGGTATAGAGTTAAGTGTCAAGGAAGAGGACCAAGAACAAAACACGCAATAGCTGATGGTAGACATCCTAGAGCGTATGATCAGTCTCTTCCACTAAGACACGCAGAAAGGATGGATGTTTATGTCTACAAAGTATAAGGCTTTAAAGGAAATCACAACATGGGATGATGCAGGATATAAAGTCCTGAATCATACCTATATCCTAAACGAACATGGCCAATGTGTTGGCTTTAAAGCTACTGGAACTAAAAAGTATACTCAATTTAAGTCTCCTATGAAACAATTTTCAAAGTCTCGTAGAAAGTTTATTGAGCTCAAACCAGTAGAAAAGTACATGAGGAATGGATAATGGATAGTTGGAAAGTAGTAGCAGTTGACGAACATAACGATTTAGTAGCAGAATATATTTTTGCTATTAAAGAAGATGCAGTAATGTTCTATGAAGACATGACTAATAAAGGTTATGAATGTGTATGTTTTCGAGTTGATGTATAATGGAACTATATTTTATATTCATATTTCTTATAGGCGGAGTAGGATACACATCTTATAAGATTGGAGTACGTGAAGGCTCTGAACGAATGATTGATAAACTTCATGAAATTGGTGTTATTACATACGACGAAAAAGGAAGAATTAAACCAAATCCATTTTTCGGCGACTAATAACTTATAAATAGAATTGTATTTATACAGGAGAGTTTATGAAGAAGTTCATACATAGTTTTAAAGATGGATTTACTGAAATTAAAGAAGGCGTTGCCTTAGATAAAAATGAGCTACAGAAACCAAATAGTAATACTGGTGAAGCTAGAATAGATATTCTTAGAAAGCTTATTAAAAATCGTGATCCACTTCAATTAAAAAAAGGCGGTACAGCAATTGTAACCGATATTGAAGACGCTCTCCAAAAATTAAACGCATTCGAGCAAGCACCATCAAACATTTCATTTGTTTTTGGCGATAAGATGATTCCATTATCTCAACTTAAAAAGTCAGAGGTATTTGGTGGAGGAGTTTCTGGGGCAGGGTCTGGTACTAAAGATACTGCTAGGAATGAATCCCATCAAGCTGTAATGTGCCAAGCAATGCTTGACCATGGGTTACAGGCTGAAGAATTTTTTACTCATGATATTCTTAAAGCAGCATACGGAAAAGTAAAAGTAGATGTCGATCTAAAAACTATACTTTCCTCGCCAGATGCTTGGGTATCATCATCATACAACATTGCAAAAATGTTAGTTAAGGAAGGTTATATTAATAAAAGTATGACATTCCATAGAGGCGATGCTAAGATGATTAAAATATATGCACTTAAAAATCAAGCATATAAGAATAATGGATTTAAACCTTTAAAGGACGATAAATGGAACCCAGGCGATATGTGGGCGTTATCAACAGATTTTAACGTTGATAAAGAATTACCAACATCATCAGTTGGAGCTTTAAATAAAGCAATATTAAAACATTTTAATGATAGAAGATTAGTTGGTATATCACTTAAAGGTCCAATGTTAAAGTTCCCTACACCATTAAAAGAATATAATAACGAATATCCACCTGACACAGATAACCATAAACTAAAAAAGGTTGCCTTAGAATCCAACAGAGGAAACTTTTGGTCATCAAAGAGTGCAACTATTGAGTACGATACAGGTGCATTAAACCTTAAGGATAACGCTAATGGTGAAGCAGTAAAGGCTGAAATCAAAGGAAGTAAAGCAAGAGGCGGTGGATTATCATGGGGTGTTATTCAAGAATTTATAAAAAGAGAAACTGGTAAAATAATTCCTGATCATGCTAAGGGTGTTAAAAAAATAGCACAGAAGATTAAAAAGGGTGATAAAAGATCTATTAAAATATTCTATACAATGTTTAAACACTTTTATCCAAACGTTACTGATAAAGAATTTTACGCAGAATTAGATCAAAAAGATTGGTTCTGGGTATCTGCTAAACTTGGTTCATTATACGTATGTTACTATATTGATACTAACACTGGAAGAAAAGCTAATGCCGTTGTAACGCAATTTGTAAATTACGCTGGATCTGCAACACTAGATTCAAGTACATACGTTAAATTAGGAAAATAGAATGAAATCATTTAAACAAAACTTATCCGAAGCCGCAGGTAAGAACACTCATATGACACATATTGAGGATCTTATTTTAGACGGTGGAGTTAAGGGAGCACGCCAAGCAATCCTTGCCCTAAGATCACTAAGGGATATGTTAAGCGGTAGCGCTAAATCAGCTGTAGACGTTACTGTTAAATGGGACGGTGCTCCCGCCGTATTTGCTGGAATTGATCCAGGAGATGGCCAGTTCTTTGTTGCTAAAAAAGGTATATTTAATGCAAATCCTAAAGTATATAAATCACATGCTGATATTGATGCTGATACTTCAGGTGATTTATCTACAAAATTAAAATTAGCCTATGACACTTTCAAAGATCTTGGAATAACTAATGTTATACAAGGTGATTTTATGTTTGATAAAGGCGATTTAAAAACAGAAAATATTGGTGGCGTAAAACATATAACGTTCCATCCAAATACAATTGTATATGCAGTACCTGTTGGTAGTCAACTTGCTAAAGATATTACATCTGCAAAAGTTGGAGTAGTATGGCATACGGTTTATACCGGTGCTACATTTGAAACAATGTCAGCTGAGTTTGGAAAGGAAATAGTACCTAAACTAAAGCCATCAAAAAATGTTTGGATGGTCGATGCAACACTTCCTGATATGTCAGGTACAGCAACATTTACAGCGAAGGAAACTGAACAAGTAACCTCTCATTTATCTCAAGCAGGTAAAACATTTAAACAAATATCAGGTTCTACATTAAAAGAAATAGAATCTAATAAGGAATTAAACCTTGTGATTAATACATTTAATAACACAAAGGTAAGAGCTAACGAAAGAATTAAAGATACTAAAAGACATGTAGCAGAATTAATTGTTTGGGTTAATAATAGATACCAAAAAGAAATTGATAAAAGATCATCTCAAAAAGGTAAAGACGCTCAAATTAATAAAAGAGATGAATTATTAAAGTTTTTTAGTAAATCTAACCAAAAAAACTTAGAAAAAGTGTTTAATTTACAGAATAATGTGGTGGATGCAAAATTAATTATTATAAATAAACTAAATGGTCTTAACAATATAGGAACGTTCCTTAAGACTAAAACCGGATTTAAAGCAACCAACCCAGAAGGTTTTGTTGCAATAGATCGTATGGAAGGTGGCGCGGTCAAGTTGGTTGACAGATTAGAATTTTCAACCAATAACTTTGACCCAAATATTATAAAAGGCTGGCAGAATCCAGGCTAATGGGATACTTACCGAGGAAATATGGAAACTTTTAAAGAGTTCACATCAAAAAACGAAGCTTTGTCTATTGCTACTCGTAATAAGATGAAAGCTGCAGCTCGAAAAAACAAAGCTAAGATTATGCTTGGTAAAAAGAAAGCTGCCAAAAAACTAGCCTCCCCTGAACAGCTTAAGAAACGAGCTGAAAAACAAGCCAAAAACCTAATAATTAAAAAGATTTTAAAGAACAAAACTAAAGCTGATTTAGGATTTGCTCAAAGGGCTTCACTTGAAAAACAAGTAGCCAAAAAACAAGGTGCAATTAAAAAGATTGCTAAAAAACTGTTTCCTTCTGTTAAACAAGCAGATAGAGATAAGTTAAAAAAACAAAAAGCTGAACAATCAGTATTAGATAGAATGGGGAAGTGATGGAGATTAAGTCGTTTAAAAGTTATTTAGTAGAAGATACAAAGGATATTACCTTTGTGTTTGGTAGGTTTAATCCACCAACTACTGGACATGAATTACTATTTGATAAATTAAAGAAAGTATCAAAGGGTTCATATAGAATTTACGCATCTCAATCGCAAGATGCAAATAAAAATCCATTTGATTTTAAAACAAAAGTTAAGATATTAAGAAAGATGTTTCCTAAACATGCACGAAGTGTTATGGCAGATAAGGGAATACGAACAGCTATGGACGTAGCAGTATCGTTATACGATCAAGGTTACACTAAAGTTTCTATGGTTGCAGGAGATGATCGAGTTAAAGAATTTGAAATACTGTTAAATAAATATAACGGCGTTGATGCAAGACATGGATTCTATCAATTTGAAGGTGGAATAAAAGTTATTTCAGCTGGACAAAGAGATCCAGATTCAGATGATGTATCTGGAATGTCAGCTTCTAAAATGAGAAAAGCAGCTAAGGACAACGATCTTAGTTCATTTTCTAAAGGTGTTCCATCAAGCTATAAAGATGTACAAGGCCTATTTAATATGTTACGAAAGGCTATGGGATTGAAAGAATCTAATAATTTTAGACAACATATTCAATTAGATCCAGTGTCAGAAACAAGAGAAGAATATATTGACGGAACTTTATTTGAGGTAGGAGATACAGTAACTGTAAAAGAAACAAATGAACAAGGTAGTATTAAAATGCTTGGTTCTAACTATGTTACTATTCAACTTGAATCTGGAACTAAAAGAGTATGGCTTGACGATATTGCACTAGCTGAAAACTGTGGCGGAGTTGGAGAAGACAAAGTTACACAAAAGTACGCAAAGGTAACACCAGGCGAAGAAGTTCCTAAGAAGAAAAAGAAGAAAAACGGAAAAAAACAATTATCATTTAGGGATTTTAAAGATGAACTTTAAACAATTAAGATCTAAATTATTAGAAGGAACGATGGAATTCGGTATATTTTCTGATAACCCAGATGAGGCTGAAAAGATCGCACAGCAACTTGTAATGTTCATGAGAAAAAGCAAGGATATAGTAGTAGGAGACGATAAATCACAAGCCTATTTAGATACTATTGCAGGGTTTATTTACGATGATGAATTGTTAGATGATTTACATCCAGAAACTGGAAAAGTTGGTAAGGATGCAAACGATATCGTCGTAGCAAGATTAAAACAATTAGGAGTTAATATACACTGATGAAAGATTTTAAAGCATTTTTTAATGAGGCTGAAGATAAAGATATTGGCGATCGTAAAGGAAGTCAACCTAAAGCTTATTATGCTAAGGATGCTAAAGGCGATGAAATGGCTAAGTCTACTAAGCAAAAGAGAGCAGCTCATTTTAAGAAAAAATCTAGTAAGCCAGCTCCAGGTGATAAATCTGCAGAAACAAAACCTTCACAGCATACTAAGAAATTTAAAGATATGTTTGGTGAAGCTTCAGGGCCTGACAAAGCACTTAAAGATAAAGCAGATAAGTCTGGAATGCCATTAGGTATATTAAGGCAAGTATTTAATAGAGGAGTTGCAGCTTGGAAAACAGGACACCGACCTGGAACAACTGCAGTACAATGGGGATTAGCAAGAGTTAATTCATTCGTAACAAAATCCAGTGGAACCTGGGGTAAAGCCGATGCCGATTTGGCTAAAAAAGTAAGAGGATAAAATGAAAACATTTAAAGAATTAAGAGAAAATAGTCAACTCAATGAAAAGGGGTGGGCACCTGAATCTCCTGAAGCATTTGCTAAAACTATGAAAGATAAAAAACTCCAAAAGGATATCGCAAAGTTTTTTGATACTGACAGACATGAATTTATGTCAGTAAAGGACGCAGAAAAGAAATTTCCTTACATGATAAAATACATGAAGAATTCTGAGTTTTTAAAAATAAACAAACAAAAGCTAACTGATAAAAATTTAATGACAGTTGCTATAACAATGTCAGACGATTAATATGAAAACTTTTAAGGAACAATCTAATCTTGACGAAGCACCATTAGTAATGAACGATATGGATATGATTGATACGTTGTTTAATAAAATAAAAAATGATATGCTGAAAGCCAAAAGAAAAAACCAAGGTGAAAAAAACTGGCCAGCGTTACAACAACTAGCAAAAATGGCTGGATATGGTATTACTAAAGCTGGCCAAGCTAAAGATAAATCATTTAGGTACGATCTTAAAAAATGAAAACATTTAAAGAGCTTAGAGAAAAGAAAAGCGAATCCTGGGAAGCAGGATATAAAAGAAGAGTCGTAAAAACAACTAAGCCTGAGCACAAAGAAAAAGGTTATGAGTGGAGAATTAAAGGTAAAGAAAAAGACCATTTATCTATTAAGTTATATAAGACTAAACCATCACAATCAGAATTTAATAAGCAAATGAAAAGAGTTGCAGGTCATGAGTTCGGTGGATAGTTTTAAAGAACATTATAATATTATGGAAGGTATTAATGATCCTTCTATTTTTAAAGCAGTATTCCTAGCAGGTGGTCCAGGTTCTGGAAAATCATTTGTTGTAGGTAAAACATCATTAGCATCATTAGGGTTTAAAATTATAAACTCAGATACTAATTATGAAAATTCTCTTAAAAAGGCTGGGCTTACAATGGACGCAGAAGATATATTTTCTGCACAAGGGCAAGCATTAAGAGACAAAGCTAAGGCTATTACTGGTAAACAGTTAACCCTAGCTTTAAAGGGAAGATTAGGAGTAGTTATAGATGGAACTGGTAAAGATTACGCTAAAATAAAAGATAATGTTGATCAGTTTAGAGCTGTAGGATATGCTGTACATATGATATTTGTTAATACTGATTTAGAAACTGCATTAGCACGAAATAAAAGCAGAGATAGAGTATTACCAGATGAGCATGTAGAAAAAATGTGGAAATCAGTACAGAAAAACATTGGTAAATTCCAAGGGCTTTTTCGTAATAGAATGACAGTAATAGATAACTCAACAGATGCAGATATTAACACATCTACTTTAGAAGCTTATAAGGATATACAACAGTGGGCTAAGAAACCACCAGAAAATTCATTAGCAGTTAAGTGGATAAAAGGACAAAAAAAATGAATAAAGAAGAAGTAAAAATAAGAGATAAAATTGTATCATCATTTAACAGTAAATGGAAATACAGAAAGGATAAAACTCAGTACGGTATGGCTGATGCATGGAAAATTATATATTCTGAAGATGCAGAAGGTAAATTCGTAGGAGACTGTGAAGATTATTCTTTATCTATTCTTTATAGATTATGTGGTGAAAGCCATTTAAAAATGTGGTGGATGTTATTAACACACCAAGCCGGTATATGTTGTGTAGGACCAAGCAAATGGAAAATGTCCCATGCTGTTTTAAGATATAAAGGTGAATACGTTGATAATTGGACTAAGAAATTTGGTGGTAAAGCCGCTATCGAAAAAAATCATACCTTTCATATTTTTTACGGATATGGCTGGGCATATTTTACTGCTACTAAAATGATTATAAGTAAAGTAGTAAGAACTATTAAAGGAAACTAAAATGAAACTATTTAAAGCAATTCGCGAAAACTACGCACAAGACCTAGATCTTGCCCAGAAAAATGTGGCAAGACTTTCTAAGAAAGAAACAGGTCAAGATCAAAAAGATTATCAAGCAGTAGCTCGTGCTCTTAATCAAGGCAACCTTGGTGCAGTTAAAAAGGTAATCAAAAGTATTTCAACAAAAGAAATTCAAGCTGATATATTAAATATACTTGTAGGTTATAACGACTTAATTGCTAAAATGTATCCTAAAGCAGTAGATAAAAACGGTAATCTTAAATCTGGCCTGAATGTAGATAAGCTGATTAAAGAAGAAACAGTTGAAGAAGGTAAGAAAATTCAAGACATAGTTCGTAAACACAAAAGAGAACTTCAGAAAGCACAAAAAAGTGGTAACCTAGAGCTATCTAAGAAAGCAGAAGACGAACTCAGTAATTGGGCAAGTTCCAGTGGTGAGATTCGTGGAGACGATGAAGACGAATTCATTGACTGGTTAGATAGTAACCTTGACGATTTAGTTAAAGGTAAAATTAAAGAAGACGTTAATGAAGCTAAACCACCGAAGATGAAAAGTTTATCAATATACGGTTCTGAAATTTCTGGTTTAAAGCGTTCTAATGGAAGTAAACTGAGTACATATACCGCTAAACCTGTAATAATTAAAGGTAAGTTAGGATTTAAAGTTACTGATGATAGTGGTTCATTTGAAACACTTGACCTTAAAAAATTCGCGAAGATGTACGGATAATGCATAAATTTTTAGAGCACATCGATGAAAGATTTGGACTATACGAAGGTAGGAATGTTCCATTAGAGCAACCTATGATCGAGGCTCCTGAGCCAGCACTTAATAAACCAAGCAGAAGCTCAGGCCCAAAGAAATATGTTGTATATGTTAAGAATCCAAAAACTGGAAACGTAAAGAAAATTAATTTTGGCGACGAAAAGGGAGGTTTAACCTCTAAAATAAACGATAGAGATGCTGCAAGAAACTTTGCATCTCGTCATAACTGCGATACTAAAACGGATAAACTATCACCAGGATACTGGTCATGTAGATTACCAAAGTATGCAAAGGACTTGGGGCTTAAAGGTGGTGGAGACTATTTTTGGTAATCCATATATCGATAGTGTATTAAACAGTACTACTATCGAAAGATCGTTCTTCTTAGATAAAGAAGATGCAGAATATGTTTGGCACTCAGATAAAGAGTTAAGAGAAGTAGAAGTATTAAACGGTGAAGGATGGCAATTTCAATACGAAAATTGTTTACCTTGGCTGATAGAAAAGGGAATGGTATTTTATATACCATTAGGAGAAAGACACAGACTAATAAAAGGTAAAACTACCTTACATTGTAGGATTATAAAACATGCCAAATAGCAACACCGCATCTCAACAAAGAGCTGAAGCTGCTTTAAGACTAGATAGAATAGAAGAAAAAATTGATAGAATGTCTGAAGCAATTATTGCACTTGCTAGAGCTGAAGAAAAGATTCAAACACTTACGTCATTTTCTAAACAGCAATCAGAGCAGATTGTTTTACTTATAAATAGAATAGACAAAGTGGAAAGCATCGTAGTAAACAATGCAAATACAATTAATATAATTAATAAAATATTTTGGATAGTAATGGCTGCAGCTGCAACCACTATTACCGGAATGTTAATAATGCAATAAAATAGGAGAAAATATGAAATTGCAAGATAAAGAAACTCTAAGCGTTGCAGCAGCAGTCCAGAACGTATTAGAAGGTAAAAAGCCTGCAGTTAAGGAAGAACCAAAGTATCCACATGCGATGTATCATCCTGAAACTGGCAAAGAAGAAACTGCGAAAAACGAAGAAGAGCATAAAGCTTTATCTGCTAAGGGTTATACACATGAGAAGAACGAATCTCCTGAAGAGCCAAAAGCACGAGGCGAAAAAGATTTTAAAGCTAAACATGTAGTTAAGAAATCTGGTGCAAAATCTGATGGTTCAGTAGTAAAAGAAGATGTTGACGCACTTCATGAAGAAGCTATTGAAATGGATAAAGAACTTTCTGAAGGTTTTTCTCCATCTCAAGTTAAAGCTGCTATCAAAATTGCTTCTAAAATGGGCGGTAATATGACAGGTGCTGTTAAAAAAATCGAAGCCATGAAAAAAGGTCTTTCTGATGAAAAGGAAGTTAAGGATGCATTACGCTTAGCTAACGAAGGAACAATGTCAGAAGAAGAAAAATCTGCAAAGCAAAAGAAGTACCAAGCTTTCTTTGATAAAGCACTTAAAAAGTTTGGTGTTAAATCACCTGCTGAACTCGAAGGCGACAAGAAAAAAGAATTCTTCGATTATATCGATAAGAATTATGAAGCTGACGATGAAGAAGATGAAATCGTATCAGAAGGTAAGGTTACAGTTGATGTTGACTGGATTGGCGATAGCAAAGTAACTAAAGATGCTGAAAAGAAATTTAAAGTAAAAATTAAAGTAGATACCAGAAAAGGTACTGCTGATGTAACTGGTGATCATAAGCAAGTTGTTAAAATGTTAATGGATCCAGACGTATACGGATTAGATAAAGGTGACATTGAAGACATGTTCCCAGGCCTTATGAAAGGTAAATTAGAATCTGTCCAAGAAGATGTTAGAGATATGAAAAACTATGATGATAGAAATCGTAGAGGCTTCGAAGCTAGAGCAAGTATTGAAGTAGTTAAAGGTAATAGCTCTAATAAATTTGATGATGACTTTGGATTTAATAAAGCTGAAATGACAGTTATGGATAAAGTAATTAGTAAAATTAAGAAAATGCATGTAACTAGCTTTGATGGTGGTTCATCAGGCCCTGCATCTTTAGAATTTTACGGTGATGAAGCCGCTTTAACTAAGTTTCTTGCTGATAGAAATGTACAAAAGATTGTTAAAAAATATAAGGCTAAGGTATACGGACCGACTTTAAACAAATAATTGATTATAAATAACTATATGATGAAATTATTTGATAAACTAACTAGTAGGAATTTTAAGCTATTTGCTGCTAACCATTATAATAACCCTGAATGTATTTCGGTGGATGAATTTATAGAGGATGTAAGTAGATTTAAATACTTAAAAAGATTATTAAAGAGGTATGAGCAATCAGGTGATTTACAGGAGAGATTAATCCTAAATCACCTGATTGTAATATACAATGTGTTTGGCATTGAAGCTGCTGATAGAATGGTTTGGTTCAAAGTGAACGAAGCACACTATCCAGCATTGAAAACCTTTTTAGTATTTTTGCATTTTATAAAAGAAAACGATAAGGTAGAAATACCTATGGACACTAATATAGTGGAAAGGTTAAGAAATATATGAGAACTGTATTAAATAAACGAAACGAAATAAACGAAGGTTTATTGTCTCGTGGTGCAGATATGGTTTATGCTATTAGATTTCTTAAACTTTTAGTAACGCCATTTAAAAAGACAGAAGCTTTTAAACAAGGCCTTGTTGACGAAAATGGATATAGAACAGAAATACCAATTGAAACTAATGATCAAAGATCAGCATTTACAATATTTCATAGATTGGTATTTAATGTTAAGAAATTAATGGCTAAGGTTCCATTTGGTAAAACCAGATTAGCATCTTATGCCGCAGCTTTATTCCTTGTTAAAGAACATACTGGAATATCAAGTGAAAGATTAAAAAGTATATTAATAGAATCTGGAGAAACGGATTTAGATACTATTAATGAAAGTGCTTGGTTTGAGAATAATAATAAACTAAATAAAGGCACTTATATATTAGTTAACGATATAGCATCACCAGATACTGCTGAGTTTATCGCTAAAAAGAACACAAAGGTAATAGTATCAGAAGTGACAGAACCAGCTGATACACTATTCAATATAAATATATACAAGGTTAAACACTTAAATACCAAACAATTTGTATATGTAACAAATATGGATATAAAAAGATGAAATATAAAAGTTTTAAACAATGGGAAGATGCTGCTGCTAATTCCGTAGCAAGTGGCGGAGTCGATATGGCTCCAAACGCTATGGGTAAAAAAGCACTTCTAAAAAGAAAGAAAAAATCTGAAGGTAAATACGACGGCCGTACCAGAGAAGGTAGAAAATTCGTAGAAAGAATGTTAGCAAAGAGACAGGCAAGAGAAGCTAGAAAAGAAGTTAAAGAAAATGTAAACACTGATGTAAAAGGTATTATGCCTTCTCTTGAAAAGGCCCTGAAAAAAGAAAGAATTAAAAGCCTAAATGATATGGAAAAATTCTTTGATTACGATGGCGGCGATATCGTATTTGACAAAATAAAAGATGAAGATAAAGCAAATATGGTAATGAACCTAGCTAAGGAATTACTTATTAAAAAGTATAAATTGAAGTAATATGAGTAAAATATTGATTGGAATTATTGTTAGTATGAGTTTATCAGGATTTATGTACTATCAGTTTTCTGTAGTACCTATGAAGAATAAATTAGAAGAACAGGGGAAGGTCATCTTAGCACAAGACCTAAGAGACAAAGAGCAGAAAGCTACTATTGAAGCAGTTCAAAATAACCTAACACAAACTACTCAAGCCTTGAGTGGTTTACAAGTACAAAATCAACAATACGAAACACAAATGGCAGATTATCTAGATATATTTAGAAGACATAATATTGCCAAACTTGCTAGTGCAAAACCTGGTATGATAGAAGCCCGAGCAAATGCTCAAACGAAGGAGGTGTTCGATGCGATTGAAGCAGATAGTCAGCGTATTAGCTCTCTTAACGATTAGTGGTTGTAGTCTATTACAGCAGGCTCCAAGAGAAGTTGAGATTATAACAAAACCTGTAAAAATAGATATTGTTCAGCCA